TGCAGTAAAATCAAGGTTTTCTGATGATTTTAAATGGGTTAAGTGTTAAAAATAACCCAATTATAACCCATTTAACAATTAGGAGTGAGTGATATTATTTGCATAGGGATAAAGATATAATTCTTTATCCCTATTTCTTTTATATAATATTTTTTCTTATTTTCTCTTTTACTCTAATTTTGTCTATGTATTAATTGTTGATATAGCTTTTTATAAGAATATAATTGGTTTATATTTTTACATTAATTGTCCATTATATTTATCATGTACAAACCCCTTAATACCCAAATACCTCCTAGCAGCTTCCTCGCTCTCAAATAACCTATTTAAGCGTACTCTGATTCCACCGCCTTCATCGAACTTAACAAGAGCCATATTACCAGTTATATGAGCTACAGTAATTTTTCTTATTTTTAGATTATTTTCTATGATGTAAGCAGTAATACCTTCTTTCATAACATACCTCCATTATAATAAAACGTCTGTTCTGATTATTATATAAAAATAAAAAGAAATAAGTCAAATAAGAATCGTAAAAAATAGGGATACCAGATTAATTTCTAGTATCCCTATAGTTATATATAAAATCATCGTGTTAAAACAATTTATAATTCGGCTTTTCTTCGTTGAAAAACCAAAATCTTATATAATCATCTAATATAATTGCCACTAAAGACAATATGCACCAAATTAGTGTAAATGGCAAGCATATTTGACCTAAAATATTAAAAGGCATATGAGAATAATCCCATATACCTAAATGTAACCAAATATTCAATATTAATCCAGTAATAAATTCATAGAAGGTTATTAAACAACCTCCAATGGCACATTGAATTAATAACGGTGTTTCCCAACTTAATATTTCATTAATTAACCCAATTGATATGAAAGACACGCCGCCAAGCACACCCATTGTCCAATGTGAATGTCCTCTATATATCAATTCAATACTAACATATATAAGACCTCCAATACAAAATAGAAATAAATATTTACTGAGTAATTTTAGTTGTTTCTGCATTTAGCACCTCTATAATTTTTCGAGAATGTTCCATAATAGTCTTATAATTATCAAGATATTCATCTGTTAATTCTTGCCCATATTGAACTGCTTGAACATCTTTAATATCGGTTAAGGTATATACATAAGCTTTTAACTGGTTTAAATAGGTTGTATTAGAAGTAACATTGATTTCTTGCAATATATATATATTATAAATATCTTCAGGTGTATATAGTCTACACAAACTTTTATCTGAATGATATGGCACATTCATACCAGTTGTTCTTGCCATACTTACAAGATTGCTAATATTATTTTGATCGGTAACAGTGTAAGAGTAGTGTTCTTCATTGTATACGATTCCTGCAACGATAACACTCTGACAAGCATTTGTTAATTCTTTTATTTTATTTTCAAGGGCAGCATTATAAGCATTTTGTCTGTTTATTTCCAAAATCTTATCTTTATCTTCTTGAGATATCTTGACTATTTGATTATCTACTAATTGATAGTTATATAATCCATTTTCGTCTACAATATCTAAAGCCTCAGGAAATCTATATTTCTTACCCTTTCCTGAGCAAACAAGATAACAATCTGAAATATTATCTTTTTCGCTTGAAAATTGTCTTGTAACATATTTTTCCCAATTGTATTCGTAGTATATATAATATATTGTATCAAGCTTACTGTACTCTATATAATTATCGGTTGTATCATAAATATAAAAATATTCCGAAAAATCATATACACAAGTTTCTTCATCGGAATATATTTTAAAACCATCATCATTTGAAAAAATAACATTATCAATAAAATATATTCTAACAATATTTGGAAATTCAACAAATTCATAATCATTTATAGTATATTTACTTTTTTTTAAATCATTAAATTCAATATACATTGATTTCATTCCTCCTTATAAAGTTATTTTGAAAGTTTTTGTATCGAAATTTAATTTTCTTATTAAGTTTTTGGTTATATTAATTATGTAAATGTCCCGTCCGTTATATTCAATAGTGATTTGACTTGATGAATTATTTAATGTACCAAAAAAATCTTCGTCAGTTAAAACATTTTTAACTATCTTCTTCTTGTTAAATACATATATTGTAAAATTATTATCTCTTGTAGAAAAGTCATGAATTGATATTGTTGCATCTACATCAATCAAAGAAAATTGCGCATGTGATATTATATAGTGATACATATATTTAGCAGTATATCCACTCCACTCAGTATCGCTGGAACTATAAGAAATATCACCTTCAAAGTCTTCGTGATAATAAACACTATAAAAATCTTTAGTGTAAGGATTATAGTAATAAGTAAGATTAAAATCTTCATATGAACTTGGCTCATCTATCGTATAACACTTATGATTAATGGTTTTAATAACATGAGCATCTTCATAATTTAAAAAACCATCTTTTATAATGGGAACTTCTATCAAAAAATCATCAGAATAATCATTAGTCCATTCATCTTCTCCGCTTGATTCGTTAGTGCTATAATTTCCATAAACTAATAATAATAATTTATTTTCACTGTAATTAATTCCATATAACCTAAGTTCTAAAGTGTCAAAATCCAAATTCCCTATCATCATAAAATTTTGTTCGATTGTATTAGCTGCATCTACTCCAATCATCTTTGAATAAATAGATTTATTTTGACTTCTATATTCAATTTGAAGATTCATTAAATAAGAAGCATAATATGTACCACTCCTGTCCATATTACAAAAAACACCATTTCCCCATGCAATAAAATCACTACAATATCCTACTAAATCTTCAGATGTAAAAGAATCAACTAACGAAGAAGTATTTATATCTATTACATTAATTGTTTGACCATTTCTTTTAGAAAATAGAAAACAGTTTATTCCATATAAACCGACAAATTCACCATATTCATATTTAGAAAAATCCCAAACTTTCGGAGCTTTCGTCCAGACAATCGTGCCATTATATATTACTTTTTCAATCGCCGTACCATTATATACAATGTTATCCATATTTGTTGCATTTGTTATTATTCCCATAATATCTCCTTAAATTTTAAGTAGTAGTAATTGTTAAAGTAGTACCAGATAATGAAAATTTAGGTATTTTCTTATAGACGTTATAAAGTGCAGTCTGAGAAGGTGCTATTCCTGAATCGGCAGTACCTACAGCAGAAGTATAAGTATCGCTTAGCTTGGTATGACCATAATTAGTTGAAGTTGACTTACCATAAGTAACAGCGGAACTAGCGTGTGAAGTTGGTGGACAATAAGATTTGTAGCAAGAACTGTCTAATACTCTTGCCCATCCAATTGTAGATATCTGTGCGTCCGAATTAGCTGTTCTATAATACATACCAGTGCCATTATTAGTACCAATTGCAATTTGCGATGTCCACAACCCAGCACTGTTAGTCGTTCTTGTATCCCAACCCATATTAATAATGTGAAACCACGCTTGCTTATTACCAAGAGGATTAGAAGTAGCTCCTCGGATCATTCCTACGGCAAATCCTGCATTGGCAATATCATTAGCGGTTTTATCATTATTTTTACCTGTATTAGCAGTATAATCATTATATACTTTTATATAATTATTGCTATTAGCCTCTGGTGGCATCAGTCCTAAACTTGTTTTAAGATGAGCAAGACTTGTTTTTCTATAATAATTATCAGAATCATTTGTGACGATAACCTGTGATATCGCAACATTTTCGTTTTTGGCTGTATCAGAGTTAATATAATTAAGATTTACATATCTGTTTTTATCTCTAAGAACATAGGTATTAGCCGTATTGGGGATTGAGCCTTGATATCCATTAAGATAAGTAGAACTCCCCTGAAGATTGGCATATATATCAGATTTTTTCTTAAATGCTAATCCGGGAGGTGTTGTTGCTGGCGAAATGGTTTCATTGGTTATAGTTGTAGATTCTGTTATTATTGTCCATTCAGTGTTCCATTCGGAATATATTTGATATATACCACCACCTCGTAGCCACAAAACAGGTTTAGAAGAGTTAATCAACTGTTTGTAACCAATTGGATTTTTGGAGTCAGAGATGAATTTTTGTTGATAGCTTAAAACAATTTCATTTGCATCAGTTGTTCCATATCCACTTTGAATGGTTAAAAGATCTAAAATTGCAGTAAATCCATTCTTATAAGTGTGATTACTCCAATTTGGCATACAATTACCATCTAGCTGTGCGGCACACTTTAGACGATACATTCCACCCCTCGGAATTAATACAGTAGCCACAACTGGGTACCAAGTATCTTCATTATATTTAGAATCAGTTAAATTTATTTCTTTTGCTATGCTTAAAGTTGTGCCCCCAAGTGGAATAGAACAAGCAACAGGTTTGCCGTCACTGAAATAAATAGGTTGAGTAGCAGAACCTGCTGAAGTAGTTAGCTTAATTGCACTATTTGCCGAGGTTGCAAATTTAACACTTTGTTCAGAGATGGTATCTGTAGTTATAATTGTACTTCCACTTTCAGAAGAAGCGGCGGGAAGATAGATTGGAGCAGAATTGTTGACCCTTCCATTAAAATTTGCATCGGTAGTATAATTAAACACAAGATCTTCTTTTGTGGCTAAATTACCAATAGTCCAAGCACCATTTGGAGTTTTTTGTCCAACAACAGGGTTGTAACTATTTGAAGAAGATCTGCTACCAAAAACGGCTACATTTTCTCTATCTTTTATCCAAGTACCACCAGCCTCCCTAATAATTCTTCCAGTCATTGTGCCACCAGTCAATAGAAGAGGGTCACTTACAATCTTATCTAATATAGTCTTGTTGTTGTGAGTATGCTTCTTAGAATTAGCATCATCATAGTTTGTTTTATCTTCTTTAGATAGTAAACCATCAACAGATTGTGTAGCTTTTGGAATGGTGTTGGCAGAAATTGCGACCCATTTTGAACCACTATAACGATATGTGTAATCTGTGTCTTTTACATTAACCGTCCATCCATCTTCAGGATTAGGATAAGTTTTTGCAATATCTGCAAAAGTAGCAACAGATTCTTTCCAATCAATATTGTTTTCTAAAGTAGAAAATTTGTTGTCAATTTCGTTCTTAGTATATTTATCGTTCCAATTATTTTTATTCGAGTTTACAGTATTTTCAACTGATATAGCTTTGTCATAAGCTATCTTAACCGCATTTGCAGTAGGAGCGTGAACTGTAGAAGTAGAAGATACGCTATCTTCAAGTTCGTTAGTAAGAACAAAATGATGATTATCTAATTTATTTTGTAAATCATTTGCTTTGTCATTTGCATTTTTAGCTGCTGCGTTTGCATTTGTTATAGCTGCCGCAGTATCTGTTTGTCTTTTAGTCTCTTGTGCTTGCCTTGTATTCTCGTTTGAAATTCTAGTGTTTTCATTTGCGACCCTAATGTCTTCGGCTTTTTGCCTTTTATCTTCTTCATTTACCCTTTTCTGTTCAGAATTAATTCTTGACTCTTCATTAGATTTTCTTTCTGTTTCATTTTGCTTTCGTATATCTTCATTTGTGGTTAAGGTCTTATCTAATTCAACGACCTTCTTGTTGTTAAAATCTATCTGTGCAAGAGCATTGGTTAAAGCATTGAACTCATAAGAAGATTCTATTTGAGAATGATTTAGAGCTGTTGGTGTAATATTTATATAGAAATCCATAATTGATATAATAGGTGCATTAATCTTATATATATCATCTATATTTGTAGGCTTTTCATTAGAAGTGAAAACTTTTCTTAAAAGAAAAACATCTGCAATAGCCCTGCCTGATGCGGAAAGCATTTGTTCTGTTAATTCTATTTTAAGCTTTCCATCGGAAGTAATTTCAACTTCATTAAAAACACCATTATCATCAGGTTTTTTAAAACGAATAAAAGCACTCATTATTGATTTGTCAACTGTAAATACAATTCCATTTTCAACACAACTTATTTCAATATAACGTGTCTGATTATCATATTGTTTTGCGTTTACAGAAACTACATTTTTTGTATACAAATCAAGAGTTATTTTTGCTGTAGTTTGTTGTATACTCATTTACAATAATTCTCCCTTCTTAAAAATTAATGGTATTCTAACACCAAGTTTTATTGTCATTATCCCATGTATTAATAACAGTATCGTCTACCCAAAATCGAAGAAATTGTCCATCCCAAGACATGGATATATCTGAATTACTAGCTTCTAATCTATTTAATACAACTGCCATTTTCCTTTGTTCCGTCCCGTGCATACAATAAATTCCTGTTGCTTTAATGTCACCAAATACAGATAAGGCAGCATCACTAAAACTTCTAGTACCTCCGGTATCAATGCTTATTTCGCCTTTTCCAATCCATGTCATTTTTGTTCGATTGGGCATATGCCACATCTTAATTCCGTCACGAAGAACTTGTACTTCAGTACCTGATTCGCCTGTGATTGTCATTCCATCACCAGAACCATCTTTGGAATTAGATAACAAAGTTAACGTGTTAAAATTACGATTATTACGAGCGAAGACTCCATGACCTTGAATACTAAAATATGAACCATCTGTTTCGTTAGAAATCTTCATTTCACCACCAATGAGACTAGCAACCATTTTATATGTTGAACCGCCTGACCAGCCGTAACCTGAAGCAGTTAATTTCGTTGCATTAATTTCACCAGTTATTTTAGCATTAGAAGCATACATTTCACCATTTTGTTTAATGTAGAAATTTGCATAATATACACCATCTCTTTTTTGTTGACAAGAAAACGTCCAAGTATCAGGCGATGTGGCTTTCTGGAGATATACCCTGTAATCCCCTTGATCATGATAAATAGCTTCATTATTAATATTCCAACCACCAATAGTAGCTTTAAGAGCAACTAGGTCATCAATAGAGATTGCATTAGCTGTTATAGTATTAGTTGCTATTTTCCCACCATCAATAGTTGTAGTGTTAGCTTTATAAATATTAGAGGCAATATCATCTGCTGTTTTTTGAGCAGTGTTTATTTTACTTTGAGCAGAGCTGTCAAGACATTCAAATGTTACTTTACCTTGTAAGTTAATATTGTCTGCCATCAATTCATATAACTTGTCAGTTAAGGTCATACTTGCTTGAGAATTACCCGAAGCAACTAACCAATTGATTTTTCCTGCGGTTTGACTGACAGAAGTGATTGTTTTAGAATTATCTGCAATAGAATTATTTATTGAGTTGATTTTATCTGACAAACCATTCACATCTGATATATTAGGAGAAGTTGTTGTAGACCACTCAATATCAACATTTTTTATTTGTAATTTTTTATTTGTGGCGTTATAAGAAAAAGTATCTCCACCAATATTGCAATCACCAGTTGCCAAATTGAAATGTGTTCCAGCAGTACATATACCACTTGAGTCTGTTGTGTAATTAGCAGAATATATATCACCTGCAATCATAAGACCTGATATAACAAAGTCTGTATTTAAGCCATATTTCTCATACTCAACACCATCAAGAGTGTATTTTTGCTTGCCTAATGCCGTGACAGCAGTCCTCCATCTATCAGTTGTATAAACAAGTTCATTGACATTAATTCTAGCCTGTTCATCCTTATAATCATCAAGCACGTCATCATAACTTCTAATAAGAATGCCATGCTCATCAAATATTGCAGTTGAATTAGTATTATGAACATTATACAAAGCAGAGTCTAATCCTTCTTTTTGCAACCTTTCAAATGTGAGATTAGCTTTCTCGCCCTGACTTGCCTGTTTAACAGTAGAAGAGTAGCTTGATGCCATAGATTGTGATTTTGTAAGAATGTCTTTAACAATATTAATATCTGGACTTCCGTATCTATAAGCATCGGAAAAGGTAACAGATAATTTGCTTAAATCTCCATATGAGATAGAAATATCAGCCAATCTCATTACATAAATTTTTCCATCAATTTTAGTTCTGATAAAATTACCAAGAGTAAAATCATCAAGAATGGGTTCAAAAATTCTATTTCCGTCTTTATCTGTTAATAGAAGGAGGTTTTGTAGTGTTCCTGAAATAGTGAATTGTTTCTCGCCAGATTTAACCAATTCCTTCTTGGCAACCACCAATAATTCATTTGCCTTGTCAATTAATTCAGTATTAGTTAGTCCATCAGAAATATAATTGTCATTGCTATAATCATCTTCACGTCTATAATAAGTGAATAACTTCCAATATTTTTCACCTATATACGATTCAAAATCAAGATCATTATGGGTTTTTGAAATCAAATCCTCAATGTATTTCTCAAGACCTGTAAGTGTATCTATTTGAGAGTTTCTATAAGATAATTCTGATTCTAAAGCAATAAACCGTTCATAATATGGAAGATAAATAGAATCGTGTAAATTAGAAGATTCAGATGCAACACCTTGTTCAGTTAAGACATTAATAGCAGTCTGATAAGCTGACTGATAAGAAGTTAATCTCTGTGCAGAATATTTATGCAATTCTATTTTAAATGTATCTAAAGATTCAATTTTATATATTTCTTGTAACCCTTGATCATTTACTTTCCCCATTGCTTTATCAACCTGCTGATTAACATAGGCAATATAATCATCGTTAATTGCAATACTTATTGCCGTTTTCATTTCAGCCGTATCTTCCTTATCTGAATAACTTGTTAATTTAAATCGACCTGTCCAAGTTTGTGATTTAAGAGTTGAACCGTCAAGAATTTCAACCTTATAAATGGATGTATCAATGATTGCTTTCGCCATTGCAAGAACTGCGTTATTAGCAGTATAAACAGATATTTTACTTACATCCGTTACTGCTACAGGAGACAAATTAGAAGGAGTAAGCAAAGCCAATTGAGATGCTGCCGTTTTATCTTGCTGTTTCCAAGTTGGCATCATAGAACTATTAAGATACGAGTATAAATCAATAATATTATAATATACAGATGTTATATTACTCCAACCTATATACTGCTGTTGAATAGAAGAATATGTGGTATCAGGATAATATTTCTTGATATATTCAATAATATCATTATATTGATTTACAAGAGAAGCTTCTAAGGAAAAAGATTTGCTATTAGAATATTCATTAACAAGTTCATCATATGATTTTATTTTAGATTGCAACTCATTTGGCATATCTAATAGGGTATCATTATTAAAATAATAAATATAATTGCTGCCATTAGGGTTAATATTCTTTAAAGTTGCGTTGATTAAATCGTCTCCACCGATGACTCTAAAACAATTCTTAATACTGTCTGTTTCAGAAGTCAACTGAATGTCTGAGCCAAGATTATTTTTATCAATAAATATTGATGTATCTTTTCCATATGGTTCATGTATAATTGTTCCTCCACACTCAGGACAAACAGTAAATGAATCTTCACTTCTATAATCGCAGCTCAAACAACAGGTTTCCATATCATATACATAGATACTTCTTGTATTTGAATCAAATAAAAATATACAGCCAATTTCCTGCGATAGAGTGGTTGTTAAAAAATCATAAACACTTGTCCCATCTATACTGAATGAACGCTGAATATTTAAAAGAGTTTCATCAACGTGGGCAATAGTATAACCAGGGACTTTTTCAAGAATTCTATTTAGCAATGAACAATTTTTCTTACTAGGATTATAGAATATAGTTGGTTCTGTATATTCTTCACGAGTAATATCATCTTCTGTATTGATTTCAACATCGTGTAAAATCACCTGTCCAAGTTCGGCTTCACATAATGATTTGGCAGTTATAACTTTCTTTGTATTTATTTCTGACTCATCAATACTTGCTGTAATTTCAAACCATTCGTTATATTCCTTAACGTATACAGTTTTAAAATCAATAATTTTATCCCATAGTCTTTCAATTTCTCCATTTTGTTCATTATACACATTAAAAGATAATTCATCCACGGCGTTAAATTGTGGATGATATGTTATAGAATCGGCAGGAATATTAACTATTTCACCGAATTTTTCAAGATTTCTGTTACCTAGAATAATATGTAATGGTCTAATTGTTTGTCCAGTTTTTTGTATTCTAAGTAAATTTCTTACATTAATTTTCTGCATTAAATTAAATTCCTACCTTTCTAATAGGAGAATAACTCATAGTTACATTTATATTAAGTGTAGAAGAGTAGTAGTTATCCCTATTCTTATATGTGTTTATTAATTTAAGAAAATTATAATTAAAGTCATTTGCTATGTTGTGAGCAAGTTTATCAGATGTAATTATTCGATGTTGATTATCAATAGTGATTACTTCACCCTTTATACAATTATTGATAATACATAATTCGTTATCTGCTGAGTTAGTAATAGTAAGATTACCTGCTTCATTACAAGTTATAATCGTATAAGGATATATTTCTCCAACCTCATCTGAATCATCATATATATAAAAAGATTTTACATTAGAAAAAGTATGAGTTCTTTCTTTAGCAAAACCATATGGTGCATTAGAAGTGAACGTACATTCAATTCCATATATATCATCATTAATTTTCACAGCTTGAACATTGAATGTGCCGTAAAATCTTATATTTTCATAACCTTCTTTGTTTATTTTAAACTGATCAAAAGTTTTTCTGTTTAACCATCTATTTATCGCTCCATATTCTTCTGGCATAAGAGGAATAGGATTACAATGATTATCTAGTCGGCATAATTGAATAGTGAAAGAGTAGTCTTCATCATATGTACTTCCATATAATTCAGAAATATCTTGTCCGACTGATTTAACAGTGTTAAATGTTAGAGTAGAGCCAGAAGAAATAGTTTCACTACCACCAGACGAATCAAAAGTAGCAACCATTAATCCAAAATCACTAGCAAAATTATCCCCAAATTGAAAGTCAGTAAACATATTTTCACCATCCTTTTTAATTTTATTTTTTTAATAAGTTATCAAGCATTTTTTGATATTGTTTTTCAAATGCTTCCATTTTTTTAATATATTCTTTTTTAGCTTTATCTGCTTCGGCTTTTTGCTCATCTAAAACCTTAATTCGGTCATTATATTTCATACATAACATTTCGTATACATTTTTAGCTGTTTTTGCTTTTTTAATTAAAATAGAGAGATTATCATAAGACTCAGAGGCATTTTCTTTAACGATTGAAAGACCGATTTCATTGTCAATAATTTGCTGTTTCAAGTCTTCATTTTCCTTTTCCAGTAGAGCGCAATGTCTTTCATAATATTCCAGCTTCTTTTCCATATTACTCTTTGTTTTTACTAATTTATTAGACATCTTACATTCTCCAATCTATCCTTAATTTTAATATCTTTAATAATTCTTAATAATTTCTAATATAATAAAAGACACACTAGCCTAAACTAATGTGTCTTTTTGTGTTTTATATTTAGTTGTAATTGAAAGAGTAGGGGAGGTTATTTATGCTTTATTTTCTAAATATATAATTTATTTACAATGTTTTCAGAATATATTTTTATATTAAAATTAATTTTTCTAATAATTATTAATATATCTTTAAAAACAGGATATTTTTTAATGAATAAATCATATCGCATACGTTCTAAATTATATGTATTTGTTTTACACCCCATCCAATAATCATTTGAAAATAATATCATCATTTTTATTTAATTTCCTAATGGTTTCAAAATTTAATTTATTATCTATTGTATAATCAAATTTCGAACCATCATCCACCACTTCTTGCATTATATTTTTAAATTGTCTAATTGAAAAATTTTCAGATAAATATTTTTCATGTAATTCATTTGTTAAAATCTCGAATTTATTAATATGTTTTGGTAATCCTACCATTGCGCATTTATATGGAAAATCATCTGCTTTATGTATTATATTTATTCCATTGGGAACTCCAAATTTAGAACCAATAGAAAAACTTGTTATTTCAAATCGTTTACCATTATATCCACATATTATAACTCCAAATTCATATTTGCTAATTCCTTCTATATGTTCTTTAAGCATTTTATAAAATTTTGATGTAATAATACCTATAAATTCTATATAGGATAGATCATCAAACTCTTTATCTGAATTTACAAATCCCTTTTTTGTATCATAAAAACAATAGCCATCAAATAATTTAAAACAATGTATTGGATTTCCCGTAACCCCGAATAATATTTGATTATTTAATTTAATCACCTTATTAAAGCCACTTCTACACGTATTATTGTTACTATATGTTGCACGACTATCGCCTGACATTAAACAAAAATTATCTGTTATTACAGCTTGTATTATACTCATAATATATCCCCCAATTATCAATATACAATACAATATTATATACCAATAATCGACAGAATACCACAGAAACATACATTCGTAAATCTGATTTATTAATCAATATCACGGGCATACCAACACAATGTCAGTACGCCCATAAACCTTATCTAAAGGTCAGTTTACTAAGTGAATTTCTACCTAAAGTCTGTCCAAGAGTCATATTCTGAACCATCTTTTCAAATTTAGGATCTTGTTGTGCTTGTTTCATAAAGTCTTCATAATTGTGAACATTTGGGAACGATAATGACACATCACCATATGATACATCAACCTTATTAGCCAAGTTATTCGATATATTAGGAATATCTGGCAACTTAGCACCTAAGTTATCCATATACATATTCGGAGTGGTAATACCCTTAGAAAGATTCCAAAGCTTTTCTACTTGGTCTGCATTAAATACCATATCGCCAGCATCTAACTTGCGAAGTGTACCATACTTCTTAGAGAAGATAACTTCTGAACCAAGACCATCTTCATCTGTAAGAGTAAGACCACTATGAGCAGATTTAGAGCCTTTCTTTAGTCCGTGAGATTTCATATACTCTAACATTTGTATATTTTGCTCACTTGTTCCATAATAAGGATCATCATTACCCATCTGTTCATAATAACCAGCTCTTGCACTAAAAGATGAATCATAGTCATGCCACTTAATTCTATCTACGATCGAGCTTGATATATCCAATTCGTCCTTCGGGAAATCGTCAGGCGAGTATATCCAATTAACTCCATCAGACCCACCATTATTAGATGAGCCACTATCAGAGTTATCCCAATTATCAGACCAATCATCACCACTATCAGATGAACCACCGCCATCAGAATAGCCACCATCAGTATTAGCATTCTGTTCTGCCTGTTGTCTTGCAATCTCATCAGCAACTCTTTGAGCTTCTGCGTTACTATTTGCAAGTAATCCCTGTACAGCAGAGTTGATACTATTACATACACTATTAATAGCATTGTTGCCTTCAACAAATTTGTTACTGAAGTCACCTAATACACTATTAATACCATTTGTTATGTTATTGGCATTTAGACTCCATATAGAAGACATAGATTCGCTAAGCTTATAACCATAATTCTCAGCAGTAGATGTAATAGTCTGTGAGATATTAGAAGCATTTTCATTAGACTGGTCAATAATTTCCTGCATAGTAACATCGAACTCATCTATACGCTGATCGAACCATGATTTCACATCACTTTGAAGCTGATCTAAAATTTTCTCGGTGTCGCTAATAAGCTTTTCATACTCAGTATCTTTCAAATCATCTTTGGCAGTATTAATCTGATCTTTAAGCTGCTGGATATTCTTCTTACCTTCCTCAGAATTATCTCCTTGAACGGCAGAGTATTGTTTTTCTAAAGCGTTAAGAGCTTTTGTTTTCTCAGCTATAGATTTCTCATAATCATAAGCATCCTTTTGCTGATTCATAAGATCTTTGTACTTTTGTATAACTTCATCAAGCTTATCAAGAAATGTATCATAGCCCTCTTGAACCAAGTCCTTAAGGGCATCCTTTTCAGATATGCTTGAATTAATAGCCTCCTGTTGAGCCTTAATAAGTTCCTGTTTTCTATCCAGTAATTCCTTATCATAAGGATCATTAGCTAACTCTTCATTAATCTTAAGTATCTCATCCTTATAAGCTTTAGCCTGATTAAGATACAACTGATACTTCTGTGCGATTAATGCTTGTGCAGCCTTACCATTGTCATTCATATTGCCATTATCATCTGTAATATCTTCATTCTTTAGCAAGTCAACAAGGAACTGAGTTTCGTCTATAAGATTGCTGACATCATCACGAGTTCTATCGAAAGCATCCCAATTAATCTGTCTAATAGCATTGTCATACTCAACTAATGCCTTTTTAGCATCAAATATAGAAGAAGTAACATCATCTATAGATGCTTGCATAGAATACCAATCCTCAGATTCAGCTTCAATTTTACCAGATGCCATAGCAGAATTAAGTGCTTTTGTAAGTGCGTCTCTTTCCTGTTCGAGCTTTGCGAGGTTTTTCTGCTCCTGTTCCATCATAGAATTATTAAGCAGAGTAGAAGCAAACCAGCCCTGTTCTTCTAAGAGATCATTATCTTTGTTATATAAATCCTTAATAGAATTTACTTTCCCAAGAACTTCTTCAAACTGTGATTGAATATTATCGAATCTACTTTTAGCAAGCTGTCTTATCTCAATGTTTAATGACTGTACAGAATCAGCAGCATCTTGTGCCTTATCATATAAATCCTGGCAATCTGAAATAGCATCCTTGAGGTCTTCATCATAAATAACATCTATACTTATAGAACCATTGGCTATCTGGTCTTTGTAATATCCGTCAAGGTCATATGAATTAAATCTATCCATATAGAAGTCATAAGCATCTGACTGTGCGTTAATCTCTGATAACAATGTTTCCATAGAATCGGAGAGGGCATTATTACGATTAAGCCATGTACGTGTTGTATCTGCTACTTTATTCTTTAAGCGGTCATAGGCTTTAGAGATTTTAGATAAGAGACGTTCTACCCAATTGAAGTCCTGTGGCGATGGTTCTGAGGATGAATCACTTCCACTAGATGAAGATGAGGAATCTTTACCCAATCCTTTCCAATCGACATTAATGCTTGAACTAACCTGTTTAAAGCTATAATTATCTAAAGCATCTACCGCAGCATTAGCACCATCAACAATACTTTGGAAATGGTTGTACATATTGTTGTATTCTTCATCCATAGCTTCTACTTCATCTGGATCTGCCGAATACATGCCTGCATCATACCAGCCAGTTGTCTGTACCATCAATTTACCATTTGCATCCTGAACAACTTTGAAATAGTCAGACCAGACACCTGCTAATTCCTTAATAGCTTTATTGGTAATTTCCAGCTTAGCCTGTTCCATATTTGACCAGTTATCAACGTCATTGCCATACAAACTAGAAAGTTCATTATATAATTCTGGGTAATTAGTCATAACTGCATTAAAGAATTCTTCATCAGTCTGTGACTTATCTACTACAGATTGTATATACTGATTTTTGTCATTCTCATAAATAATTTCAAGCTGTGAAAATAACTCTTGTTCAGATATTATACCTTGCATATAATCTGAAAGTGCTGCCTTTGCTTCTGGATATTGTTTTGTGATTTTCTTCATAGAATCCACACCAATATTTCCAGTTTCCTCTAATTCACTTTGAATTTCCTTAATAATATCTGCTTCATTCTTAAGGTCTGCAAGATTAGTAGTAGTATCTTTTCTGTCTTTATCCGTTAAATCCCTCAACATATCTGTTGGGTCATCAAAGTTAGAAGATGTTATACCGCCTATTCCATCCTGTGTCTCTTTAAGCTTGTTAAGATACTTAATAAATAACTGTGCTGCTGATTGTCCATCTTCTAGAATCAAATCAGTATCATTTAGCTTATCATTAAGAACATCAATCCCCTTAATATCATCCTCAGTAAGAGTACCTTCATTAAGTGTTGTTTTAAGCTTATCGACTACTGCCTGATAACTTTTATCATCTATAATAGAATCTAGTTTAACTGTATTCCATTCAGCAGACCTACCAGTATATCGGTATAAGTCCATTTCTTTCTTCTGCATATCATCCCACATAGCTTGATATTGTGGATTGTCAAATGTGCCATCAGAATTCATAGAGTTCATCAATGTCTGTTTGAATGCTTCATACTTCTCTATCTTATCAGAGAAGGTTTCTTCTGCCATCTTTTCAGCAGATTCTTTTAACTTTTCATTGGAGTTTGTATAATTAGAAATAAGATTATTATTGAGGTCAATACTATGTTGGTATTGAGCTTTAAGACTTTCATCGGAAGTGGCATTTAATTGTGCCTGTAATTCTTCGTTTTGTTTCTGGAATTCCTCTAATTTCTGTTCATTTGCTTTAATAGCATAATCAAAATCAGATAATTCACTCGCTCTATCCAAGAATGAACCAACGTGGAAACCATCTGCATCACTTGATGCTTGGTAATACTGTTCCTGTTTACTTGCAGTATCGTCAGCTTCCATACGATTTTCTCTTGTGTATGTTTTATATGCTTCGTCAGAGGCTTCTTTTGCTTTCTGCTTTTTAACCTCTTCCTGATTCTGTATCATAAGTCTTAACTCTTCATTAGTAAGTTTCAACTTATCAAGTTCAGCCTGTTCTACTAATGTAATAGTACCATTATTAGACTTTTCGATTAATTCAGCTATTCTGCTTGTAGTCTCTGATAGCTTATTTTTTAACTCATCAAGCTTTGTACAAGCATCCGTATAGTCCTGTTGTGCATTTTCAAATGCTTCACGCTGTTTTTTCATAGATGTTGTTAACGCATCTACTATCTTAACTGCTCCTGCAATAACACCTAAAGTTACTGTTATAGCAAGTAATACCGGATGTGCAACTGCAAGTGCTTTTATTGATGCACCAAGACCTTTAATAGCCGTACTAAATCCAACAGTGGCAGTAGTAGCAGTACCCTCAGTCGCAGCCATAACATTAGTAGCAGTAGTATTAGCAAGTTCAGCAGTAGTAGTTTCAAGAATATTACCTGTAAGACCTTTTTGACTTAATATTGCCTCAATCTGCTTTTCATTAAGAGTGGATTCGGCAATTGAAGCTTTAATAGCTTCAACAGAATAATCTTTAAGAGATTCGGCTAATTTATTGGCAATTACCGCTTCATCACCAAGTCCTTTACCTAATCCTGTATTTGATAAAGATTGTAATGTATTAATTGTTGTTTTTGTTACATCTAAAGACTCTCCAACAGTTTTAAGTTGCTAATCAACAATGAATATAGTACAATATTTATAATAAATTTAATAATTGGAGGATTAGAATATGACTTCTCAAGATTTAATGAATAAACTTTCAGATGACATAATCACTAGAAGTGAATTTTATAAAGAATTTAGTAAAGTTGGTGAAACAAAAAATAAGTTAAAATGTATCGAATTATTAATGGAACATTATAATTGTGAATTTGATGAAGCGAGAGAAGTAATGGATTTTGTATTAGACGGTAAACCTCTTCCTAATCCCAACCTTACCCCACAGCAAATCGCCCAAGCCAACGCCCAAGCACAGGAATGGTTAAATAAAGTTCATTGTCCATATTGTAATAGTACAAATTGTAAGAAGATATCAGGAGTATCAAAAGCAACATCAGTAGCAATGTTCGGTATCTTCTCACAAAAGGTTAAGAAACAATGGCATTGTAATAATTGTAGGAGTGATTTTTAGATAAGGGAAGATGATAGAAGAGTAGTGAGAATATATTAATAAGAGGGTTTGAAATATAACCCTCTTAATATATCATCATTGTATACTTTAATATTAAAGTCCAGTGTTTTACATAAATATAAAATATTTTTAAAAATGGATATTTTCTAAAAAATAATTTATCACGAATATCATTTAATATCATTGTGTAACATTCGCTATCTTTTTTACAAAATATCTCACCACATTGAATAGTACTTGAAATTATCTTCCAAGTTCCTATTGTTCCACTTGTATTATTATCTATATTATCACTTCCTTAATCTAAAAATTTACTATAATGTAAAAGAGCAGGAGATTAGTCCTGCTCTTCGTTGTTTATAATAAAAAAGATTGGATAAACAATATCCAATCTTTTTTAAAATCACTTATTGCGTAGCTGGCTTTACTTCAAAACGAATACCCTTCTACAAATGTCACATAAAAACAGCTAGACTTACCAATTTTACTTGTGCTCCTCTGTTGATCTAATACTATCATACCACTTTTTGAAAGTCAATATGTTTTTATTATTTTTGTGTATTTTTATTGTTATTATATTCAATGTTTTATCATATGTTACTGAAACATCACTTTTTCCTATTATTGACCACAATATTCTTTTAACATCTTCAAATGACAGATTTGTTACATTATTTAATGAATATACTATAAAGATATAAGATTCATCTCTACTTATATCGAAATTTTTTATTGTGTCAATGGAAGGAGATGTAAATAAGTTCATAAAATCACAATATAATTTTTCATAATTTTTATAAAATTTGTTATAATCATCAAGTGATTTTTCGATTGATAATGATATATATTCACATACTCTATTATAAACTGTTCTAATTTCATTTGGTGTTGGAATTAATAGTCCATCATTCTCAAGCCATCTTTTTGGGATTTTATCTTTATGAAGTATTAATATTTTGTCAATCCTTGCTATTGAATTAATTGAAACAATTCTACAACATAATAATTTCCTATATTTTTTCCACCTGTCTTTAGTATATGTTGTTAGTGGAATTACATAATACATTTCTGTATTTTTTATACTCTTTAAAATTAAAGCAGGATGAGTGCCACTAAATTCAGCATTATTAGTACCTTTAAAATCCACTGAATATATGCCAGAATTTATTATATGTTTCATAAATATCTCCTAATTGCAATTTTATTGGTAATTTATACCGATAATACAATTATACGACAAGATATTACATATTTCTATCGGAACATATGTTTCAGTATTTTGTACTTGACAAGAAATTTATCTGAATGTAAATTTAAAAATACTAAGGAGTTATATTATGCTAAAAATTCATTATTGTCCAAACTGTCACAGAATTACATATACACATTATCTTACAAATGTATGCCGAGTATGCAATTGTGATTGCATAAAACTCGATATTGATTTTGAAAAATTCTTCTCAATGAATGAAGTTGAAAGAAAAGAATATATATCGAAACACATTGGCTTATAGAATACAAACTACTGTTCTGAATTGTATTTAATTTTGTACAATGGTAAAATATAGACATTGGAGAAACAACATAGATGTGCGCCATAACACTTTATAACCGAAGGTTGTCCCAATGTCTATCATATGGCATTCGGAAAAATGAATCTGCCCTTTCTGGGTGCATATTTCCCTAATTTATATTTTCTATTCTATAGAGAAGGGAGGCGAGACATATTAAACTTTTTAACAAGTATTATCGGAAGTGGTAAGTATAATTTACGTTCCATTTTAGGAAAAGTTATTGTCACAAGCATGATTTGTAAACATACTGAACTTTCTGATAGTAAAGTAAAAGACATCACTAATATGATGTTATAATATCTTCTTGCATATGCTGTATTCATATTTCCTTTTATTCCATTGGTAGGGCTGTCTCACGACAGTCCTATTTTGTTATTCTCTGTTGCGAATTATGCTTGAATGTTACTATTTATATGTAATATAACACAAGTGCATCCGTCATTTTCACAACATTTCTTATCAACTTCTAATATTTCCTTATCACTTAATTTATAATTATTTTCAAAGAAAATAGTAGAAGAGAAGTCATTAACTTTTAATGCTATAAGCTTTATGTATTTCATTATGCCACCTCCAAATATCCATATTTACGAAGTAGCTTTGTTATGTAAGAGATGCCTTCAGGTTTAACTCGTGTTTGTATATGAGCAGTTCCATCAGGTGCAATAGCAGGAACAGATATAAATTTAGTTTTATTTACTACATTTTCATATGGAACATTGTCTCCGTTTTCATTCTTGAAAAGTAATCCAATATTTCTCATATAAGAGAAGAGTCTATATTCGCCAATTCCTATAAAATGTGCAATCTCGTTTATCGAAAAAGTGCCTTTGGTATCCATTAGAAGTTTCCAATCTTTTTCAGTTTCTTCTAATGATGCAATTCTCTTTTTCTGATTAGCAATAATTTCATCTTTGTGTTTGATTGTTTCATTAGCAATCTGGACAGCTCTTGCCATTATTAATTCATCTGGTTCATCTTCTTTAATAGGAATATAACCACCAGTCATTTCAATAGAAGGCAACACTTCGTCAGTAACCCAATCTTGAAATTTTTCTGCCTTATCCGTTTGTGACTTAAAAATAAGTTTATATACTCCGCTTTTTGTAATGAATTTTTCACCACGATTATTTAATTTTCGGAAGTCCATATTACGGACTTCTGAATTTTTTAATATAACCGCCTGATTTTCGTTCATTTTAGCGAGATAATTTCTTACATTACTGTCGCTAATTTCCAAACATTTTCCAACGTGATATGGATTAAATAATGCTTTACCATTAAAATTAAAACATTCCACATCAATAGTTTCAAATCGTTTAATGAAATTTAATTCATTCATAAGCATTCCTCCAAAATTTATTTGATAAAATTTTGAAAGTATAGTAGAATAGAAATTGAGAGAAATCTCATATGTAAGACATCCATTTGTTCTTTGGTCGGAGCGATGGATGTCTTTTATCTTTTTAAATTTCCTTTAATTAATTCTACCGATTCTTTGCTAAAAAGATAATTACGTTTTCCAGCTTCTCTAAATTGACTTTCATTAAGATTAAGATTTTTAGCCAATCTAATAAGATAAGCAGGTGTAATGTCTAATATTTTTGCAACCTCGGCAGTAACATAGACTTCTCTAACATCTGACATCTATATACCTCCTTTATTACAAGTCTAATTATATAATGTCGCAAGTTAGTTGTCAATACTCTGAACTAAAAATTTTAAGTTATTTATTTGGAATTTTCTAGTTGAGTGAAACACACACTCAAATACATTACTGAATTCCGAAATCACAATGTACACTATGCATTATAAGCGAATGTCATACTAAGGCGATGACTCACTTAGAGGATGGGTATGTCGTTGGGGATTGCTCTCTTATATAGTTATTCTCTATATATGACCTTTCGTTTCTATATATGGTCAACATTATTATAATGTAGAGTACCGTCCTGCTCGTTGCCTGTTGTTAATGATACTTAGACACCTATCAAGTCTCCTCGATATTCTCATATATCCACATATACAATTCTTTCTGCTTTCGCAACCTCATCCAATATAACTGTATGGATTACGGTTTGTTATGTGATCCGTGGGTAGTTAGTTAAGCTACCAAGCATTCAAGCATTTACTCCTCCATGTAATAGTTTATACTCCGCTAAAGTGTTTGCAGAGTTTTTATTAAGAATCCCATGTATCCATAGACTTGATTATAATGCCATTATATTATTCTCTTATCTATGATTGACCAACTAAAAAACTGTTGGAGAGTTTTGTGTAAGGTTTGAAAACCCAATCAAAATTCTTAATAAATTTAGTGACACCAAATATTCCACTACCAGTTATTGCAATTCCCAATAAACCTATATGTGAAGTGATGCCATCAATTAAGGACAATGCATCATTACCCAAATTTACAATATTTTTTATATCATCTGACTGAATCAAATGATTAACAAATTCTGTCCATGTATTGTCAAGCTTATTTAATGAACCTGTAAGATTATTGGCTGATTTCTCGGCTTCTTCCATAGCTGAACCAGAACCTTCTGAATAATCTTTAAGCATCTTATCAAATAATTCTTGGTTTTGTAAAAGCGCAGCTAATTTTGTGGCTTGATACTTGCCTCCAATGTTTGTCAAAATTTCAGCTCTCATTGGATCGGATTCATCTAACTCATTAAAAGTCTTCGCTAAATCCTTTAATATTGCAATCGGATTTCTAAGCTGTTTAGTACCATTTACCATTTCCGTCATTGAAGCGTTTGCTTTGTCTAATGTACCAGTTATCTTACTAGAACTTACATTTTGTAAATTAATCAGTATAGACTTTATACCATTACCAACTTCAGAACCACCTAATTTAGTAACAGATTCAATAGTACCAATCATTGCAGATAAATCTTTAATGGAAACTCTATAACTTGAAGCAACAGTACCTGCTTCGGTCATAGCTTCAGCCATATCTTCCATAGCAACTGAGTTACGGTTAGTTATACTATTTTGTCCATCAAGTACGGCATTGATTTTTTCAGCATTACCTTCATATTTGTAGGCTGCATTGGTAGCAAGTACATATTTATTTGCCAAATCAGCAGTCATATCGCCAGCAGCTTGTGCTAATAATGATTGTTGTGCTAAAGCTTCACCTTTATCTCCATAAAAACCAGAACGTGACATTTCTTCAACACCAGATAAATAATCTGTTGCTTTTTTGCCGTATTTACTAGCCTTATCATATGAAGTTGTAGCTAATGTCTTTAGTTCTTTGGTTGTTAAGTCAGATGTTTTGTTGATTTCAGTGATAATATCATCAATATCTTTCATTTCAGAAACAGCTTCTTTAACTTTATTGACACCCTGCATCAAACTTCCAGTTGCAATAGACCATCCACCAAATTTTTGCCAAGCAGCTTTAACCTTATCAACGCTTGTCATACCTAATAATCCACTATTTCGGGCATCTATTTGTATGTTTTTCATTTTAGCAGTTAAATCATTAGACTCAGTTTTAGTCATCTGAACATCCAAGTTTTTCATCTTGGTAATAATTTCATCAATCTGCTTACCATATTTCTTAGTGGATTTAGTATTATTATCTAACCATTTCTGCCAAGATTCCGCTTTGGAAAGACGAGAGATATCTGTTGCTAAACCGTTTGCAGTTACAGAAGTAGACTTAAAAGATGTTTGTAAGTTTGCGAATTGCGATTTAATCAATCTTAAGTCAGCAGCGCTATTTACCGTTTGTAAATCATTTTTTAACTTATCAACACTTACATCGACACCATCAATTGTTTTCGAGAAATTTGAAAACTGAGGATTATTCTTTTCAAAATTATTGATTTGTTCTAACAGTGTGTTTGCTTGAGTCGAAAGTATCTTAATTGAAGATTCAGAAACATTCATTTTTACTAAGGCATTTAATTCATTTTTCGCATTAGACAGTGAAGTAAACACCTGTTCAACTTGGGCTTTAGTCATTGAAGCACCATTGTCTGAACCAAATAATTTGGTTATATTAGAAACTTCATTTGTCAGTTTATCCGAAGCCGTTACACCTGAACTGTTAATTTCAGCTTGTAATGCCTTAAACTGCGACTGAGCTTTGCTTATACCTTCAGTTAATTTGTCAGATTTAAAAGTAGAACGAACATTTTCAGCATTTCGAAATTCAGATACTAATATTTTATACTGTGAAATTAATTCTTTAACGTTAATTTGTTCATCCGTAAAAGTGTCTCTTGAAGCGTTTCCCATAGTTGTTATGGCATTTTTAACTTCATTGTATTTACTTTCTAATTGTGTTAAATGACAACTTTCTGTTATAGGTCTGTCGGCATTTTTATCTATTGCAGAAGCGTTTAGTTGATTTATTTGATTATTTAAATTAGCACTTGCGGTTTTCTGTATCTTTGAAAAGTTATCAACCTTCACTTTAGATTCATCTAATGCTTTACTATATCTTGTAAGACCTTGAACCCAACCCATTAACGGAACATCATTACCCTTATCATCAACAGTAGTTCCAATTTGTGCCCACTTCATTGTCTTAGTAATAGCTTCACCAGTTTCGGTATTATATCTGAATACTGCACCTGTTAATTTTTCTACATGTTCATATTCACCAGTTAGTTCATTAACACTCTGTCTGGTATCAGTTGTATAATTGACCGAAACCATTTTATTCTTAGCTTGTTGAAGCTTTCTTATTTCACTATCAACAGCATTGTTAAATTCATCTGAATCTGTTTTATCAACTCTAAACGAAAGACCTATCTCTTTAGAGGTAACATTCTTTAATGAATTTTCAACTTCTCCTGAGATAATATTTCCCGCTTGTCTACCAACATTCTGTGCAGTCTGTCCAACATTGCTATTTAAAGCGTTACCAAGATTAATATTAATTCCACTTAAAGCAGTATTAATCTGTGATACCATATTATTAATAGCAGCTTGGTCTATAAATACATTTTGAAGATTTATCTGTACAGAATTTAACTGTTTTGTTAAATTAGTAATAGTGTTACTATCGAGTTTTGCTTGAATTTCAACACTACCAAGCTGTCTTTTTAATGCTTCGATATCTTGATTAAGTTGCTGTTTTGATTTTGTGCCATCTAACCCAGCAACTAATCCTATTGAGAAATTATTCATTCCCATTTATTCATTCTCCTTTCCAAGTCATATTTTTATATACAAAAATAACGCCCACAGAAAGGAGCGTTAATAGAAGAGAAGAGTAGGCTATGACACCTACAGTTCCAAATTATTTAATTGGTATTCCTACCTTTTTACAATTCTTCTTAAACAAAGCAGTGATACCTGCTTCACGACCAAGTTCATTTAATGCTTCACTAAAGAAGAAGTGAGTACCGCCTACAATAATACCGTGTTCCATATTATCCATACTTTTCAGTACTTGAAGACCAGTAATTCCGTTATATGTATTTCCATGTTTAGGAGTTACAAATCCTCTTTTATATCGAAATAATAAATAATCATCGTCCCATCCGACTGTAAAACTATATGTATTTCCCATATTCTTAACATGTGAAGCTGTGAGAGATTCCATTAATTTATATGTTCTCTCATAAAAAGCAGGTTCAGTTGGATCAAGTGAAGAGAACACAGGTTCATTATAATAATCTTCAACTTTTTTAAAGACAACTTCAAATATTTCATCTCTTGTTAGTTCTAATGCTTTAATGAGATATTTATTTAGAGTCTTTTCCAAATCTTTAATATTATTTATCACTCAATTCATCATCCTTATGATTTTCAGCATGAATAATTTCAGCAAACTTCTCAATAAAAGTGTCTCTAAGTTCTTCCATAGGAACATCCTTGACAGATAAATATAGATTTTTAACAGTGTCCACAATGTCTTTCTTTTCGTTTAAAACATTTTCTACTACTGTATAAAATTCTAACTTAATTTTGTGCTCTTTTCTTTTCATTTTAAAATATGTAAACATAATAATTTCCTTTCTTATATAGAAGTGTGATTATAGAAATCACCCGTTTTATCAATACTCATTCCACACACCAATGATTTCACTTCTCGTTTCATTTCAGTATTACAAACAGAACAATAATGACCTTCTGATGTATAATCTTTCATAGCCATACTTATAATTTCTTTATGTCCACAGTTGGGACAGTAAAATGGATACTTCATTAATCCTCCTTAACAATTGGTATCAGGTCAGCACAAGTATCAGTATCTAATCCCATACTAAACAGTTCTTCTGTACTAATAGGCGTGAAATTAACATCTACATTAGAATCGCTCACTGCATTAATCTCCTTAATAAAATCTTTCCAATTTTCGTCTTCAGGACTAATTTTCTTTTGATTAGGAACAACTTCACCCTTTTCGTCAACAACATCCTTTCCATATTTATTAACAAGAGAGTCCTTTGTCATTTCAAAATCCTTTACAACTCCCTGAATTTCTGAATATAATCTGAGCAACTTAAACTTAAATGCAGCATTAATTACTGATTCGCCTTCGATTACATTCTTGATTCTTGAATTTATATTAATTACCTGATAAACCTTTAATGTTTTGTTCATACTATATTATTCTCCTTTACAATCTTGTATCGTTAAGAAAACCATTGACATCATAACGATAATTAACCTTTAATTTTTTCTTATTAATAAGAATAGGATTACAATATTTCAATAAATCATTTTCATTAAAACTTTTTTTAGAAAGAGAGTTTATTAATCCATCCCATTCATCTATCATAAGAAAATATGTATTACTTGTTTTTCTAAAATCTAAAACAAAACCACTACATACATTTTTATAAGTAGAAAACTTCTTTAATGATTCTACTTGATAGTAATGTATAATTCCTTTATCTTCCTTGGTTCGTTCAAATGAACAAGATCCTTCAAAAGTTTTTAATTCCAATGTCCAAAATGTATTCCTATTGCCGCTAAATATCATAAAATCACATGGACTATGTTGACTGAATCTTAACTTTGAACTCATATCAAATGATTGAGCAGCATCAGGCGGTCTATAAATTAATACATCTTCTGGACATGAATTTTTGAAGTTCTGTTCAAAAATTTTACCTATATTTTTTGCTATAATTATTCATTCCTTTCTGTTTAAGGGTAGGAGAGTGGTCTAGCCACACACTCTCCATATAAATAAAAATGCCCTTACTACATGGCTAGATAGTAGTAAAGACATTTTGAATGTGTTATAACAAAAGAGTGATCCCATAATGAAATCACTCTTTCTTGCTAACAATATTTAATTGTTATTTACACTGCTAATTGTATAGGATACAATTCCCATTTTCCATTTGGATATTTATTAACATTTTCGGTTACTATTTTATGCACCTCTTCTAATGTTCCAACATTAGTGTCAATATGTATAATTTTACCTCCTGTTATACATAATTCTTCGCATATTAAGTTATAAAATATTCTTCCCATACTCATTCTTCCTTTCTTAATTTTCGATACAAAACAACTCATATATATCAACATCAAGTATACGAGAAAGAACAACAGCATTTGTAAGAAGTATATCCTTTGTGTTTCCATTTTCAATTTTGTTAAGAGCTGCAACCGATAAACCGCTTCGTCTTGATAATTCTTGCAATGTCATATGTTTTTGATTTCTGTAATACCATAATTTATTATTCATAAGGTTAATATATGTAAATTATTGTTGTTCATACAGAAATTATACATTGAATTTTTTCTACTGTGGTAGAAATTTAATCTTCTTTAATTGGCAAAGCCATTACTTCAGGGATTATTTTTCCTTTAATTGAGTGATTGCCACCACAAGCAATATATGTATCTGCTAATAATTGAAATGTTTCTAATCCTGCTCTTGTAATATATTTTTGTGCTATAAATTTACTATGTAAATTATAAAGTTCAGCACCATATTGCACAATAATTCTCTGATTAGTTTCTTTTTCATTTACATCTAAAGACTTTTTAATATCATCTATACCTTTAGATATTTTTAAAATTTCCTGATACTGCCAATTATCGTGTTTTTCAAGCGTTTTAATACGATTTTCAACAGTTTCTTTATCTTCTTCGTTTCCTGTTTTAATGCGAAATTTTTTTTTGAAATAACTGAATATTTCAATAATTTCCTTAGCTGCAAATAAGATGGCAAAGAACCCAAGAATGACTAATAAATAATCAATTTGTGCAAGTTTTTCTATAGATCCCACTCATATATACCATCCTTTCTTACTTCTTCAAAAAATTCTTAAATGCTTCATATAAACCTGTAGAAGCAAGACCAGAGACAAGACCGCCAAGTAATATTTCAGGTGTAAAAGCCATATTCATCCATACGTTTAAAATCACTCCTAATACACCCATAATTGCAGGAATGTATTTATTAACTACATCTGTTGTTACGATGTTTTTTAACACATAACCAATACATAAACAAATTCCTACTATTATAGGCACTGCATAATTAGTTAAAAATGATAAATCTGTCATAATTTTAATCCTCCTTATATATTAGGTCTATTTCTCATCCATTCTTCATAGCATTTCTTAGTTTCTCCTTTATGAAAGAAACAACATAAATGTCCATGATTTTTTTCACTTTCTTCTATCCATTTTGGCTGAACACGCCATTTAGATGTATAGAATATTATTTGAGGTAGTTGCGTAATAGGAACAATATTTTCTTTTCCATAACATTCATATACTTCATCTAACGAATTAAATATTTTGTTAATTTTAATCACCACCTAAATCGTAAAAAATAGGGATAGCACAAAAACAAATATCGTAGTCATGCTATCCCTATAGGTATAATGATTAAAATTAACTACAATATTTATTCTGATTTTTCTAATGGCTTTTCTTTTACTGTTTTCTGAACATTTCTCGTGGAAATTTTAGAATTGTTATATTCCTGTTCAGATACAGCAGAATATTTACCATTTTCATATTTTATGTACACAACTTTTGTTCCTTCGGGAACATCTAAGGTTATCTGAATTTCTTTACCTTTAAATTCAAAAACAACAATATTGAGGAACTTGTTGTGATATGTAATTTTACATTTCTGTATCATTGCTTAATTCCTCCAAAAAATAGAAGAGTGCTTAAAACACTCTTCTTAATGAATATATTATTCCTCAATAAGAGTAAGATCTAACATATTATCATCTTCATCTGCCATAAGATCGCATGTTATTGTTATACTTCCTGGATCACCATTATTAGAATATGAAAGACTCATATTAGACTGTGGAGCAACCTTATAAGCAGTAAACTTATATGGGAGAACGTTATCATCCTCTGTCTTCATAATAGTATCTCCATAAACAATAAAATTCTTAGGAAAACTTGTAGACTTGATATTGATTCTTTCAACACCAGTAGATACTTCCTTAAGATAATATGCGATTACCTTATCTCCATCTGTAAGGGCAGAAGTAAGAGTAATAGCTGTTGAATCACCAGTAATTGCTAAAGATGTTCCACAATCATCATCTGCTTTATATACAACAACACTTCCTGCAACAGGTGCTTCTGATAATGTTACTGTAGCCCCTGAACCAGTAACAGCAAGTTCCTCTCTAACCATAAATTTAGCTGTCTTAGAAACTTCACCACCTGTAATTAACTGCCATAATTTAACAGTCTGAATTTGAGTTTCAATAGTAAGAGTACCACCTTTTTCACCACTAAAGCTAACCTTCTTAGGGTGTCCTTTACCGCCATATGCATATACATTTTCACCTGTAAGTTCAGTAGTAGTTACATTGGCGAAATCAAGGTTTAAGAAAGGCTTCTTTGTAGCATAGTCAACAAAAATAAGGTCGGCAACTTCTCTGTTAGCCATATTTGTATTACTATTTGCCATTTTATAATCCTCCTAATTTAATATTTTTATAAATAAAAAAGACTCTGCATCTCGCAAAGCCTTAATTGTCAATTCTTTTATACCATTCCGTATAAAAAAATTGTTTCTTTTCATCTCCCCAAACTGAAACTGTAAATTTACTCATATCATATATGTTATTTCCAGCCATTCTCGTAAAAGCATCCCATAATTGATATACTGTTATATTCCAAATATTTGTCATATTCAATGAAGTGTGTTTATTTGCTATAACTGATACTAAATTATCTAATTGTAATGCTTTATCTGCCTTATTTTTCTTCTTATTTGCCTCTCTACCTTTTTTGAGTTTTTCTAATATCTCTAATGCTTTTTTGCTTTTAACTTTTGATTCATCAATTTCTTCTTCATCATTATTAATTGCATTGAGTTGCAATATAATACTGACTAACTCCTTCCATATTTTTGTATGTATAAATGATTTTGGAATAATATTGCCCTTATCATCTTTACTGTCATAAACAATAAAAGCAGAGATTTCTTTATTCCAAATGACATTCTCTATAATAAAAAAATCCAATACCTTAGTAAGATTACCAATTATTGTTTCATCAACTTTACATATGTCTATTAAGGTAACAGTATTTTTATCTGTTTCACTTAACGATTCGTACCATGCACGAAGTTTTGGATTAATTTCATCAATATACATTTGTGGGGTAAGAGATAAGATTCTTATATAAAAAAGATAAGTCTCGTATGTAATATTCCACACCTCTGATAAAGTAGGGGATTTTATACTACATATAGACGTCTTAAAAGGAAAGGGTGATATGAGATCAGAATAACTTAATTTCATTAGTTATCCTTAATTTTAAAATCGGATATTGTGTAAATCATCTGTTTGCCGTATGTTTTTGAGTTTGGGAAAAAATGTTCAACAGATGATAAGTGAAGCTTGCCAATACCAAATTTATCTGAATACCTTAAAGATCTTTCAATCATATCACATAATATATCAACTCTAGTACCACGATATCCTTTTTTAGAATATTTCATGATACCTTTATGACAAAATGCCCATATAGTTATCTTCATATCTTTGATTGTTCCTGTTGGTATTCTTGGAGTTTCAACTTCACAACAAACATAACTTAATGTTTCGGTTTGAGTTTCGTCTATATATAAGTAAGGAAAAATTTGCTTATACACAGTATCATCAATCTCATCTTGTGTATATTTCTTATCATATCCTTTACCCAATAAGACTTCCATTATTTCGCTATTGTCGAGAAAGGTTTGAATAAGAACAGATTTGCACAATCCAGTATCTTTTATAACAGTTTCTGCCATTAGTATCCCTCCTCAACAGTAATAGTTTTTTTAGCCATTATTTTATCTTCAAGATTTAAGATTTGTACAATAAATGATTCCTCTAAATAAGAATCATCATCAATAAATAAATGAATTGTAATTCCATCGACTGATTTCTTTATGTCAAAATCCGATATAACATTCCATTCAAAATCAGCATATTCTATCTGATTACCTTCTGAATCTTTAAATTCTACACTCCATACTCTTTCTTTCCCCAACTTTAAAGTGTCGCTACCTAATATAGAAGCAATAACATCTTTCTCTTGAGGTTCAGATGGAATATTAGGATTAGAAGCAGAAGAGTTGTAATTGCAAATCCTCAATTCTTGATTATCATATTTTTCATTGAATTCATCTTTATCAGCTATAAAATTCAGAATACTTCCGTGATATTCATCACCATAATCATACAAGACATCATCATCACGAGTAAGTTTAAATACTTTTATAGGCTTATCTTTATGTCTGTCGATAAAAACACGCTTGGTTTCCAACTCAATAGTTTCTTCGTCATAAGGAATTTTGATAGCATAATTGTTTGATGTAAGAAAAATAGTATTATTTCCATTCTCACCAACATCGTACTTTGATGCAGATGTTATATTGCACCAACGCTCAACAATGTCACCATTTTTATTCTGCCATCTAAGATTATATTGACAAAGACACATTGTAGCTTTTTCATATATTCCTTGCGTACCAGGAAGACCATCTATAAGCCAATATCTATTTTCAAAGAATACATACATACCTGCTTTAACAGTTCCAATACTGAATAAGCCAATGCGTTCCATTGACTTCAACATCGTATCAGCGGAGTTTCCCTGAATAATACAACGAATTTCTTGCGATTCAGATAAATCATGATTATATAATATTATGTCAGCAGCAATATCAGTTTCTAATGCTTCTGAAAATGCATCATCTTTGTAATTTTGAAAACCTTCATTTTCATATCCACCAATACTATTAGGTTTGGTGGAAGAAGAGAGTAAATACCATTCTTTTGCCATGATAATCCCCCCTAAATAAAAGCTGTTGGTTTTTGATTTTCAACAAGATCTCTAGTATTTTCTTGCATCAAATTATATTCATCTTCTGTGTACTTCTTGGAATTATCAGAAGCACCAACTGATAAATCTTTTCCAACAATACTGATTCGTTTATTAACTTTAGAAAGCTGTCTCTCTTGATAATATTCTTTCATAAAAGCGGCAAGAGTTGACATCGTAATATCATCAATTTTTCTATCAAAAGATAATATCTCTGAGTCAAATACTAACTCATCCAATTCAAGAGAATATCGACTAACCGCTTTTCTAAGCCATATAATTTCTAATTCTAATGGAATTACTTGTTTATCAACAAAAGATGATTCAAAGAAATCTATAACTTCATTAGCAGTTGTACATCTTTTCATATACCACCTCTTATGGTTCAATGCCTGTATATTTAACACAGAAATCTATCTTACGATAATCATTAAAGTTAAGTTCCTTGATGCACTCAATCAAATAAGCTTTTTCTGCACGAGTCACAACTCTATTTTCAATTTCGGCTTCAAAGTCTTTCTGTGATTTAATTGTAAAAATATCCTTTACAATATCTTTAGTTAAGAAAGCCTGAGTCTTATGTTCATCAGGTATATCAAAACTTAATTCTGAACGTGTAAAAGCATCATCTATGTACCAAGTTGCATGTGAACCTACAGAGTCAGTACCATTAAGTAGTCTGTTACCATTCTGTGCCTGAGCAATTACTTCTTCACGAGAGAGTAGTACTGTTCCCTTTGGTGGAACACTAATATCTCCACTTGTAGTTACTCTTGGAGCACCAGTTATCCAAGGTGCAATACTTCTCACATTTATCTTCTTGTCAAGACGAGTATCTTCCTCTATCGGCTTTTCAACAACTCTTTCAACAATCTTTTCAACTGTTTTTACATTTATATCTTCAGCCTTAATTGAATCATCGTCTTTTACTTCAATATTCTCTGTGTTATTTTCTGTTTTTTTCTTATATGTTGGCATTTGCCAATCCTCCTTATCGACTATATTATATTTTTTTCAACTAATACTTATGTTTAACTTCATTATATAAAGCAATAATTTTATCTAATTTTTTAGATTTTGGGAAAACATAATATTTCACATTTGTAATTGGATGTATGCCTATACTTATATATGAAATATCAAAAGCTCTAATAAAATGAGACAATTTCTTTGAATAACAATAAAAATTATTGTTCATAATTTTCTCCATATAACTAAAATGCAGAGGTGACATTAAGCCACCCCTACATGTTTAAAATATCTTATTTTAATGAATCAAGACTCTGATCATGAAGGAGTCCTATTTCATACTCACGTCCACTTGCTACAAGTGCACCAACAGATAAGTCAAAGCGTGATATAATCTGACCTGTAGTTACATCTGTACCTGTGAATGATGTAAGACCACCACGAGTAATTGTATAAATAGGTGACTGACCGCCAGCAGGAATTACATAACCAAGACCAGCAGGAAGCATAGTATCAAAGTTATCACCAGCCTTATTCATAGTTGTAAGGTCATAAGGATTTGGAAGCTCTGCAAGAACTGCACCATTATACATACCCATAAGACCTGTACTATGTATCTCGTCCATTACCTTCTGAGAAATACCTGTAACAGCAGGAGTTGTACCCTGGAATCCAGCGAATCCATTAAACTTAGAAATAAGTGCATAATCACCAGTAATTGTTGGCTTGCCAAAACGTCTAACATTAGCAATTACCTTATCAGCATTTGTCTTTGTAAGACTTGCATCATCAGCAAGGTACTTAACACCTTTTGCATTCTTGATTGCATTATAAATTGTTTCAACAACATACTTAGCAGCCTTGTTTCTAATCTGAACTCTTACCTGATCCTGAAGTTCATTTTCATCTGTCATATCGCCAACAGCAGCCTTTCTGTAATCTACAGCATAACCACCAGAAATATTAACAGTAGCGATAGGAACTCTCTTCTTTCTGATAACTGGGAATGTTACATCCTGTCCAGCAGCCTGAATCTTTGAATCAAGGTTAGCAAACTCTGGTACTTCAACTTCACAAGAATCATTGAAACCGAGAGCCTTATAGTTACCATAAATAGAAAGTAACTTAATCTCTTTCATGAGAACTGGTTCCATTGCAAAACGTCTGATTTCGTTAAGCTCAGACATTGCATTAACATCACCATTAGAAGCTTTTGAGTTAAGTTCCATAATATATTTAGCGGCAGCATCTGCCTTTTTTCCATAAGGTGATAAATCCTTACCCTGTGCCATAGCAGAGAAAATCTCTACAACAGGAGAGTTAGCCTTTACCTTGCCACTAACAAAGTTAGCGTCTTTTCTTTCATTATTTAATTCAAATGTATAAGACATAATTTATAATCCTCCTTAAAATATCTTTTAATTATTAAGCTGTTGCACCATTAACTAAAACAACAACACCCTGCTTATTACCGATTACACTCTTGACCTCAAGATTGAGTTCTGTAGATACCGAAGCATTCACCTCAAGAGAACCATCTGCTGTTGCTGTAAGCTTGTTACCAACAGCTACTTCATCAGGAAGTGGGTAATCATAAACTTCAAGTTCCTCACCTGCAAGCTTTGCAAGGTCAAGAACACGAACATGCTCACCTTTTGCAATAGGATATTTAGGAAGACCTGCATTATCTCCATCCTCTGCCTGCATAATTACCTTTGTACCATCTTCGGCAACTGCAAATGTACCAGAAGTAACAGCACCGAAAGCACCATTAAATGTATCAGCACCAACTACAGCATCTTCAAATGCGTACTTGTGCTCAATCTGATCAAAATTTCTGAATTTAATCATAGTTTTTAATTCCTCCTTAAAATAAAAATAACCCAGACAATAAATTGCCTGAGATTAATGATTGATTATTAACAATGTAAAAATTAATTAGAAAATATTTGTATCTTCCTCATCTTCATGAGATTCTGAACAAACCTCTGAGAATATGTCTTCAACGACATCTTCTTTTACTGAATTCTGTTCTGCAATCTTAGCATCGGCTTCAGCTTTCTTCTGAGCTTCCACAATATTCATACAAATCTTTGACTTAATAGAGTTGATTTCAGAAGTGACATTCTCTAAATCTTCTTTCTTTGTAGCTGTATTGATTTCAGATGTAAGTTTGTCAATATCTTCCTTTGCTACAGCCTTTTCATCTTCACTAAAATCACTAAGAGTAGTGTCTAATTCTCCAAGCTTCTCAGCTACCTTTGCTTTCGCAAGCTCCTGTTCAAGAATTTCTCTTTCAGCCCAATATGTTTCATGGTTTTTCTTTAACTGATCAAGAGTAGCCTGAATCTGTTCAACAGAAGCATTAAGTTCTGAAATCTTTGCATCTTTTTCAGCAAGTTCAGAATCTTTTGCTTCGATAGTACTATTTAATTCTGCAATCTGTGTCTCATAAGCCTGTGACTTATCATTTAACTCAGAAATAGTAGAATGAATAGTTGACTTAATTTCATCCATATTAAATTCCATTGTTTCTTTGTCCTCCTTATTTTGTTTCTTTTCTGATATCTCAAGCAAAATTGCACTATCGTCAGCGGGCGTAATACTGAGAAATGCATCCCCCGTATAACAGTAAATTTGAGGGGTTCGATATGTATCACTAGGATTTTCTTCTTCATAAACAATTTTATTATCATTTTCTTTTATTCCCATTATTTCAATAGAAGTATCAACATTTCCTAATGCGTAATTTTTCCTTAACCATGAAACGAATTTTGGATAGCGTTGAGAATATAAAAAGCCGTTTGCACAAACAGCTTCTATATCATTACCATTTTTATCCTTAATTGTTTCAATGGTTGCATTTTCACATACACCTACAACCTCAGAATTTTCAAACACTGGTTCTTTAATACCATCGCTTATAACTTCTTCGCCTGTTAATCCGTGTCCAAATGGAGTCTCTTTTTCTTCATCTAATTCGGCACAAAATGGCATTCCTTTGGCAGAATCAAGTGCATTTAACACATATTCCTTTTTCCAATGTAAACCATTTGCGTTTGTTTCTTGTGTATCATCATGAATTTTATGAAGCGCAACCTTAATTGGAACACGCCCATTTTTACTTGATTTATTAGAAATTTCGAGGATATTTCCTAACATATATTTATCCTCCTTATTGAGTTGTATATAATAAAAAAACCCACCGTTAAGCAGACTTCTCATTATTACTGTTGTTTGATTATTATTTATTGTCACTTGGACTAGGTAAATTATTACCATCATTATTCTGTGATTTCACAGTATTTTCAGTTGGATTATCAGTTTTTGGTCTTCCTCCAACTTGGTCATCTTTAGAAATTGTATTGCTAGTAAGATGAGGTACATATTTATCGAATATCTTATTGTCATATTCTTCATCAAGGATATTGAAATAAATATCTGGATTTATACCTGTACTTGCTATTAACATAGTCATAGAACCACTTGCTTGCAGGTATAAGTTTTTCATCATATCGAAGAATTGCTGTCTATTAACTAAAGAAGTTGGAAGATAATATACTTCAACTCGATTACGCCTATCTTTAATTATATTTTCGTTAATAACATAATTAAGTTCAGTCTGCAATTCTTGAATCCATGTGTATATCTGTGCATTGACCATTTCCAAGTTATGTTGTCCACCTGCAAATGTACCCGTAGAAGATGCACCTAGTAATTGAGCTGCAAAACCTAAATCCAAAGCAATTTTATCTGTTAAATCACCTTCGTTTTTACTATCAAAAATATCAGTTGTACCAACATCAAGAGTATCTATCTTTGTACCTGCTGATACAGTAAAGAAAGAAGTACCACCACGATTATTTTTTGTCATCACAGCTTGCTTAACTTTATTATGTTGATCTTCCTGTTGATTTTTTGTTAATGCACAACTTCCTTTATCTTTACCTTCTGGAAGAGTTTGGACTACTATACGATTGTTCAATTCTTTCAAAACATTACGCTTTGTATCAACAAATTCATTCTGATAAAGAATATCTGCAATAGCAGCAATAGCAAGTGGTCTACCCCAAGGTTCACTAATTTTGCACTTAATCTTATGTGCAATAGTACGTTTATTATCTAATATGAGCCAATTATTACCTGTAAAATTTCCCTTTTCCCATTGTAAGTATCCATTACGAATTTCAGAAGGGTATTTTTTCAGCTTACGATTTTTCTCTTCTTGAGTTATGCACTTTTCATCAAAATATCGCATATTAAAAGCAATAACATTTCTGTTGTTTTTTCTACCTACAATTTTTGTGTACTCATATGGGAGTGAGATAATAGAAGCATTCATACCCATATCACATAATTCAACGATATTTTCAACATCATAATCAGACAGTGCTTTTGTATTATCATTTGGCTTCTTAGTGACTTCAAAATAATAAAAACAGTTACCTTCGTTCATATCAGTGAATAAAGCATCCCTAATAAATTGTTTATCATTAATATTTTCAAGAGTAGACAACATTAAGTCTTTATTCTTGTTTAGTTTGGTTTTACCGAATAATCGTTTTTTACCATAAACAACTCTATCCAAGCATGGAAGAGATACCATATAATCAATTGAGTTTGTTACAACACCTTCGCTATTATAGACAAACATTGCAAGTCGCCTTGTTAGGTCATGATTTGCAATTGGATCTTTAACAATAGAGCGAATTTCTTCTGGTGTGAATTCATCATATAGGTTACAACCAAAAATATCTGTAGAAGCTATTGAACCAAAATAACTATTGTATTCGTAAGTATGAGATGGTGTGGTAGTCTGATTAGACTGAGATGTTTGAGTTGAAATTGTTTCTGATATATTTATAGAATTTATTTTTTCATCTATTTGCGATTTTGGAGGACGACCTCGTTTACGCTTTATTTGTTCTTCTGGCAATGAGTGCCTCCTTTCTAAAGTGTTTTAATTTTTATTAATTGATAAGAGTGCAATAATCGTAATCACTTGAACTTGCACCAATCAAGTCATTTTCAAGTAAATCAAAGAAATATGAACCATATGAACAAGATGTATACCTATCTTTACGATTCTTACCTTGTTCATGAATTTTAATTATACCTGTCTGTGGCATTTTTTCATAATTTAATTCTGCACATTCACTTATCATTGCTTGGGTTTCAAGAAATGGATTTTCATATTCCATTTGTCTATCCAAATCAACCTCATTGATATAATCCGTATTTTCAGCAAGTATTTCTTCTTTTGCAGTATTGTAATTAACAAGAAAATCAATTTTATTTTCATTAAGATTTTTTCTAAATCCAATAGCAATATCACTATTAAGTTGCTGTGTTGCATTAATAGCAAATATACAAGCTTTTGCATTTGGATCTTGACATACCTTTGCGTACTCATCGTTATTCATGCAGCGTAGTGGAGAATATTCCAATCCTCTGTCTTCATCATATAAAACTTTTTGTAATGAATAAAGAATCTGAAGACCACCATTTCTTACATCCAATACTATATAGTCAGCATTAAAATCATCATATAATTGACGAATCCTTATTGCTTGTAATGTTGTATCACCTATTTGATTTGATTCAATATATGGATACTGTCTTCTATATCCCTGTTTGACTTCAACTGTGTTATTTTCTGATTCATAAGTCATAGATTCTGGAATACCACGAATACAACTGTAAACAGAGTTATCATTTTGATCGCCAGCAACAAATGCTATATCACAAGAAATTACTCTTATTTCATTATCTTGTTTTGAAATAGCATATTTGTTTCGTTTATTCATTTTTATATCTAATATATTACGTGGATAAAATACATGTTTTAAAACCTGACGATTCATTAACATAGAATAAGTAAAATATGATGATAGAGAACCTTTGACTCGAAGATTTAAGAATTCTATTTTCCAAGTAATAGGATCTTGCTTCTGTTTTTCCTTTAGCATCTGTTTCATGGTTTTTAAGTGATGCTTCAACGTAATACTTTCATCAAAAGTAAGCAAAACCGAACCATTATGTTTTTGCATCCCATTATATGCTTGGTCTACGATATTCCACATCCAGTGCCCATCATCAACCCATGATGAACTTATGTAAACATCCACTGGATCTTCTTGTAAATCTTTATTTTCTCCATAAAAAGGGTTTAACATATACGGTTGATTACGCACTGTCTGGAAAGGAGAAATAACGGAATCTTCAATTTTCTTATTAATTTGACGAAACTCTTCTCTGACAATTCCTGTACTTCTAAGTCCACGGGCATTTTCATTTGCTACAAATACTGTAATCTTAGAACCATTTTTGAATTTCACAAAAATATTATTATCACTTGTGCTCCAATCTGCAATTTCAGCACGTAGCGGTTTACTCCATTCACACAACTCATCTATAATCTTATCCGAAACAATGAGTTTTGCTTGTTTCTTTGTGGCTGATCCTATACGGAACTTTGTACCAGGGTAAAGGATACACCTACAACAAGCATATAAAGCTATAATGAAAGATTTTGCATCATTTCGACTTGCTATGATACAAATAAAGTTTGATATACCCATAAGATATATCGCTAATTGCTGATATAAATAAAGGGATAGCTTAAGATAATCTTGAACAAATCTATGCATATTTCTACGCCAGAACGTACACCATGCAATCATATGTAGTACATTATTCGGATTGCTAAGATAGTGAGTAGATGGGAATTTTTTATATAATTCCATTTGGTTTTTATCAGCGGGATATTGATTACTCATCGTCATCACCACCATTTTCAGGAACATAGAATTCTTTGTCTCTTATTTCACTTCCTGTCATTATATTTTCCATAGGTCTGCAAACGTGTCGTTCAAAATAATTTCCTATCTCATCATAATCTTCATATAATTTTTTATCCTTATAAAATTCTTCTGGTGTAAACTGTGAAATAGTAGCAAGTGTAACTCCAATAGTCTCATTATTACTATTGTCTTTTTCCTCAATAGTTTTTAATCCAGCTTGTTTAAATGTTTTACTATATTGTTCAACAAGTGTGGCATACTCTTTAGAATCGCCATTCTGTAATGCATGTATTTTTAACATATTGATGTTGCATAAATCTCGAATAAATATTTCCTGATTAGAATCGGCATTTGGATTATTTTTCTTGAGCATTCTCCAATGTTCATCAAGATTTTTATAATCCATTTCAGTAAATCCAACTCCCCATCTATCAACAGCAGAAGCAGAAATAGTAGATTCTTCTGATTTCGCCTGCTCTCTCGAAGTAATGATCTCGTTCTGTTTTTGTGTATAATAATTTTTTAATGAATCAATATAAGTTTTTCTCCCATCACAATTCAGATTTTTCTTTGCTGCATAATGAGAAATACGAGAACGAGAACGATGACCACTATAAGTTTCCATAGAAGCAGTAAGTGCTGCAATATCATAATTCCAACCTGCCCTCTGACAAAAATCTTTCATTGCGTGTTCTTCATTATTTGAATATAATGCAGTCATTTGTTCAACATAACGATCAGTACACTCCTTACACCAAGGTAAATAACCGCCATTAGCCTGAAACAATACATCATTACTCTTTTGAAAATAAGACTCTTGTTTTGAATAGCCACGACCACAACAAGAACACTTAAAATTATGTTTCTTTTCATCAAATGCAATAGGAGATCTTGGTATTTTTATATTAACATTCGTATCAATAATTGGAGTAGCATTCATGCTTTCAATTATCTTTTCATTTTTTGTTTCTTTTGGCACGAAGCCACACCTCCTTTTATTCCAACATAAATAGGAGAGTAGCAGTAACCACTCTCCTTAAAAATGAGCATAAAAATAACAGCTATAATTAAGCTGTTTTCATCAATTCATTGTTTCTAAATTTTACTTGATGCATTTTAGTTAGCATATTCTTTCGTTCGGTAAATCCCATATTCATCAAAAGTAATACCTGATTCTGTTCTTCCAAGAACAATAACTCTTCATTATGTTCTTTCTTCAAATAATCACGAATTAACTCATTGATTGCAACACCATATTCAGACTTTAATTGCTGAGAAGTTTTACCAGAAACAATAACATTTAACATGTCTGCTTCAACTGCATATTCTGAACGACTTGCATGATGTCCCCATATGCGATAGCACCAAGCGTCAATCTCTTTTGACATTTTCTTATATTCAACTTTCTCAGGATCACGTATTGCAAGCCAATTTTTATTATCAGATACAATCTGTTCCATAAGTATAAAATATCGTCTGCATAACGAACCTGACTCCGTGTTTTCCATCATTGAAACGTTCTTTGCACAATCTATTGTCAGAAGATATTCTTTGGTTGTAATGTTAGTATTTTCGGCTTCGACAGTTTTGACGAAGCTAGTAAAATCAATGGATTCGGTAAATAATTTATGCTTATTGCCATCAGATGTCTTAACTACCTTATTAATAATTTTTCGATTAATCCAATGCGAAAAATCTCCTTGTGGCTTATCTAATTGTTCCCACAATAAACGAGCATCAATAGAAAACTGTTCAACATTATTGTTCTCAATTAATACAGGTAATTTCTTTTGATATTTCATTACCAATTCAATTTCTTCTTCGTTACGACCAATACGTTCCAATTCTTTTCTGCTAAATTTAGTAACCATTTAATTCTCCTTATATGTTTGTAAAGCGTCTCACCTTTACTTCTTCCTCTCTGTCGTACACGCATCTCACCGTGTAGCTCATTCGCTGTCATATAAGGTAGAGGACTATTCTCACTTTCCTCAAATTTTCTCTGTCGCTCATTTTTTCAAACAATACAAAAAAGAAGTCACTTCATACGAAATGACTTCTCATAATTTTCAATATTAAATTTCCAATGAAAGTGCAAATTCTTGACACTTATAACACGCCCTGTAGGAGTCGAACCCACATCTCTCAGATTTGGAGTCTGATATTCTAACCAATTAAACTAAAGGCGTATATAATAAAAGAGCCATCTCCAAAGGAAATGACTCTTTCTTTAAAATATTTACCAATCAGTCGCCAAACTGATTATAACTGTATAGGGCGGTAGGGTAGTGATGAACTACCAGGGATAGAACCGTATGTGCACCACAGCAAAATCCTTCGACATCAGGCTTACCGCATAATACTCGGTATGGGATTCGAACCCATGTTATCCGATAGAAAGTCGGAGGTCTTTGACCACTTGACTAACCGAGCATATTTAGGGTGGAAGAGTACCACCCATTATTTTTTACAGAGTATATTCTGTAGTTCCTTCAAAAGTATTATTCAATGCACGAATTTCAGCCAACTTCTCAGTAACAGCCTCCTTAACTTTCGTAGCAAATAATACACACTGAGCCTGTGCATACAGTTCCTTCTTATCGAGAACAGTATTTAATACTGTATCAGGATATTTTGTTACATCTCTTTCAAAATGAAATGCTAAATCTTCATTGATAAGTTTTCTCTCATTTGTTACATCCGTAATCTCCAATTCAACAATAGTAGAATCGTCTTTTGGATCTGTTGTTACTTCTGGAACACCATTATTAAGTTTGATATTTCCTTTGAACTGAATTTTACTATACTCGATATACTTATTGTAATTTGCAAGTAATTCTTTTTCCTGCTCACTTGTCAAATCAGCAGTGCCAAGACTTGTAACCATAATGTCTACACTTGCAATATCATTTTCTACATTAAATTTCTGATCTAATTTCATGAATTTGTACCCTCGCTTTCGTTTGTAATTATTTGGTTGTATGCGTCTTTGAAACTGATTACTAAATCTCTTAAAGTATCTTTATCAATAGTACAGTCCAAATTGCTCATATCAATATTTGGATTTGATACCGTAAATTCCAATGTGTTTCCATTTGGTGCAAATAAAACTTCCACAGATTCATTAAGTAGAAGAGTAATAGAATCAATTTTATTTCCATTATTCGATGTTACTCGTTTTACTTGACCGACTTTTAATCTATCATTTTCAATAGATAATCTACTTGCCATTATACATACTCCTTTCTTTTATTTTTTCATTTTCCTTTTAATCATTGAATTGCGGAAGCAGGACTCGAACCTGCATACTCTTGGTTATGAGCCAAGTGAGCTTCCATTGCTCGTCATTCCGCTATGATAATTAGCATAAAGCACTAACTAGCTGATATTGGACTGTACACATCCAGTTTATAAATTAGACACACTAGGTATCCATGCTTTTCAAAATCACTTTAATCAGATTTACTTGCTAACCAACGCACGAGAAGGAGATTACTACCTGTGTCACCCAAAATATATTGCGCTTATATAGTGACACTCCATATTTATCTGTCTTTCCAGATGTCAGACCGCCCAGTAGTCATTCGCTATTGTCTATCTCAAAAATTCAGAAAAGAAACTAGCGATAATTTCATTTCATATAAAAGCCTAATAGACATTGGTTTTTAATATTTAGACCACAAGCTCGAAAGACACTGTAGTACAAACTTGAATTTAATGGTTCTCATTAACGCAGAGAAGCACGATCACTTCTATGGTTGATATTGACCGTTTTAGGACTTACAATGCTATATGAATAGTAAATGCCAAAATATGTTAATCGTCTACTAAGGCAAGACCTCTCCATAACACCGCCAATAAGCAGTAGCAGTGGGAAGTTTTAGACCATTCCAAAGGTCAATAATTTCGCAAACCGACCTTTATATTTATGTCACATATCGGTCAGTGACAGCCACTTGCAAAAATCTATCAACGGATTGACAGATCACCCTCACTTCTTTTGGATGTGTGCAGCTTGTTATATTTTATTTATTCTCTACATTGTTGTCACTTCTTGGCTCAAATATCACGTTACCATGCTTTCTTGTTGAGATTTAATTGTTGATGTTAGACGAAGGCTTCATTGGGATTGCTTAAATACCTTCTTTTTCAGCTTCTTTCTGTAATTCTTGTTGCTTAAACTTTAGAATTTTTAATTTTTCCCTTAAATCAGCCTTAGAAGCAGGGCGTACATAGCTCTGTGAAGTTACTGAAGTTGATTTGTGGTTCGCCCATTGTGAGGCAAGATTTAAATCACCAGTATCTTCATATATTTTATTGATCGCTGTCTTCCTCATGCAATGACAATGAAAGTCCTCCAAGCCAATAACTTTACCAATTTTTCTCATTCGGTCATGAATCATGCCTTGTGTCCAAGGAATCCATTTGTCCTTATATTTATGAATAAATAGAGCATCGCATTCAAGATGATCATAATCATTTGTTCTCATGGCTAACCATGTTTCAAGCATATCCTTACATGTACTGTCAAACGAAACTTCCACACGATATCCTTCCTTCTCACGTATTGACTCAAATACCATATTATCTAAGTCAAGAGAGGATACAGTAAGTTTCTCTAATGCACCAATTCTATTAGCGGAGAAGAGTGCGATTTCAAATAATAACTGATCTTGTATTGTCCATTTATTATTCTCTGTCCTATACAAATCTGCTCTAATAGCTGCAATCTGTTCATCATTTAAGAAATAATGATTAAGAATCTGTTCCTCGTTAGCTTTCTTCATTCTGTCAAGTTTACCATCAAAAGGATGATATTTAACAAATCCACGCTTCATAGACCAAATATAGAATGAACTTACGGCAGAAATCTTCATATTGATTATCTTCTTATGATTCATCAATGTTTCCTGACAGAAAAGCATATATGCTTCCATAATATCAACTGCATTTTCCATAAATTCATCAGAATATAAATCTAATTCACCATAATTTTCTCCTAACCACATGAGAAAATGTCGGAACAATCCTCTATATCTCTTGTATGTTGTATCTTTTACATCTCGATTTTTGATGATATTAGACTGTAAATATTTTTCATATTTCTTCCAGTTCTCTTCATAAATAAATTTCTCTTTATCAGGAGTGAAATATTTCACCCTTGTTATTTTCTCTTTTGACAATATTTCAGCCTCCTTTTTTAGTTAATTATTTTATTAGTGGGCAGGGTGTGATTTGAACACACAATGTTTACCATGTAGGTCACGGTTTTACAGACCGCTTGCTTCAGCCATTTGCATACCTACCCATACAAAAAGAGTGTGCAGTATACACTACACACTCCAAATAATCTAAAATCCAAAAGCCTTTAACATCTTCTGAATATCTTCATGACTCAATTCATCACTAGAATAATAAGAATAACTCACATAAGAGTCACCATCTGATCTACTGGCAGTAAATCCGTGAGTATTTACATCTTCATCTTCGGAAGTATGTAAATAAGTTTCATTAGGACAATTACAGTCCTCACAATCACCATCGCAATCGCAATCATTATATTTATTGCCAATTTCCACTTCATAAACTTCATCAGCTTCAATCTTTGGAATAATCTTAGAATTGCAATCGTCAAAAATATATACAACATCAGCTTCAACAAAGATGTACTTATCATCTCTCTTAACAGGTTCACACCAAATATCGTCATCTAATAAGCTGATAACGAAAGAGTCGTCATAACCATCCCATTCAGGATTACCAAACTTATCAATAAATGCAATACCATATCCGATTCCAACGAGTTCACGAATAATCTCTTTTACATCTTCATATTTAGCAACAACGTCTATTGAGTTGTATTTGTCATCAGATTTTATTCTGTCGTATGTATCTGAAACAGCACAAGCAAAATCTTCATAGTTTTCAAAATGTAATGTTTTTATAATAATCACAACCTTTCAAATTAAGCGTTCTTTACGGCATCCTTTAATGCCTTGCCTGGCTTAAACTTAGGAGCCTTTGAAGCTTCTATATGGAGTGACTCACCTGTAAGTGGGTTTCTACCTTCTCTGGCAGCTCTTTCAACTACTTCAAATGTACCAAAACCAACTAACTGAACCTTGCCACCTGCTATAAGTTCATCAGTTATTGATTTTATTACACCATCAACAATAGTAGTTAAATCCTTCTTTGATACATTTATATCAATATTTTCCTGTGTCTTTGTAACTAATTCTGTCTTATTCATAAATAAAAAAATCTCCTTTTAATCATTATTAATATTTCTAACACTTTTCAATAATAGTGTCGATTTAATCTAAAAGAGGGTAGCAACCAATATGGTCTACTCCCTCAAAAAATCTTATTCAACCCAAAGCTGAACCTTATCAATATATCTACCAAAACAACCAGCATATCCGTCCTGTCCATTTACAGTTTGATCATCTATCTGAACAGGGTAATATTCGTCCATACCCTGTGGCGATACCTGTATATATAGACACTTGTATTCATAACCATCAGGTGTATAGAATACTGCTTTTAATGCGTCAATAGGTGTTCTACCGTTACCTGCGTAACCATTTTCGTCATCATTGATGTCATAACCATCAACTTCTGGAAGCCAATCGCCATTAAGTAAGTGAACTTGATATCTCACATAACCTTCACTAACGCCAATGGCAATACCTGTAATTGCCTGATCATCATTGGCACCAGCCCAATCATCTCTATCATGAACTTCATCCCACCAACGATTTGTCTTAGCCCTATAGTAAACATCAACATGACCTAAATCATTAGTTCTACCACCTGTAGTTTCATTATTATCCGAACAATCTTCACTTGAATCTTCTGATACTACTTCGCCTGTTAAAGCTTCGACTATAGCATTGGCACAAGCTTCAGCATTCCATCTGTTTGCATCATCTCTGTCATCCACGAAGCAACATTCAATTAAGATAGCAGGAGCTTTTGTGTTTCTAAGAACATAAAGTCCTGGATTGGTTTTAAATCCTCTGTTTCTTATATCAAGCTTCTTGGATATTGCCTGACATATCTTTGAACCTATTTCCTCTGTTTCGTCATCATATCCATACACTTCTGTACCGCCAGTAGAATCATCACCTTCGTAATCATCTCTACCAGAGTTAAGGTGTATAGATATATCTAAATCAACATTATGTGAATTACACTTGCCAACAATTGTTGCTAAACAACCATTCTGCGATGTATTTTCATCACAAGTGCAATCGTAAACAGTATGTCCAAGGTTTTCTAATTTGGCAATTACAGCATTCTTAACAATTCTATCTTCAACAGACTCCTGTAAAATACCAACCGCACCATAAGCACCCTCATCCTGCGGACAGTGACCTGCATGTACATTATATGTAGACATTATATATTCCTCCTATATAAAATAAATAAAAATAAAAGAGGGTAGTACAAACTATCCTCGTAAGAACAAAATATAATTAACTAAGCTGAATGTCCTTTATCATTTCAACTTCGTTATCTTTTAAAATTGCTATTGTTTGAGATGCTACACTACTACAATAAAAATTTTTGGAAAAATCATTAAATCCGCTTAAGCAGCCTGTAGATATAGCATATCTACCATGATTTTCTGACTGAATGGAAAAATTGTGGAGATGTCCACTAAAGATTAAATCATAGAACTGATTATCACTAGAAATAATTTTTGCAAGATTATATCTATCATTTTTATATTTATCACCATGAATGAATTTACAAGATAAACCACAAACAGTAATATTTATTTCAGAATCATTATAGTTTGTATTTAATATAGAAATACGTTCACATCCACTTACATCAACCAAGTCTTTAATATGTTCAGTAATAAGCACATTTGCATTATCACCTTCATAATTTTTTTTCTTATCACCTGACATGCGATCATGATTTCCAGCAATACCACCGAATATAACATTACAATCTTCAGCTAAAGCGACTAATAGTCTATATATGAGTTTAGTAGCCTTATGTATCTGCATAGATTGTAAAAATTCACAATTATGTGCTTGTGTTTCTCTCATATATGAATTCTCAATCATATCACCTGTTGATATAACTAGAACCTGACGGATATTATATAATTCAATATACTTCTTACATTCAGAAATATATTTGTTTATTCTTTCATTTGCAATTTCCCAATTAAAATTATTACCATTACAATTGTTGATTATATAACCAATATGCCAATCGGTAATATGACATATCATAGTATAATCAGATTCTTCTTCAACAGAAGAGTACATATATTTAGGAATTTCCATTGAGAAATTATTATCTTTCATATACTGTTTTAATTCGTCTGCAACTGTAATACAAGGAACTAAATCTCTTTTTAACTTATTGAGTTTCAATCTATCATTATGTATTTGCTGTTTAACAATATATTGTTCACCTAATACTTCTTTAGCATCATCAAGAGTAGTACTTTTTTCTGTTATGTTTTTAGCTTTTAAATATTCTCTAACAAAATAATTGCCAAATATGGTCTGACTAGCCTTTCTGACGCTATCATAATGACATTTTATATCATATTTATCCACTATTTCTTTCCAATCCATATCTGATATTCCAGACATTTTATTAGAAATTTCTTGTAAAACCTGTTCATAAGTTGATTGGGTTAGCCCATATTTTTTTAATTCTTCTTCGAAATTATAAATATAGTTCACCTACTCTCTATTCTTCATTAGATTCAACAGGTTCATCGAGTTCACTTTCCTCTTTTACCTTCACATTTATTTCAACACTGCCACCGTTAAATACTGATAGAAGAGTAGCAAGTTTCTTTTCTCCACCATCTACTTCAACAGTCATATTATCTGTGTCAATGATACCTGCAATCTTCATAGAAGTCTGCTTGGTTTCCTTAAAAACAAAATTTGCCATAATCCTTTAAATCCTCCATAAAATTAAAAATTCCCACCAGAACGCTTTCTGCCAGGATTGTAATAATTATCTTTTTTACCTTTTTGTTTTCGAGTGTCTAATTTTTCTGAATTTTATCACGATATTTCACATCATTACTTAATCTATACATACTAATCAGAGTATAGTTTCGTGTATTTAGTGGAATTTTACTATTACATACATTATATATTACAGTCTTCACTAACTGTTTACTTTTCAGATGTGTATGATAATCGCCTTCAATGTCAGTACGTGTTACTCGAAATGTTCCATCTTGTAACTTATCAATTGCGAAATCTTGTTCATTCATAGGCAGAACCTACTTATTTACTTTTTCTAAAACAGTCATATTCTTCATTCATAAGCTCCTTAAACAAAAATCAAAAGAATTAGGCAATTAAACCCAACTCTCTTGATAAAATTTGTTCTATGTTATCAAAATCCCAATAAGGAATTCGTAGTAACCTAATGTTTTTATCAATGCAATATTTATTTTTTATATCATCTCTTTTTTTTACTAAATTAAACCTATTAACATTGTTTTCAGGGTCTTTACTGTACCTTGATGGGTAAAAGTGTTGTTCACCATCAAACTCAATAAGAAGCATTGGGTTATCTTTATCATCTAAAATTGCAAAATCAAATTTTAATTTCTTTTTATATACACAATCATTAAAACAATATTGTTGTTTAAATTTTATATCATTTTTAGATAAAAATTGTTGGATTGTATATTCACCTTTTGAGTTTAAACACCCACAACTCTTCGTTAATCCATTTTTTAAGTTGGAAGCTAAAACTTCTTTTTTATTTCCACAATCACATTCGCATAACCATTTTGATTCTCCAATATATTTTATAGTAGTTAATTTACCGAATTTTTGATTTGATATATCTTCATAATAAAAAGAGTTACGTTGCAAACAACCACAAGAGCGTGTTTTACCACTAGACAAATTTTTCATTTTAACATCAATATAATTACCACATTCACATTTACAGTGATACATACGATGGTTATTTTTTCTATCAATTTCATAAAGAACTGTTAATTTCCCGAAAATTTTACCAGTTAAATCATTTAATTTTCTATTTGGATTAACGCAATCTATAGTTTGCAAATATTCATCAAATAAACAACCGCAAGATTTTGTATTGCCGCTTCTTAAACTATATCCTCGTATATTAATATAATTTCCACAATCACATTTACATTTCCAGACAGCCTCATCTGTTTGAAATGTATAATCATTACTTTTTTCAATAACAGTTAATCTTCCAAATCGTTGTCCAGTTAAATCAATTGTGTTTTTAATAGAAATTTTTTCTCTAGCAAAACATCCACACGATGTACTCTTTCCATTTAATAGACTATATTTTTCTACATTCTTCTCTTTTCCACAATCACAAATACAACTATAATATTTATGGTTTTTTATTCTAAATTCTTCACCGTTTACAGTCCAACGACCAAATTTTTTACCAATATTAATTTTATTTTCCAATTTTAGACCTCCATAGTTTTCTACATAATTATTCTCCATTAGAAAAGTGGTCTAACCTAACTTGGCAGACCACTTGTTTAACATAATATCTAACTTTTCATCTTTTATATAAACCCAAAATCGCTGTTGAGAATTTGGGTTTAGTGCACATAATTTGTATCTCAATCCATTATTTCGTAAATAATTACGGAGTGGAAGAGAGTAGCAACAGTACAATTCAACTTCCATAGTTTTCACCTCAACATATCATAATACTGTTCTTCAATATATCTTTTTTTTGACACCCCAGAAGTTCTGTAGTAGCCTACATGTTCGCCTCTGCGATCTACATATCCTCGTCTTGTGTTTCTAATTACACCTTCAGATAATAATTTTTCAATTTCATTTTTTGAAATGTACTTAATAATTTTCACTTCTTTCTTGATTTATTTCCTGCCTAATAGCAGAAGAGAGTGAGCCATGTGGGGTTCGAACCTACGACACCTAGATTAAAAGTCTAGTGCTCTACCGACTGAGCTAATGGCTCAAAGAGAAAATCGGCAACCATACTACAAGATTTGTAGCACAGCCACCGATTATAGAAAGGTAAGGTACAATATGAATTACAAAATCTATCGGATATTTAAAATAGAACTGAAAATGTCCTCATAATTTCAATCAATTTGATATATCTATACGAATATAGATAAGCTTTATAATTATTAACAATTAAAAATTGTTCATTCTTTTATAATATTTTTATATCACTAATTATACTTTCAGTAAGTTTTAATTTTATTAAGAATCTTCATGACACGTATGACAAAATATCAAATTTTCAATATATCAAACTGACAAAATTACAAAATAACAAAGTAGCAAATAACAATACATATAACGACCTTTAAAGTAATTTTCCTCAAACATACAGGAGACTCAATAATACAATATTTATGAAATATTCTTGATTTTTGTTTATATGTAATATTTTGCATTCTAAACAATGCATGATTTACTCTTTTTAATATTATATGGCTAATATCCAGCCTTGCAGCATTATAGTTCATCTGCATCTGAACCGATTGACAATTATAAAAATCAATCTCAGCCCTATTAAAAATATCCGATAGAAGATTAGTGTGGGAATTAACCCACAACCAAATCCTCAAAGGAATCATTTACATCAAATAATGGTGTAAAATTAACCTGTGTTGTGATTTCAATTTCATCAAGTTTTGAAGAAATCTCATCACATTCTTTATTATATTTCTTAATCAGACCTTTGACGCTGTTTCGGTCAAAATCAATGGATGTTTTAGAAATAATCTGGTAAGAGTAAGGTTTCTGCTCATTATTAATATCAAATTTATAATCCTTTCCCATTGACTGTGTTTCACTAGGCTTAATAGAAACGATTGAATTTAGTGTATTCACAAATGACTGTTTCTTTTTATTCATAGCAACAGCATTGTCAATATTAATTTCTGTTCTCGCCTTTGCATCTGCGATTGATGAGAAAAGTTTTTCCTTCTCATTAATAACCTTAACCACAAAGTCGATTATATCATTTGGCTTAAAATCTACATCATATGGTTTCTGAACCGCAATTTTCTCATCCTGTGCATCTGGATTAGCCTTAGAGCGTAAGTGATTTTGTTCTGTAGTTGTTACAAATCCTTTATTTCTAAGATATGTGTCTGCTGTCATTAACAGACGGTCAAGATAGTTTGCATAACGATATGATTCCTTTAAATTCATGTTTATTTCTCCTTTTGTTCCAATAATGTGTTTACTTGTTACACTATTATATTCTCTGTTTTATCAGCCAAGAAAAGCTGATTTCATTCTAAATTATTATGTAATTCTTTTACAGAATCCTTAAAATTTCTGCTAAAGTCAGCAGATAAAAATAACATATCGTGATTATTTATATAACCTTTTAAATTAGACTGAGCTTGCTCAAATGGTATAAATCTTGAAGTTACCTTTAGTCCTGGAAATAATTTTATTTCTACATAATTATTCCTATCACCAAACTTATCCTTTACCACACTACCCAACGAATTCAAAATAAGCGTAACGTCACGTATAGAGCAACCAGTTTCTTCACAAATGTTATTTATTATATCTTTTTGATTATAATATTTTTTTTCTTCTTGTATTGCAATTCCTCCTTTGCTATAATAGCAGACATAGAATTTTACAATAGAGTAGGGCAGTAATTAAAAAATAATAGATAGAAAACTACCCTCTCCTATGTAAAATAAAAATATGCAGTACAGCTAGAGCCGTAATTAGCTGTCGATTTCGCATTTTGCCTGTTTTTTTGTAATTTTGAAGCCAATATCAAACAATTTAACATCAGCACCATTTTCTTCTAATTGGGAAATTTCATGTTTCGACTGGATAATAGCTTTATTGAAACTATCATTGCCACAGAGATACATAATTTCTAATAAAAGATTTTTGATTTGAGAATTCTCTTTATCTTCAAGAGAAGAGAGCAGACGATATAATGTAGAAAATCCAATTGTTTCATCTTCAATGTCGGAAATAAGGTCTTCTCTTAATTTATTCGCTTTTTCATTTTTATCTTCTTTTGTATCTGAGTCAGAAGCGTAAATATTTTTTCTTTCATTTATATATCTTTTTAAAATACTATAAATTTTATTTATTTGTTTTTGATTTACACGATTTGTTCTAAATAAAGAGTTATCTAATATAGATCAAAATGGTAGCCAATCCTTTTTATATGGATTCTTAATTTTGAATCCATTAATAATGGTCTGTAAATAGTCCATTGAAGTGTGACATTTACAATAATGTTTCTTATCAGGATTGTAATATCCTTTTTGTTTAGAGATATGAGAGAAGAAGTGTGGCATACGTTTCTTACCTCTTACTAATTCGCCTTCTTCATTCTCTTCATACTCACGCAAAAGTTCATCATACTTTTCACGTAGTTTATCTAACTCTTTACCGTTGTTGATAATAAATTCTTTCTTTGCCTTATCAATTTCAATTCCAGACATTACATCTAATTGACATATATCATAATATAACTCCTTAATATCATTATAAGTAGCACCATGATACATCTTATCCCAAAGTAAAGAATTTAATTCCTGAGATAGATTAACAATCTCACCGATTTTATTTACAGATGTTTTAATGTCAAGATCTGCTTGCTGTTCTGGTGTATAATATCTTTTTTTCTTTGTAGAATCAACATTCGCAGTTGGTGTTTTAAACAACTGATAATTTCTTTTAGCTGCACGAATGAGCTTTTCATTATCTGTCAACATTACTGTATCACTATCGAAGTCAGCACCCGATAACCTCTGCAATACATTTTCTCCAATAGAATTAATACACACAATCTCATTTGTAAGATTAAGATAACAATCTATCAATTTATTCTCCGTATTATATGGAAGCCAAATGTTTCCCATTGTAACATGAGGTGAACGACTGGCAAGAAGAGTTTTATTATATTCAAAGCGTGTACTATGTATATTACCAATTCCAATTTGACTTTTTCCTTCAAACTTACCAATTGATTGCTGTAACATCTCTATTGGATTACCAAGAAGAGTAGAGTAGTTACCATTTACATAGATATGCCCATTTTTGAGATTTTTGTAATATGATGCCAATAAATCATGTAAAAAGTCTTGATAATATTTAGTTTTAGTAAAATTATCATTTACACACATTAAATTATAAACCACATCATTCTTGCTACTCATAGGTTTATCCATAGGTGACATTTCATCAATATCAGGATATTTAATGTAATAACGTACAACTTCTGGTCTATCTCTAAGCATTTGTGCAAAGTCAAGCGATTCCTGCAAAAATTCTCTTACTTCATCTTTGGACATCTGAAGGGTATTGAGCAACTGATAATGAGTCTGTACTAAGCGACCTCCAAAGAAATGAGTTTTCTTATCATGCTTTACAACACCAAAATCAGGATATAAGTGGTTAAGCCATTCATCCCATGTACTAAATTTCAAATATTTAATACTGTTAGGTGTGGTAATTAACTTTACATCTTCAATTCGTGTAGCTCTTGTTTTACCATTAAGCTGAGACACATCCGTTATATTATTATCTTTGAACCATTGTTGGATATTACAGTTGAAACAACAAGATTTGAACATTAGATTTCTAAGTAGAAGCATACCATATTCTGAATAATCACCAAATAGAGATATATCCATAAGAGACTGACCATCCCAAATTGTATTTGTAATTTCACAATTCTTTTCAGTAGTTTTAAGCCATCCGTCTTCATCATGAGTCTCGATTACGTCCTCATTAAACACGCTGTCATAATCATCAATTAAAAGAATATTTTCTGGTTTAATTGGAATGGTATCAATAATGCTACTAGATGGGAGAGCAATATATCCCTCATATGCAGCTAAATCAATCGGATCTCCTTGGTTATATTTAAGACCACCTGAACTGAATTTTATAATCGGTTCATATAAATCTTCTCTGATAAAAAGACATTTACCAACTCTTGCAGAGCCAGTAGAACGTTTCATACGACAATATTTAATACCATTACATATAAATCCATCTTTATACAACTCAGTTCTAAGTTCTGCATTTGTCTTTATAGTCTTCGGTTCACCTTTTTTATGGTATTGAGTTTGAATCTCTTTAATAACAGTTTTATCCTTTTTATCATAGATATTTACCTGCTTTTTAACAAATGGCTTTGGTATATCAGTTGGGTTTTCAATTTTTTCATTCGTCTTAATTCCAACAATTTCACCTTCGCTATTTTTAGCAATACCATCTTTAAAAGACAGATTTCTATAATCATATCCAAGCCTGACAAAAGTATTTTTGTTCATCTGATTCCATTCTTTTACAGAATACTTAAACGTGAGATTAATTACATTTACAGAATAATCATGTTTTTTAATTCTAAATGAAAAATCATGTTTTCTGAATTTTCTATAATAAATATCCTTTAACTCTATAAGGTCTAAGCTATAATCAAGTGTATTGATAAATTTTCGTAAATTATACTGTCCATCTTTGAGCTTTAAATTATATCCTTCTGGATTTTCCTCAATGTAATGTGCTGATAAATAAATATCTTTTGCATCAATAGAGGGAATATATATATTATTGTTTGTCATCAGCATCTTTCTCCTTTAATTCCATTATCCTTAAATGATTATCACCAATCTTTCCTTGAACTAATAACTTATTCATTGCCTTTACAATACTATTAGTTATTTCAATTTCAGAAATGCTATTCAATAAATTAATATTAAATGTAAGGTGTTCAAACCAATGATTAAGAAGAGATATTTTAATATTTAAATATGTATTTCCCTCATTAGAGAAAACATCATAAATAATTTTCCATGACGATTTTTTACTACTATGTATCTGTTTTATCATATTGTCTATACATGGAGATAAATATTCACTTATATACTTTTCGTTTTTGTGTTCTTTTTCTTTTTTCTTCTTGATTTCCTCTCTGAGCGGTATTGTATGTTCGTTATAATATTTTTCCATTATTGGATGAAAAGTATTAAATACTTCTGTTTCTGTAATAAAATCATCCACAAGTAAGTGATATTCCCAATAAACAGTACCTTTAAAAATTATATGGTTATATTTTCTGAATAAGTATGTATTTTCTTTTTTATTATTACTACTATAACCAAATTCTTTATTAAGATTTCTGATAGTTAACCCAATATGTTTTAATCGTGCATTATCATAATCGTCTAAATCTGTATAATTATTTTCAAGAATATATCTTAACGATGAATGTTTTCCATACATTTTTTTACAAATAAATCTTTGATCTTCGGGGTTTAATAATTGAAAGGCATCAATTAAATCTGTCTGTACCGATTTATTAGTATAATATTCTTGAAGTTTTCTCCAAAACCAATCTAATCGTTCCCACTGAATTTTATACTCAATTAAGTCCGTTCTTTTCCAATAAGTTTTTCTTAAAGTAATCAAATCATCATAATCTTGTCTAACATAATGTTTTATAAAACATTCACCAGTAGAAGATGAGTAGATAAGTTTAAATTTAGGGATGTCTTCTGTCGTTACTTTAAGAAGTTCCTCATTCACATCTAACTCTAAAACATCACAACCAAGCTCATCCCATTTTTCAATATAATCATTTGTTTTCTTGTTTGTATTAGCAATTTCGACATAAAATTCCTGCCCATTTATAGTTTCTATAAAAATATCAGGACGATAATCTCCAAATTTGGTGTGAAAAGTCTTTTCAATACATGAGTTAGCAACCTCGTATATAGTTTGTCCAACTTTAAATTTACTATTTTTATCAAGCAGCCAAGTTTTATAAGCAAAATGAATCCTACTTTCTTGTGAACACATTCCATCAATATGATGAAAACATCTTTGTTTTTTGTATGTTTTATCTGGATTTTGTCCATTCCAAAGTTTGACTCTTCCTAAACAAATAGGACAATAAAGTACATCATTGCCACTTACATTGTAAACATTCTTCCAATCAGCATATTCACTTTTAGAATCCAATGCGTACATTAACTCTGGTTCATAATTGACCATATAAAAATCCTCCTTTTATCTTTATTATTTCCCACCATTATATTCTCCAAATGAAATTTCTATTTACTTACACATTATTGAAAATAAACAGGTACTTTTCCAACGCTAAATCTTTTCATAATTAGATAACTTATATACCCATCAACTAATTCAAAATTCCTGTCAATGATAATAGGACTAAGCTCACCATACTTAATAAAATTATTAAGTTTTCTTCTATACTTAAAATAACTAGGTGGGGTAGCAAGAAATATATTCTTAATCTTTATTTCACTAATAGGAATCCAATATTCAATACTTGTTTTATAATCAATATCAAAAAATATTCTTAATTTATTAACTATCATAATATCCTTCCTTTCCCATTTCGTTAAAATCATAACCTAACCAATTAACTAAAAAATCATAGCTAAATATACAATCTCGATGAAGATATTCACCTTCAGAATTAACTATAAATTCATCTCCATTAAATATTCCCTCTTTACAGTAACAACATATGTAATTACTTTTCCTATCTTCGTGTAATGGACATCTTTCAGCATGTCCAGAATCTCTTCTGCAATATTCACAAGCCATTTTCATACCTCACATTTTATTTTCTCATAGCAAAATCCATAATCTGTAGTGTAATAGATATGCTTAATTCCTAAATCTTTAATAGCTGCCATACAACTAGAGCAAGGACGACACATGCCAAACTCTTTATCAAATCTTGTTCTGAAAATATACAATTTTACTTTGGAAAAATTTATATTCAAATGACGAATAGAATTAAGACAATTAATTTCAGCATGTAATGTTGGTTTAATACCGTTCTTATTCCAAGACTTTCTATATCTGTTATAATATTTCTGTATAGGATGTGTTTTAATTGTATTACAACCAATTCCAATAATGTTTCCCTGGTAAACAGCTATACATCCTATATGAATTTTGTTGTAATCTGAGATGATGGCAGCCATTTTAGCTTTTTTGAAATATCTATAATCTGATTTACTTAACATTTCTCTCTAACTCAAACATGGCAGTTCCTCTGTCAATACAATCAAGTTCATATTTGTATCTGTCTATATATCTCTGAACATTTCCTCTTTCATTGAGCATTTCAATATATTTCACTAAATCATTCTTGATTGTTTTTATCTCAGAAGAAAACTCTATTTCAATCTGGTCATCCATAAGATCTAAATGGTCAATATCTGTCTGTTTAATGTAGAAAGTGGCTAAATAAGATTCTTTCTCTTTATTCCATTTTGCTAAAGCAACCACTGTGTAATTATTATGTAAGTCTACGCTAATACCAACATTAGCAATAATTTCGTATCTAAGCATGTACCGCTTCCTCCTTTAAATTCTGTCTTTCTTCACAAGCTCTAAGCTTTTTGTTATAATCTCTAGTTGTACATTCTCTCTTTTTTGTCTCGTCAAACTTAAAATCTGTGGCTATACGACTAGCAATATTAACTCCACAGCCACCGAAATCCGATTCGACTAGCTTGGGATAACATACAAGCTTATTCTTTCTCTTAAGTTCCATTGTTCTTGTCATTACATGTCTTTCTGTTTCCTTTGTCATAAATATTTGTTCTCCTTGTTAAATAAAATTTTTTGTTCATATCATCGCTCCTTTATAGTGTGATACGGTTTATGTGTTACTTTTATATATTCCCTTATTTATTTAAAAATTTGAGAATTGTCTAAAACATTCTCCCTTATCTTTGTATACATAGGTTAAATAGCCCTTATTTTGTAATTCTGTAACACGGTTTCTAAATTCTTCAACATTTATAATTCCATATTTATTCTGAGAATGGAATTGATAAAAATGCTCCATATTTATTTTTTCTCCAAGCTGTAAATAATATTTTTGTGGTTCTTTCCAATATTCTTCAACTGGAATATATTTTGGACTTATAAATATTTGCTCAACATCAAATATTTCTGTATCAACTCGATTTATTGAATATTTAGGGGATCGTTTTGGAAGTGTAAAAGATGGTTTATCTAAACAACGACAATCAGAGTTATATTTTGGATCATATTGTGCAATATAATATAATTCATATATATTTGTATCAGCTTGTGTTTTCATTGGATATAATTCAATTTTTGAAAAGTCACCATTTGTTCTTTCTCTTGCAGACTCACAAGCACGATCAAGAAGATGAAGATTGCTTTTACCAATATAAACTAGCTGATCATTATTATCATATATGAAATAACATCCAAAATTTTCTTCTTTAGGAATTATTGGTTTGTCATAAAATGTAATATTCCATTTTGCCATTTTATGATTACCTTCTAATATCTTAAAATAATGTGGGTAATAAATATCATTTTGTTTAGGTTTTTGATGTAAATAATATGAATCATATGATATATTCAATCCAAATGATTCAAATACCTCATCAAAAGAGATAATTGATGGATTATTTGTAAATTTTGCAATATTTTCATTACCCTTATTAGAAATAGAAGATAAATCTTGATATTTTCCATTTTGAGATAATGTAATCCAGTTATAATACTCGCTTGATAAATCAAGGATATTTTTTGTATCTTTTGGAAGATTCTCTATATATGTGAATATTTTTGATAAGTCTTTAATACTATCAATATAATCTTCAGAAATATCAATCTCATTATTCTTAAATATTTTTAATAGATAATTAACTAAATGCCTTCCACTTGTAAAATGCATTTTATTCTCCTTTTACTTTTGTTAAATATTTTATTTTGCCAGGAACATCCTCTTTGTTATATATTCTCTTCCCATATATTCTTTCCAACTCAATTAAAACAGTCTTACCTTCTAATTCATTTGGATTAAGAGCATATACATTTCGTGTAGGAACAAATACGCCTTCTTCTTTTTTATTCTCCACAAACATATCTCTTCTTATATAAATTAATTTATTGGATTCTAAAATAGATAATCCACTTTCGACAGTTGGAATAGAAGTATCTAATCCTTTTGCTATTTGTGATTTTGATGGAAATGAGATTTTAGCAGGTGTAATATCTCCTTGATAATCCATGATGTATTGTTTTATAAAAATATAAATACCTAATAAGATAGATTTGTTGATTTTAGATGAGATAGAACATATATTTTCATATTCAGAAATAGTAATCTGTACAAAATTATCTTCTGTAAAAAATAAATTATTTTCGTAAGATAATTGAATATGAAATAAATCATTTGGTTTAACTACAAATATATCTCTGTCACATTTACCATATCCTTTATTTATAATTTCAGTTTTTATGATTTCTCTAAAATCAGAGTAGATGGATTTATTATTTGTATTTGTGGAATAGCCAAACTCCTGTAATAAATCATTAAGTGTGAGAGTAACTTGTCCAAAAGTTTGAACGTGTTTTCTTAGATATAATATAATTAGATAGTATTTTAATCCTGAAATACCCTTATGATCTTTAATTTCTTTTTTAGAAAATCCAACAGAGGTTATCTGTTTGTCTTTTTCAGACAAGTAAATATAATTGTCGATTTTAATCACTCCTTTTTAATAAAAATTCTTTGGGAAAATTTTCACACAAACTTAATAGGTAATGTTAAATCTTTGGGAAAATTTTCCCAAAGGGATACTTAAGTTTGTGTGAAAATTTTCCCAAAAAGTAGGTATATAGTATAAAAGCATAATTAATTATATAAAAAAGCATAAATATATAAAAAAGTATAATAACTTCGTAAATGCTCTAACGCCCATTTACTCCGTAAAATTTTAATTGATTATTATTGGTTGATTTAGGTACATGGTGTTTTGGATTGATATTTTTTATTTAAGTACATATACGATGTACCTATGTGACATCATTCTCTATTTAATTCTTGAATTTCTTCTTCTGACATAGAATCCAATTTCTTTAATGCTCTTTCAATATAAATAAGTTCTAATAATGTGAAGTTATCTATTATTAATTTTGTATCATGGCTATTAATGATATCTACATAAATATGATTAGATAATTTCTTGGCAACGGATTCTCTTGTTCTTTTAAATAAAATTGGTTTCTTCATAATATCATTCTCCTTCTGAATTATTTTTCTCTTTCTAAAACAACATAATCAGCAAATTGATCATCAATATAAAATGCAGGTAACTTATTGTGGTATCTTTCATATATTTCTTCATCTGATATAAATACGACAAATTTACTATCACCTTGTCTTTCTTTTCTTAGTTGTTCTAGTTCAGTTTCATGTTTTCCATTTTTGACTGAACCTATTTTTTCCACAAATAGTACAATATCCAGTTAATCTTGTATGTCTATTTGTTTTCCCAACAAATGTCGAATAATATTGAATCAAGCATTCTTCATATTGATGTTTGTGTTTGGACTTATGATTGCTTTTTGAGATATTGCTTTTCTTAGATTTTTTATATTTGGGTATTTCATGTTCTTGTATCATAGATTACTCCTTTAATTTTAATATATTATTCTCTTGTCAATTATCTACCCAGAGATGTTCTTTTCTTGCTGACGCTGCGAAAAGACCGCCCTTATCAAAGGGCTACATCTTGTGCTTACGCACATACTATCTTTTTGAACTTGTGTGTAGTTTTCTCATACCTCTATCTGTGGGTTAAAAATGAGTTTTTGAGAGTAATTTTTAATTTTTATGTCTTAGGTGATAACTTATAAGGGTATGAGATAAAAATGGCTAATTTTTCTGTCAGCGTTAATTTTTACTAAGGATATTTTTAGGAAGCTATTTTATCAGCTAATTCATCAAATATATTTCTATTTATCTTTGTTAATTCAAGATCAAGCTTTTCTAATATTGAATCAAGGGTAGTATCATACATAGTTCTTATATCCCTATAGTAATTCACTACATCTAAATCAAATGGTCTACTTTCGCATTCTGTCTCAAACATATAATTCTTAAGATAATCGGAAAATTCTATATTATATGTATCTTGTACTTCATTGAGTACTATATGCATGGTGTCTGATAGCTTTAATCTTTGATCGGAATGTTCATTAACATAATCTGTTAGAAGATTAAGCTTTTCAAATGTATTGGTTTTCCAACGTGAATACTTCTTTTCTGGCAATATCTTCTTTGCGGTAGATTCTTTTAATGATGATATATCTTGCTGCATAGTTGATACTGTCTGTGTAAGAGTAGTAATAGCATCTATAAGTGGCTGGATATTTGGTGCTGTGTTTAATTCATTATGTCTATATTTTTCTATAATATCCCATACCCAATCCATAAAGATATTGGCATTCTTTTGTCTTGACCAGCGGCAAATCTCCATAATTCCTCTTTCTGTGTAGTAGACACGTTCTTGTTCTTCACTCTTGGACAGGTCACCCCCAATTTGGGTACTACCTTTGATTCTCATACATAACGATTCTAATCTGTCTTGATGTTTTAAGTGGATTTTCTGAATTGCTTTAATTGGATCAGCATATTCTAATGCCTGTCCAATTTGTTCTCTTGTAAGAAGAATGTCATCATTCATGTTCCTGTAAAAGTTACATGGTAAGTTATTAAAAGTTTCTGTTGTAATTAATGTTAAATTGCTCATAATGAGTCCTCCTTTAAAATTTATTATTTTTTTTGTTTGGCAAGAGTAGTGTGATGATTATTTACAATAGATTTTTCTCTTATATGACTTTGAATTTATGAATTTTTAGTATTGTATGGATATGTTAATTAATAAAGAGAGTTAATATAAAATTCTTTACATGGAATATAAGGAGAAAAATGTATGATTTTGAATCTATTTTAGATTTTTATATGTCAAGTGGCTAGTTGTTAGGGTAGAGAGAAAAATTGAAATTTGAGTTGTGAGAATGGATTTTTGTATAGGTGTGAGAATTGATAATATTATTTATAGTAAATATGATAAAAGTATATAAATAGTTAATGTAATTTTGAGTGATGTAAAAAATTGACCTTGTATTTTGAACATTTAGGTGGGTAAAAATGATTTTAGGTGTTATTGGTAGAGTAGAATAAAAACGCTGTGTATGGGTGAGATAGAGGGGTTAGATGAGAAATGGGATTTTTTGGTATTGCTATAGTAGGATTTTTTAATGGTATATATTGGATTTGGGAATTTTGGTGTGGTTCATATACTCATCTCTGTGTGGAATAGAGGTGATAATTTTTGAAAAATAAAAGACAACCACATTAAGTTGTCTTTTATAGATAAAGTTATTTATGTTGATTTTTTAATGGAATCATATTTTTCTATTACACGTCTTAGTTTTGTTACAAAATATGAAATATCCGCAAAATAATTAGGATATGCCAATCTTAATGTTTCGAATGAAGACGCTGACACTAATACAACATTAATATTTGATCCTTGTTCTATTTTTCCATATAATTTTGTTGCCGTTTCGAGATTTGAAGACTTAAATGGTTTTACAGTAACAGTCATTTTATCGTAGTTAAGTAATATTATATAATATAAATTTTTATCTTTTTGGTTATATTTATTACTCGCATAGTTAATAGAGACATTTAATCCGCTAAGAGTAGATATTATATTATTTTTATTATCAAGATACTTAATTTCTGATATTAATTCATCAGCCCAATCAGATGTATTAGGACATATTGGCATTTTTTCTTGTATAGCAAATAAAGAAGATACAAGAGTAAAGAATCTTAATATGTCATAATCTCCCTGACTAGATTTGAGATTGCTTTTTGTATATATCCCCATCATTTCAACAGCGGTTGCCCACATATGTTGCAATTTTGTACGAAATTGAATTTCAATGAACATATTTTTGTTGTATGTGTCCTTAGACTCACTGTGAAATTGATATACCATATGATAAGATCTGTAACCCGATTCTTTAGGATTGGCAATATAATCATATTCACGTTTGAGTATATGTCTTATTCGAGAAAATTTATATCTATCTATTGCGTTATAAACTTGTTCTATAGTGTCAACAATTACTCGACATCCACCTAAATCTTGCATTTTATATAATTGCATCTCAGGAAATCTTTGAATTTTACCAGTTATGGATTCAAGTCGTTTTAATCTTTGAACAACAATGGCATTTGGATTCTTTTGACGAAGATTACTACAAATGACTTGTAATGGATAAGCGTGTGCAGCTCTCCAATTATTTAATATTACCAAAGCTTCTTCTCTTTCTTTAGAAGTAGAAAATGGATCGGCTATTATTTTACCAGCTTTGTTAATCTGATTACCTGAGTATCTTGGTACTTCCCATTTAGTTGTAGTTGTATTTTTCATAGAAAATTCCTCTTTAATCTGTTTGATTAATAAATCAATATCGTTATCATTAATTATATCATTGATTGAGAGAAAATTCATTATATTTGTTGAATGTATAGTTTTTTGCATTATTATACTCCTTTTGAATCGTGTTTTTCGTGTATGTTCACTTATATTTATTCCCTACTTTTGAATTATTGAACACTAATTATTGAACAGGAGTAATATAGATATTTACAGATAAGTATATGGAATGTATAAAAAGTGATATTTAGAACATTGAAAAATTATATAAGATAAAATAGATTCGGTAATTGGGTATTATGTGAGTGAAATCATTATGATTTTTATAGGGAGATTTTAGATATAAGATAGTAGATTTAGGTTAAAAATTAATGATTGTATATTTAGTTCGAGAAAATATAAGAAAATAAATGATATTTGAAGAATTTTATATGAAAATATAGTGATTTTATAAAAATGAATATGATAAAAGTAAGAAAAATAAATATATTTTCGAACTTAACTTCGAACTGAATTTTAAAGATTTCGTGTGAATGAAACAGATAGGTGCGATTTCGCATACTGGGCTAGGGGTTGCGATGTAAACATACCTCCTAGTAAAGATATAATAATACTACACTATTATTGTATATTTCTGCGGTATTTCTACATTTTTCCGTAGCTATCAAATTGCCTAACGATAGTCAGGTGAGCCGATGCCGTGAGCTGAGACAGTGAGGTTTACAGCATCCAGTCAAAAAAAATCTTTTAATATGGGGAGTTCGATATTTTACGAACCGATGTAACAATAAAAAACAAAAACTTATCCACAACTTATCCGCATTGCAAAACATAGTAATATCAACGCTTTTACAAACTTATCCACAATACATAATATAGTATTTAAAACTACATAGTTGCAACAATCAAGCTACATCAAATACATAATAAAATAGTTGTAATATTAGTTGTTACATCAAATATCTTCCTTATACAATCCGCATCTACTACTCCCAACACAACGACATACAAGCATCAAGCACCACTTTTTAATTTTATCATAATAAATACATCTCGCCTTATGTCGTCACCTTTTATCATTCCTTTTTAAATATCCAACATAACAATTTGTACCTATGTCTTATTTTACTATAATTAATATTATCATGTGTAACAATAGTATCATCAATCAATGATAATTTGTTATTATTATTATTATTATTTATATTATCACTCTTGATTCTGTTTGTCTTTTCTGCCATCTGATCCACATTATAAATATTATAATTAACCTTATTATTATATTTTAAATGCTTATCAATCTGGTATGCTTTAATATTTCTATCAATTTATATATTTCTAACTGCCTTTTTATCTGTCTTTTTGTGTCTGCTCATTAATCAAATACCTTTAATTTTTACTATTTATATCATTATCAATTAATGCAAGCAAATATTCATTCATTGATTTATAACCCTTACTTTTGTAATGCTTTTCAATTATTTCTTTTTTGTCTTTCGTAACCTTGCAAGCAATAGTGATAATACCTTTTCTTTTATCATATTCAACACTAGCCTTGATCTGGCTTGCTTTTGTTTTATTTTCATTCATTAAAATTTATACCTCTTTTATTTTAGTAATATATTTTAACTCTTATTTATTTAAAAGTCAATCTATACAATATGCACAAAATCAGTTAACTTATATAAAATCTATTATTAATTATGCACGATTAATCAGTTAACTTATACATTATGCACAAAAATATAAGTTAACTTGGTGCATAATGTCAATATACAAATCAGTTAACTTATATTATAATATAACCATAATAAAGGTAAGTCATAAGGAGGTATAAACATGATTAAGTCAATTAAATACAACCTTTACAAGCTCAATAAAAAGCATCCACTTTTGATAGGTGCAATAACTGGCGTTGTGTTAGGTGTGGCAGTCGTAACAAGTCTATATCTTTTTAATAACAATGATAATGATATTTTAAACGACATTAACTTACATGCACCATCACAGATTGAAAACACAATAAACCCTGATAACTTTGCTAATCACTCAAACGCTTGCGACAGCATCAACAAGCCAGTTGATAATAACACAATTAATATTTTATCAGATTCTATCAAATAAGAGAATAACACTATAAAGGAGGTTACACAATGAAAAAATTATATACATGTTACGAAACAAGCCAGTCAATGAGCAAGACAGACTGGCAAAACTACTATAATAATAACATTGATAAAACAGAATATAACGATTTTCCCGACTGGTGGCATGACATGAGAAAAAGCGGAGTTATAGAAATAGCTTAATAATAATAAAATAAGCAGTGACGGTTTAGCCGTGGGGGATTCAGTTCTCCGCTTGCTTTTCGAGGTATTTATATCTCATGTATGATCTTTGATAATTACATATATTACACAATACGCTGATTAGTTTCATTATCAATCAGGGCAATATCAAGCCTACAATTTAAAGCGTGTGCAATTTCAATTAATTCTTTTTCATTAAAATTATCCCGTTTAAATTTATTAGTCATATTGTTTCCAGTTGTTCCCAACTTTTCAGCAAGTTCTTTAATATTGATTTTTCTTTTTAACATTACAATTTTAATATTTTCAGTCATTTATAAAACCTCTTTTCTATTTGATTTGAATTTGATTATACATTGTAAGTTATGAAAAGTCAAATATATAAAAGAAATCACACAAAACAATGTGATTTTATATTGACAAATCACACGAAATAGTGTAATATATTATTAAAGAAAAGGATATCAAACGATTTTTAATTTATTAAAGGAGGTTGTCACTATGACAAGATACACATTAAAACAGCTCAAAGAAATGGTTAGATCAGGAATAGCAATGGATCTTACAAAAGCATCTAATAAGGAATATAAAGAGTTAATTGCAAGGGGCGGTTATACTCAAGTCGGTTTTGCTTCTGGTATATATGGATGTAATGGCAAGTTGCTCAAGGGTTTAAAGGATGGCAAATTATACGCCATTACTGCCAGATCATCAGCAATATTTATTTTTTAATTTTACATATTAAAAGCCTTGCACCGTGTGGCATCTGCTACGGCGTACGCATCAAAGCAATGCAAGGCACTACACAATATTTTATATTGTGCATCTGGTGAGGGCTACCGCTTGCGGTAATAAGTGAATATACCCAGATAGTGAGGCGGTTTGAATATATGAGAACTCACAAAAAAAGACTTGGAAATATTCAAAGCATGTGAACGCTAAAAAATCACTGACAGCTCAAGATCTCAACGCTGTATAAACATTGTGAGGCATTAGAGGGCGATATTGATTAAGTTAACACCCTAACAAAAACAGATTAACTTGATACGTCCGTAGCCATGTGAACGGAGGACAAGAAACAGACTGGAGGGAGTAAACAATAATACTTCCTGATGGGATGCATAAAGGCATCACGAAACAAACAAGCACGAACGGCGGAGCGTGAGAATGTGAGCGGATAACACAATAAAACCGTAACCGCTTTTATATGGTTATGATGATATAACCGCACTAATTAGAACGGCTTAATTGTTCATTGATAACAGAATATAATAAGGCTGTGTTGTTTCCGTTTGAGAAGCGTATAAGCCGACTATTTTATATATTAAATAGTCCGTTGAGTAGATATCTCAATGTTATCAAAAAAATCTAGTCCCGTTGATGTGGGATTCAGGTTTGAAAGTAAATAAGCCCTGATTCTTGATTAAAAGAAGGAAGAGAAGAAAACGTCAAACCGCTTTAAATCAGGCGGTTAGTAAAAAGCAGATAATTTTTTATATATTAATAAAGAAGAAATACAGATACATATATAAACATAGATATAAAAGCAATATTTTTTTATTGCTTATAAGATGCAAGCAAGATAACACATGATAAGTATATTACAAAAGGATTTATAAATCAGTCGGGCAAAAGTGGAAATCCCAGGCGGTGGCAAGTAGTAGATTGATTATAAATAAATATGTTTTCCCTGTCTTATCGCCGTTATAGTAGGCAAGTTGTAAAAGCTGAATGATTAATTTTAATCATCAGTAAAAATAAACAACTTGCTTTTTTGTTTGCATAAATAAGCAATAAAAAAGAATAAAGGAGGTTATTCCACAATGATATATAACTTATTAAATATAAAAACAAAAAAAAGATTGTAGCCTATACAATAATATCTGGAAATGATAGCGATATTTTGACAGATAAAGAAATACTTGACAGCCGTTTAGAATGTGGAATTGATGAAGGTTTTATTCCTGATGATTCCTATAAATGGATTAAAGGAAAAGAGAAAAAAGGAATTTTATTATAAATAAATGGAGGACAAAACAATGATGAATACAATAGCTTGTTACGATTTTAGAATTATCAGATGTCAGGATGGATCAGAAATCATTGACGAAAAACTCAAAACTCCGCTTGATTCTATTGATGGAGTTTTTGGCTGCTGAATATCAGAAAGTCCAAGATGCACTTGATATTATACATAAGAAGGAAGAGAAGAAACAGAAAGAAGCATCAGTAAAGCAGAAGAAAGAACACAACATATTATTTAAAATTGCTTGTTTATGCGGATTGATAGGTTAATACATATATAACGGAGGTAAAAACATTATGAAAAAGGAAAAATTCAAGTTATCAGGTGAATATTTTTGTGGAAATAAAGCAAGTGATTATGCTATCAAGAACGGATTCCTTGATTATATGACACTTGCAAAGGCATTTGATGCAGTATCTTCAGATATTATATCTAAAACAGATGGAGTTATAGGTTACTGGGAACAAGAAAACGGATTTATTGATAATTCAGAAGAAATTGAAGCCATAGAAGATAATATATCAGAACTTGAAAGCAGCCTTGACGATATAGAGGAAGATTCAACAGAATATACAATCATTCAGGAAAAAATCACGGACTTAGAAAAACAAAAGGAAGAGCTTGAAAATGAAAGTGAGCCTGAAATCTTCCAGTACTTCATAATCTCTGAAAGAGGTGCTGAAATCTTAAAAGATTATACAGACGAAATTGTTTTCTATAATGAAGAGTTGGATCTATATGTTTGGGGTGTAACACATTGTGGTACAAGTTGGGATTATGTTCTTACAGATATACCGCTTAATTGTGGATATGATGATTAATAATACATATCAGAAGGGATGCAGTTTCAAGCATCCCTTTATTAATGGAGGCGATAACCATATTTAAAGGATATTACACAGCAACTTGTTATTATGGACTTGTAAATGATTCATGGATGCAGTTTGAGACAGAAGCAGCCTATAGAGAATATATGGAGGAATAGAAGCATGAAAAAATATAATAATGTAAATGAAATCACAAAAGCCTTTATTAAAAAAGGATGGAACAAAGATACAACTTTTCAGGAAGTAACAATTACAGAAGCAAAGGAAAGAGGCTTGTTATTTGCAATAGATGCTTACAATAAAGGAAGAAAAATTTTTAAAATGAATGTAACTGGAAATATTTACAGTGATACGGGCGAACTTTTAATGTTTAATATTAAAACCATTTGAAAGAGAATATGGAGGAAGTCGATCACATAAAAAATTGACATTAAGAATAAAAGAGGATGTATTAGGAAAGCATAAAACTATTGATGTATTAAAACAGATTAAAGCATCATGTAAGGTGGTTGTGTTCCCTGATAAAACATTAGAGGAAACTTGTCTTGCTGATTTGCGTTTAAATGATAAAAAGGCTATTAAAGGCATTACAGAAGGCATTCCTGAAACAATGGAATATATAGAAAGAAATTTTACTTTGATTTTTGAATAGAAAAGGGCGGTTGATTATATGTCAAGGAAACATGAAATTTTTAAATGGAGCGGTTACAAGTACGCACCTGAAAGCGTTAGTTTTTCGCTTAATGGAAAACATATTAATTTTTCTGAAAATATTAGAAGCCACTTAGCATATTTGGCAATATGTGGGGAAAATGAAGAATTGCTAATTGAATTAAAACGAGCATTGCGAGCAGAAGAAAAGAAGCCGTTAATCATTGGAAAATGTATTTGCTTTTTTAAGAAAAATTCAGATGAATATTATTACACACAGCAACTTAGATATAATCCTGATAATTTGCATGATGCTTTACGATGCTATAAGGAATGGAAACGATATATATTAAGCAAAAATTGTATTCTTGAGGCTGGCTTTACAGTAACGGAGGGAACATTTGAACCTTTTGAAAATGGAAATAATAAGCCAAAAGTCAAAACGATTGAAAACTATATTGATCTTACACGTTGTAGGTCAATAAATGTAATAAGAAGAAGTATATATTAATATTAAGGAGGACAATTTAATGATGAATATTAGATTAACAATGGAAGAATTAAAAGCACTTATTAACAAGATAGAAAAGGCAGTACCTAAAAAGCCATCACTTAATATATTAGAGTGTATCAGGTTAAAGGCAGCTGATAATAAATTAATAGCAACTGCGACAGATTGTGACATTGAATTAAATATCATTCAGGAAACAGAAGTATTAACAGAAGGAACTTGTTATATTAAATTAGCGGACATTAAGAAGGTATTAAAACTCAAAGCGGATTATTTAACAATTAAGTATCAGGAGAACGATGGAAAAATCTATATTTCCACAGGTAAAAAAGTTATAACATTAATTGCAGCGGATTTTGATGTATTTCCTGAAATAGATTATAAATCATCAGCTCTGACAGATTTTTTAACAATCCATGCGGATCAGTTAGCGGATATTTTAAAGAGACTTTCTTATTATGTAGAAGATGCAACTTTATATAATCACAATGCCATGTTGAATAGTTTTAATTTTAATAGAATACATAATCGAATAACTGGATTAGATGGAAAAAGAATTGCTATTAGAAATAATATAGAAGGCTTTAATCCAAACAATAATAACGATGAAGTCAATATACAGAAGGATTTCTATATTAAGTTAGAAAGAGTATTAAAGGCAGAAGGGAATAATTATATTAGTATAATGACAACCGAGGACAATAATTATATTGTCATTTCTGGAAAATCTTTCATCATGGCTATTCAGCGTGTATCAGGTCAGTATTTTAATATGGATAGTATGTTATTAAGAGGTAAACATTCATTCACGATTAATAACATTAAGGAATTAAAAGAGGCAGCAGATTATGATATTAAGCTCAAAGGAAGTGAAGATAAAAAGCCGTTGATTCTATCTAACATAGAAGGAATTGTATCTTGTACAATGTCTTGTAATAACGGCGACAGCTACGATATATTAAATGTTACGGATAATGAACTGCCAGAAGGTTACTCAATGGGATTTAATCCGCAATTCTTATCAGATTTATGTATTACATGTACAGAAGATAACTTGCATTGTGAAGTAACTAATAATAAGTCGCCTTTATATGTATATGAACAAGATTATACCTTCTTAATACTGCCAGTTAATATTATCGCCACACCAGAGGAAATTATAACAGCAATAAAGAAATTAGCTGATGCAGCTTGATGGTAATTAATATAAGGAAGTCTATATTATAGGCTTCCTTTTGTATTGGAGGAAATGATGCAGAAGGAAAAAATAAATCGTACAGAAGAACAGATTGAGGATATAAAGAAATTCATTGTATCTCATGGTTTTAAAAATATGTCGGATTTTTCAAAGGCTGTAGGAATGGAAAGACAGAACATGTCAGCAAGAATCCGTGGAAAATGTAATCCTGATATTATTTTACTTTTGAAATGGGCAGTTATATTAAGATGTGACATTGTGGAGCTAATAGAGTTATTTTATCCAGAAGAGTATCAGAGATATAAGAAAGGATTATATGAATAAAACAGTAAAATATCCGTGCATTAATTGTATTTATTTTGATGCATGTGGAAATACAAACAGAACAGAACCATGTCAGGGAAGAATGACAAAATCAGAGAAGAAAGGGGAAGTGATGGAAAATGAAACTCACGAAAAAACAAATAGAATTAATTGAGTTGTATAAGCAGCTTGAAAGAGAATACGGGAAAGGAAATGTATTTTTTCAGAATTAAGTTTGTTATCCATGACACTATTGGAAGTGATGTCTTTACTATTCTTTTTCAGTATAAAATCAGTGGAAAGGTAATTAATGCCTTAGAGGATAAGGGTTTAATGATTGGAAGAGATAATTTCCACAAAGAAGCTGATCCTAACTCATGGAAAAGCCAACCTAAAGAATGGCGATATGTCGGTTATCAAATTGGAACAGAATTATTATAGAAGGAGTGATTTAAAATGACAGAATATTTAAGTGAAGTAATAAATCCTGATAAGCCAGGAAGTTTTATGAAAGATACAAAGGAAAATATTTTACATGATTTAGAGCATTATACACTCGATCCAGTATTTGAAGATTATGGGGATTTTGTATATAAGCCTACTTGGGTGAACAAGGAAGCGGAGGCAAGATACAGTAAAGGTTGTACAGCTATTTGTGGAAATTTTGAAACATATTCACACGCATTTAGAGTTTATACAGATGATGAAGAACTGATAAAAGAACTCACAGAGGCTATCAGGAAGAATCAGGCAACAGAGGAATATAAGGCAGCTAAAAAGCGATTAGAGGAACGCAGACAGAAGGAACATGAAGAACTTATGGCACGGCTGGAAAGAAATAAGAGAAGATAAGGAGTGATTTATATGAAAAAATATGTAGTAATTTGTTATGCGGTTCACGAAAAGGAAATTGCAAGCCATGATACATTCGATAATGAGGATGATGCTTATGCATTTCTCGAAAAGGATGCACAGAATACTTATGAAGAAGAAATGAATAATGCAAATAAAGAAGATAAGGATTCGATTGATTTTACAATCAGTGATGATGGTTCAGCATATCTTTCATCTTACGATGGAGAATATGAATGGACTTGGGAAGTTATTGAGGTGTAAGAAATGCGTGTTTTCTTGGATTAGAAAGGTAGGTAAAAAAGATGAACGGAATGCAGATATGGGAAGTAAATGGAATTGATGATTTAGAAGGCACTTGTTTTGCACAGTGTTCTACCAAAGAAAAGGCAGAAAAGGCAATGCAAATTCTTAAAGAAAACGGTTTTGAAGATATGCTTGAGGTTGAACAAAGTAATTTAAGATTAGACCAGTTAGTGATTCAAGATAAAATAATTCAGTTGTAAAAGAAATTCGCATTTCTTTAGAAGATTGGAGGAATAAATATGGTAAATGAAAATAAATTATATACAGCTTATATAGCAGGCACATCTCAAGATGGTAATAAAGAATACGAACGAGTAATTATTACAAAATGGAAAGACAGAACAGATGAATCATCAGAGGAAGGAAGTAAGGTATATTATTTCAATGCAGATTATAATGATATCGAAGAACTTATATATAATGAAACATGGTGTAAGAGAATATATGCAACCTATCCACAGAATACTAGATTGTGGATTGAAAGAGAAATAAAGTGTCATGCAGAGAGGTGATAGTTATGTTTATAGAATTTTTAGATGACGACTGTTCTAATTGTTGTCATTTAGTAAATAAAATTACAGAACGAGTGTGTTTTCAAAGAATAGATTTATTACAAGGTTATGAAGAATATGGGAATGGAAATCAATTATTTTTCTTTGAAGCTGCTGGGAAAAATACACCATTTGTATTAGATCTTATTCATGCAAATACAAAAAATGATGCAGAAAATATAATAAAGGAAAAATACAAAGAGAGATTCAATATGAACACAATTATTCCATTGGAAATAAAGTTGGTTGTTGATGAAAGATAAAACATGAAATGAGGATTTACTCGGAAAGAGAGACAAATAATATGGTAAGAAAAATTAACAATAGATTATATAAAATCAATACATATGCTTCTGCACACATTATTGAAATAGATGACAACTATGATGAAGAAGTACAGAAGTTAAGAAAAGAAATTCAGCTTGACAGTCTTGGATACAAATTAAATTTACTTGTATATCTTGCCACATTAACGGTACAAGGCTATGCGATTTTAAGCGTAACGGAATTTAACATTGATGGAAGTAAACCTAGAGTTGCTTATGCAAGTAGTAAGGATTTTAAAAAGATTGTTAAATATTATTCTAAGCAGAAAGCATAGGAAACGATGATTTACTGAGATTATGGAAGGAAGGGATGATATGTTATTTAAAGAGTATTCAATAGAATGGTTTAATACATTTAAAAGTATGAAATCTTATAATACAAAGAGATTATATAAAAATATAATTGAAAATCATCTTATTCCTGAAATTGGTGAAATGGAAATGAATTATATTTCTGTTTCAGATCTTCAGCAGATTATTAATAATAGAGCTTCTAATCCAGCTACATGCAAACATATTTTATTAACGCTCAAACAAATATTTAAGTTGGCTAAAGAGGAAGGAGTTATTGGTAGGAATCTCTATACTTTTATTCAAACTCCAAGTTATGTGGCAAACGAAAAAAGAGCATTAACAAAAGAAGAGAAAAAAGCGGTTAAGAATATTAATTGTGATTCAATGAGTAAAATTTTTGTTCATATATTATATGGATGTGGATTAAGGAAAGGAGAGGCATTAGCTTTAACAAAAGATGATATTGTAAATAATGAATTAATTGTAAATAAATCAATCCACTTTGTTAAAGGAAAGCCGATATGTGGAGAACCTAAAACACATTCAAGTAATAGAAAAATACCTATACCTGATTTTTTATTAAATGAGCTTACTTCATATGTAAAAACAATTGACGATAAGCTCTTTTTTAATGTTGATGGAGATTATCTTAAAGATAGTGAGTATACAAAGATGTGGAAATATATAGTGAGAATAATAGATAAAAACATAAATGGAAATTCAAAATTAACAGCTCATATATTTAGACACAATTATGCCACTATCTTATATTATTCTGATGTATCTTTAAAACAAGCAGCAAAACTTATGGGGCATTCAAATGTTAATACAATTTTAGCAATTTATGCTCATTTGGATTCTGAGAATGAACAACTGACAGAAAAAATCAATAAAATATTTTATATTTAAGGAGGAATTAGAATATGACTGTTGGTGAAGTAAAAGAATTATATAAGGGAGAATATGTAGATTTAGAAGTTTATAAGCCTTTAAGTAGAGGACACTATTATCCGAATTGTTTTCATGGAGATAATTGTGTAAGTCTTGGTGATGATTCGCCACATGGAAATTATACTGAGGACATGGAAGCAGGTTTATATGAATTGATGAATCAGGAAGATTATAATAATACATTGATGGCAAATTGTGATTTTTATGCTGATTTTGAGGATTGGTATGGAGATAAAAATGCAAAAGTTCTTTGTATTATGCTTAAATAATTTATAATGAAACGGAAATTTACAGTGAAGAAAGGCAGGTAAAATTATGGATAGAAAAGAATATTTATTAAGACAGGTGTTGAAATTATTTAAGCAGCAGAAAGAAAGTCGTTATGTTTTAAATATTGAAGAAATGACTGTTATGTATGATGGAGCTGAATGTGATGGAAGTTGTCTTTGTGATGATATTATGGATGAGTTAGGAATTGACAGCTTAGAAGATATTGAGGATGAGAAATTATAATAATTGAATAATTTAGAGAACATATAAGAGATTGAAAATATCCAGTCTCTTATTTTTTATGGAAAGGAATGGATAATTTACAGTGAAAGGTTGTGATTGTAATGAGAAATTTTAGAGTAAATGGAATAAAAATACGTATAGTGAATAGATATACGGCTGGAATGGAAATTAATTTATTCAATCAGAAGTATGATGTAATGATGTTCAACACGGCTTATAATGCATGGACAAGATTATGTTCTTGTATGACTATTGCAGAAGGTAAGGAAATTGCTATAGAAAAAATAGAAACTATGCAGGAATTAGCAATAGTGATATAATAATACATAATAATAGAAAAGGAGGGATTAGATATGCTTAATGAAGAACAGGCAAATAAAGTAGGATTATTGCATAAAATTCAATTTGCAGTGGAAACAGTAGATGTTTCTAAATTTTATGAAGCAATAATATTATATTCAATGGAATATAAATGTGAAGTTCCTACTGAGGCAGCAAAGCTTGTCGAAGCACAGGAAAGAAAAGTTTCGCAGGATGAGTTAAAACAGCTAATGCAAGAAATAGCAATACCTGTGATTAACAACATTAAAACAAATGGAGAATGGGAATAAACATTTTTTCTTTTTAATAGATACATAGTGGAGAATAAAGAAGTGGATGACAATATGGTTATTCACTTCTTTATTTTTATCAAGAAAGGTTGTGATGATTATGTTTGATTACAAAGAATTTAAAAAGGAAATGTCTAAAAGAGGACATGAAGTACATAAGAATGGTGATTATATTACAATTATTCCTAATAATAATTACAAGGGATACAGTAAAGGATTTTTGTTTGCAACGGATATCATTGAAGGTTTTGAGCATGGATTAAAATTCAGAACTATGGATCACTATAATACTTGGATATATAGTGCAAAATTCAAGATTGTGTGATAGAATTAAAATAGTAACAATAAAGACGTGAATTTATATTATAATTTTAAGGAGGATTTAAAAGATGGGTATTATTTTTGTATTATTTGGAATTTGTTATATTATTTTTCAAATTGTTAAGGAGGAAACTATTAAACCAGTATCGAAGGATTTTGATGCAAGAGCAGCAATGATTGACCAGGCAAAGAATAAATTATCAACGAAAGAATTCAATCGAAGAGTTGATGCTGGATATTATGATAGAAAGAATAAATAAAAATATTAGTAACAAAGAGTTAAGCTGTTGAGTAGAAATATTCAGTAGCTTATTTTATTTAGAATAGGAGAATATTAAATATGAATGATTATAGAGTAATTGGAAGATTCTATAGTAATGGAGTAAGAATGATAACAATATTAATGAATAAAGCAGCTTGTACTATGTCTGAAAGAGAATTTAATAGTTTCATTGGAAGATGGGAGTTGAGAAATTATGAGAATATCTAAAGATATACAAAGAAAAATGCATAAATTAGCACAACTGACTTCACAAGCAGCTATGCTTGATAAAGAAATCAATGATTATTTTGAAAGTAAAGGATATGATATTGATGAACTTCGTAGTGGGGACGGAACAACGATTGACGAATTAAATTATGGCAATGATATTACAAATACTTTTGTTAATGATTTTGAAAATGGAAAGTATGAATATTGTCGGGATATAGGGTAACAAGAATCCAAGTTTTCATAAAACGGTAACGATGTCCGTAGGCAGAAAATCTCTGATGTGTTATAGTTAATTAAAAACACAAGGAGAATTTAGTATGAAGAATATTGATAGAATGAAGCTGGCTCTTATAGATCAGATTACAAATATGACAACAGAACAATTTGAAAGATTAAACGATATATTGTGTGAAGAATATGACTTTAATCATGGGTATGTTAATAAAGCTGCAATATTTACTTGTGAAGATTGTAGGAGATTATATGGAAAATGCGTTGAATCTGAACGAACAGAAGAATGCGATGAGCGATTTATAAAGTATTTAGAAAGTGAAGTGTAATTTAAATGAAATCTAAGTTTACTATGGATTTAAGAACGGAGGTAATAGTATGAAGATAACAAGAGAAATGGTAATGGAATTGAATAACGAATTAGCGGTTAAGGGTTGCCCATTCAGATATGAATATGAGGGGGCAACAGAATATTCACGTATTCCACATATGGAAATTGCATTGCCAAATATGAATTGTGTTAGTAGCTACATTATTAATGTTACAAAAGACTTCCTTGAATGGCTTGACATATGGTTTAAAACAAAATATGGTATTGAATTAACTTGCAATAATGATGGAAGTATCTTATGGGCTAAAAATTTTTGTGAGTAAAAGGCAAAGAAATTTAACTTTCCTTGGATGATTGGAGGTAATGATATGACAAAAAGTCAAATAGAAAAATTCGCAGTAGGTTATTCTTCTTATCCTACAGACTGTGTGGAAGAAGTATTAAAGGTTACTAATTTCGATGAAGATGTGGCAAGAAAAATTTTAGATGACAAAGAGAAAACATTAGCAATTTGGCAGAATGGAACAATAATGATTGACGGAGTAACACTTTGTTGTGGATATGATTTCGCAGAAGATGCTTTTAGCAAAAGGATAAATATTGGTTATTGTCCGATTTGTGGAAGAAAAATTGTAATTAAAAAGCCAATGAATGAATGATTTATTGGGAAGATTGGAAGAGGTGATATAAATGGTAAGATATATGGAATGTTCTACATGTGGCAAGTCATTACTTGAAAATTCAATTATTGTTGTAAGAACTGGGTTTACAGATAAATATTGTTCATATGGTTGTGCAGCAATTGGTAGTGGATTTTTTGAAAATATAAAATTAACTGATGAAATTGTCCAAGAACACAAATCTTGTGATGGAAAAGATTGGCTAATAGGAGATTGAGGTGATATAAATGTATGAAGAAGAAATAAATGCGGCATTGATCTCCATACAACAATTTAAAATTGCATATAGTAATGAAAATGGAGTTATAACTGTTGGTGATATTAAAGATTTAATGGCTAATATAGATACTATAGAAGAATGTGTAAGAAAGCAAAAGAGAATCCCCACAACTAATGAAAGAGAATTTGGCTTATTGGGAAAATCAAAAATTGTACATCGGTGTAGTATTTGTGGTAGTAATGTATATTCTACAAATACATATTGTTCTCAATGTGGGCAGAAATTTTGTATGTGAAGTATTAGATTTAATTGAAGAATTGATGAAATGAGGTAATGTAGATGGAAAATAAAAAAACATTAAAATATTTAAACGATATGAAGAATAGTAAAATGCCACCATTTGATAGTCAATATGAATTTTTCTTTGCTACACTGGAAGATTATTATATTGCAAAATCAAATGGTGCAAAGATAATAAAAGAGGAACTTATGGAATGGGATTCTGAAGCACAAAAAGAAATTGTTAATATATTGGCTGATATTATAGAATCTGATGAATTGATTGGCTTTGATAGAAATGATATTTTATCATTGGTTGACTAAATGGAAGGTTTACAGAGTATAGTAACCGACACATTAGCAAGTATATGTGCTATGGCAGATAAAAAATACAAAAGATGGAACGCAAAGAACTACTAAAATAGAAGATTATAGAAGTGGTAAAATTTCACTGTAAATAATGGAGAATTCAAATGGAATCAATTATAAATGAATTGGCAAGAAAAGATAACTATACAAATGATAAGCAGTATAATTCAGGTTTAAGGCTAATAAAAGAAATGGGGTATCGCCATGTTAGTGGAGAACCTGATGTTAAGTATTATTGCATGTGTAATGGGTACTAAGAATTTGTTGGAAGATTGGAAGAGGTGATATAGATGAGAATAAGATATGCTATTGAAAAAGAAATAGAAGTTCCAGATAATTTAACAGCTATGGATATTGATGATATTATTTCACAAAAATGTGAAGGAGAGAATGGATTTGATTATCAATGGATGAATACAAGTGAAATTAATGAACAGCATTTAACAGGATTGTTTGACGGGATGAATTGACGATTTCTTATGGAAAATTTGGAGGTAATAATATGAAAGTACTTGGAAGCTTTGTAGATTGTGTTTATGATTCAAATTTATATAAAGAGGATATGGGGGATATTAGAACAAAACTTATAAGTAGATTGCCAGATAAAAGAATCTGTGAAATGGCAAGTGTGCTTATAATCGACACGAAATATGATATGTATGTTGTAAAAATACGAAGACCTGAACTGAATAGTAGTGGATGTGTTGACATAGAAAAGACTCATAAGAAAATTTACAAAACTGATTTTATTGAAATTTCAAAGCGTGATTATAATGGATTAGATTGGAAAGAATCTGTTAAGAGAACAGATGAACTAATGAAACCAAGCTCGTTTGTTATTTTCAAAACAGATATTGATGTAGATACATTAATCTAATGAAAAGAATTGTTTCAAAAGAAAGGATATGATATTATGGTTAAGTTGAAAGTTGGAAGAAATATATTAGACATAAGTGAAAATGATTTGATACTTGATAATGGAGCTTGTTATCAAATTGTAACACAAAAAATTGGATATGGATTCAACAAAGCAGCTCCTAAAATGAGCAAGAAATTATTTAGCGATTTAAAAAACACAGGGTTAATTTTTACAAATGATGAGTTAAGACAGGCTGCTATAAAGAGATATGGAAATATTGTTGAAACATATTGGAAATTTAATATAGAAAGTATGAAAAAATTGGGATATTAAACCTAAAGAAAAATTGCTTTTCTAATTAAATATTAGTAAAAATTAGAAGCAGAAATAATCTGCTTCTTTTCTTTTATTTGTAAATATGTTAAAATAAAGGAAAACATAAACCATAACATAAGATGTACCGTTTTACGGGAATAAATATAATAGGAGGTTCAAGTATGAATTATGATGAAAGGGAGAAGCTTCTTAAAAGAGTAGAAGAAGGTGCAGAAAATAAAACATTCCGTGTAAACAACATCGAAGAATGGGGATTTATTTGTGGTGCATGGGTAGATTATGTTTTAAGGAATAGTAAACTACCAGATACAATTTATAAAGGTAGAGAAACATGGATGATGAAGTTGCTCGATGGGAATAAGATAGAACCATTTAAGAAAAAGTTGAGAGAAACTTTCACAAAACAATATATGTGTATTGTAGGCGAAACTGAATTTTTAAATGGGGTTTTTCTTAGCATCTTAGATTGTGATATTGAGGATAGTGAGAAATGGTCAGATGCAGCACTGTCGTTTTCCCTTGGATTAACTTCAAAAGTTGACTGGTAATTAAAAAATATAAAATTAAATATTATAATAAATATAAGCAACTAGATTGAGATCTAGTTGCTTTTTAATTACAAAAAATGAGGTGAATAATATTTGAGTAGATATAAAAACGGAAATCCAAAGCATGCAAGTCGATTCATATATATGAAATGTATGAATGAGAATATGTTGGCAAGAGGAATTCAACGTAAGCAGCAACGTGAGAAATTTCATATTAAAGATCTTACTTGTATATTATGCGGTGGAATCGAAACTAAAAATATGGAAGTAAGGTATTGTGATGATTATAAAGAGATTTATACAAAAGCATTAGAGAAAAGAGAGAATTATTACATAGATGATAGAAAGGTAGGCTGATTAATATGGCACAGACAAGAAATTATGCAACTAAGAAACCAGGCGACACAAAATGTGATCCGTTTTGGGAAATGTCAGATATACGTAATGTTGTCAATTGGTTTGAGAGAAACGAGGAGTGGGATGGGTATTTAATTACTATGTTTGGATTACTTCTTGGTCGAAGAATTTCAGATACGTTAACTCTTAAATGGTCGGATTTTTATGAAGAGAATGGCAGAAAAAAGATAATTATCAACTCCATTACTGAACAAAAAACTGGAAAAACTGTACAGCTTGCACTTAGTAGTATGGTATTTGAGGTTATAGATAAGTACGTTAAACATACAAATATTGTTCCTATGAAACATTGGGACGAATATATATTCAATCATCCAAGTAAGGATGAATGGAAATGTGTGGATCAGAAATATTTTGTCGATGGAAAATGTATCATAGATAATGTTGATCACACAGTCGAAGAGTGGGCTAAGTTAAGAGGTAATGATTGGTCTAATAAGAGAATTAGAGAAATCGAAGATGGATTTGAAAAGCAAAACAAGAAGAGGTCAAAAAAATATGGTGTGTATGACGATATGTTTGAATATATACATTACGTGATTGATCGTAAAGATGCTAATAAATGGCATTCAGATTCGTATAGGTCTAAATTGAAAAGGGCGGCAGATGAAGTTGGAGTAAAATCAGAAGTCTCCACACATACTTTAAGAAAAAGTTTTGCATTTTGGATTTATATGATGCATCAGTTTGATCCTAACTGTGGTAATTTTATTCAGAAGTTATTTGGACATGAAACATTATTACAGTCTTTAGACTACATGGGTGTGACAAAATATAAAAATAAGCAATATATGGAGGATCATGGAAAATTCATTAAAGATGTAATGGATAGTAAAGGAGACGAAATAGTTAAGAATATGCCAGTTATCTCATTAAAATCAGATGACTTTGGAAGAATCATCCGAATGCTCACAGATGATGTAGATAAGTATCAGGCAGCAATTAATATGGCAAATGAATTAAGAGTCATGTAAATATGCAAAGGACGATACAGATTAGTTTGTGTCGTCCTTATTATTTAATTTATAAAATTCATTTGTATAAGCTAGTAATCGTTTCATTTGAGCATCATCTGTATCAAGTATTTCAATTGGTGAACAGTTTAATTCTTTGCAGATTGATTCTAAAATATCAAATTTAATCGAGGTTGATTCACCTTTATAGATTTTGTCGATTGTTGGATATGTTACTCCTATTTTTTTAGCCAGTTCATAACGTGTCATATTTTTTTCTTTTAACTTATTTTGAATAGATAATCTCATAAATGCAATCCTCCTATATACATAGAGTACCATATATAAAAGAAAAAATAAATATAAAAAATAATTGTAATAATACTTGACAATATATATAGTGAAGTATATAATACAAAATATCAAAGGAACAAACAGAGAAAGGAGGGCTAAAGCAATGGACATAAAACGTGGTGAAATATACTTCGCAGATGTAGGTAGATATGATTCTCAGGGTTCTGAACAGAGTGGTAGAAGACCAGTGTTAATACTTCAGAATGACATTGGAAATAAATTTAGCCCTACCACTATTATTGCCATTATAACTACGAAGTCTAAAAGGGAATTACCAACTCACGTTGAGTTACATAAAGATAAATTCAACGGATTAAAACACGATTCTGTTGTAGCTCTTGAACAAATTACCACAATAGATAAAGATAGACTAAAGTTTAAGATTGGTAATTTATCTAATGATGATAATGTTCGTGTTATGGAAGCGATGAAAATAAGTCTGGCTATGATATAGGAGAGAGGAGAGAATATGTTTATGAAGACAGAAGCATATGATTATTCAACAATTGATGAAGCTATAGAAAGATTACAGAAGTTGAAAACTGAAGGTAAAAATCCTAAAAATGTAGTAATACTTACAATGGATTTTGATAATAATACTTCGTCAAAAAAAATTGCGTCACCTGATGATGGATGTCTTTTAGTAAAGAAGTCAAAGACAATTATTATGAATGAAGATGAATATATTCCACACATGCAGCTTTTTAATACAGAACAGAATATAAAGAATATCATTAGAAGAGGAATAATGCATGACATACTATTATAATAATTTGTCCAGATAATAGAATAGAAAATATGATAAAATATAGTATTCGTAATAATTCTGCTATATTTTATCTTTACATAATTTGAGATTTTATGCAGTGTGTATAAAATAAAATGCAAAATTGTTTCGAATATATGTTTGTGTTCTATTGACATCGAATACATGTTCGGATTATAATATGCAATATGGAAATGGAAATAAGAAATAAAAGAGACTATACGGATGCTCGTGCGACCAAACACTTTTTGAACATCATCATATATAGCCTCTTTCTACGAAGGAGAAGAGCAACAATGTACTCTACTCACATTTATTATATGATATTTCTTTATTTTTAGTCAATGTACTTTCGTACATTTTTTCCAAAAATTACCAAATTTAATAGTGTTTTAATTTTTCTTTGGTATACCCAAAGTTTATTAAAGTACGCCAAAAATCAGAAGGGAGTGATTTTTTTGGATTATGTAATAAGAAGTGGCAAAGTTTATATCCGTGTCAATAATGGGAAAACAGAAACTTGTGCAGAAAAAATGAAAGGTATATTTAGTGAAACAAAAGCAAGAAATATATTACATTCATTACCAAAAACATTAAAGAGATATGGTTTTCATATCGAAGCAATACCTGATATACCACCTAAAACCATAGAAAATAATACATATAAAATACCCGAATCCGTTTCACAATGGATTGATAAATTCGGTTCAATTGGACAGACGTTAAATGAAGCGGAAGCGAGAAGTAACATACTCATAGCTGAACTTAATACTTGTGATGATGAACTTATAGATATTGTTCATGATGCTGAATTAGAGAATGATATGAATATGTATAAAGGATATCTGTTATATGTCAGACTTCGTAAGAATCGTAGAAGAAGACGTGAATTAAAGGATGAACTAATGATTATATCTGATGTATTGGATGAAATAAAGCAACCATCAAAATTTCAAAAAGAGCGTATTCAGAAAGCTGTTGATGGATTATTACATAGAAAATATAAGTATCGTGTTACGGAAATAGAAGAAGATGAAAAAAGTGCGAAGTAAATCGAGAATATATAAATGGAAAGGTAGGTAGATGGCATGATTAATAAAGAAATGATGTTGGTTATTAAAAACAATCCTAAATTGTCAGAAATACTTGATTTATATATGGCAAATGAAATGAAGAAGTTAAAAAATATTTGCTATAAAATATGGAAAGGTAAGGTTGATAATTACGAAGAAGATGAATTGCTTGACGATGCTATAGAAGTATTAATAGAATCTTTAGTTACATATGACGCTAAAAGTAAGGCAAAATTTGAAACTTACCTAACGGGTAATATTTCAAGATCGTCTTACAGTTGGTTTCGGGATAATAAATATACAGGCTGCCGAAATAATCTTGCCAGAGATGGTAATGGAAAGATTATATATGAAGATGTTAATGGCAAGAAAAGACCTATAAGAATTGACAATGTTTCATTTGACTTGGATAGTGACGAAACACAGAATTTAAAAGAAACACTATCATCCAAGATAAACATAGAAGATATTCTCATTGCGGAGGAATATACAGATAAGGTTGAACTATATCTTAGCAATTTACCTAAAAGAGTTAGAGGCGTAGCAAAGTTATTTTCTCAAGAATACAATCGAGATGAAATTATGGAATTATTACATATAACAGAACAACAATTATTAGACTGTATGAAGATTCTAAAGTCATACGAATACATATCATTATTATTTAATTAAAGAAGGGAGAATATTACAATGGCAGTAATGTTAGGAAGAGATAAGGTAGTAAAGACACAATTAATGTTAGGAACGGTGATTAAGCAGTTTAGAACAAATGTAATCAATAAGAATCATCCATTACAGAGAAAACCTGATCAGTGGTCGGACGAAGCAAAATCTGGACTTGCTGCCAGTGTAATTAAACATGAAGATATTGATTCAATTAAATTATGTGAACAGATTTACGAAAATAGTTTCACAAACTGGCTTATTGATGGATTACAGAGATTAACTGTATTGGAAGAGTTTAAAAATAATGTCTTTGCAATGGGAAAATCATTGAGAATGCCTATGATAGCTTATCAAGCTGAAGATGGAAGTGGTAATGTTGTTGAGTATGATTTAAGAGGTAAGAAATACAAAGACCTTCCAGATGAGTTAAGAGAAGAATTTGATAATTTCCAGGTAGATATAGTTAAGCATCTTGATTGTACTAATGAAGAGATAGCTTATCATATTGATAGATATAATAAGCAGACAAGTATGAATACAAATCAGAAAAATGTTTTGATGATGTATAAAGTGGTAGATTCACTTAAAAGGGTTACAAAGAATAGATTCTTCTTGGACTGTGGTGAATATACAGCACCTGAAAGAAAGAAAGAAGTATTAAATAGAGTAGTTGAAGAGTCATTAATGTTAATGTTCCATTCTGATTCTTGGAAGAAAAACGCAGCTATGGCTAAGTATCTTAATGAAAATGCCGCAGAAGAGGAATTCAATATATTAGAAGAGGAACTTAATAGATTACAAAAAGTAATAGATCAAGATACTAACGGACAGTTATTTAATAGCAAGAATAGCTTTATTTGGTTGGCAGCTTTTCATAAGTTTACTTCATATAACATAGAAGATATTAAATTTGCTGATTTCTTAAATGAATTTCAGGGAATATTACATAGCAAGACATTTAAAGAATATGATAATGAATCATTTGATACATATGATAGCAACCGAAGCACAAAGGATAAAAAAGTTGTAATGGCTAAGTTAGATATGGTTACTAAGCTTATGGAAGAATATTTACATATAAATAAGGAAGAAACTCATTCAGAAATCGAAGAAGTTGTTGAAAATACAACAGAAAACACAGTACAAATTATCTCTGAAACAGAGAATAATACTATGTCTTCTAATGAAGACGATGAAACAGATAGTAATATATCAGAACAGAATACGGGTAGTTCTGATGTATTACAGTTTGTTCAAAATAGTGTGGCAGAAGATATAGAGAATGAAGATATAAGTGAATATCAAGATTTTGTTGATGTATATATTGATATAAATTCATCGTTATATAAACAGTGTGAAGCAGCGTTAATGGCATTAACAGCTTATGCTTATAAAACTGATAAGGATGAAGAACTTGCAACTTGGATTGAACAGTATCAGAAGAATTCAATTGATAAGACATATAGTTCTTCGCAGGAAGTAAATTATAGATATATGAAGAGAGATTTTGATAATTACATAAATTTCTTAAATAATATGGAGAAAGGAAGAACAGCTAGTGTTAATTAAAACATTGTTAAAAAGTATTGTATTAAAAAAGAAAATGCAAATTGAAATAATGGAAACCTTGTCTGATATTTGTTTATATATGCAATTAGACGGATTCAAAAAAGATAATGGGTATGGTCAATTTATGTATACACATTATAGCAATTTACAGGATATTTTAAAAGAGTATAAGGGAGAAAAATAACTATGCCAGATATTACAATGTGTACAAGCAAAACATGTGAAAGAAGAAAACAGTGTTATAGAGCAATAGCAAAGCCAGATAAGATACAAAGTTATGCTGATTTTACTTCGTTATGTGCAGATAGAGATTTTAGGTGTCAATGGATTGTTACTGACAGAGAAGTACTTGCTGATGATATAAGTAGCTTGTTAGTAAGATGCTAAAATACAGGAGAATAATAAAATGGATAAAGATACAAATAAGCGAAATGAACTTAGAAAACAGTTACAAGCCTTATCAAAGGAGCGAATTATTGAATTATATATTCACTTATTCATGAATTTTGCTAATGATAAGGATGAAGCTGATTGGGAAGATATTAAATAGAAGAGAACAGATTGCACAAGTTTGCCGACCTAAACAATCTGCTCAGAGAATAAAATATAGGATAAACTATATTTGTTCTATTGTAACAAATCTATTTGGCTAATTCAAGCCAGTTTATCCTATAACAATTAGTCTTTGACTACGGGCTATTTTGAGTCCGAATAGTGAGGGTTGTGTCACTCACTGAAAAGTATGTAATTTGTATGTAATTTGAGTTTTTGGAATCATATGAAATTACATACTAACAAAATCGAGTTGCGACCTCGTGGGTTTTTCGTTTAGTTTTAAAAGTATATGAAATTATATACTAACAAAATACGAAAAAGGCTGACAGATTAGATTAAGACAAAATTACATCTCATTAAGAGAATATATAAATGACATAAATGAAATTAAAATCAATTCTATTGCGGTAGATTTTACTGCCGAATCGTGAGTGCAATGCAACTCATGAAAATCTATGTAATAAGTTTGAGGTTTTAGATGCATATAAAATTACATAGGTATAAAACACTTGCGTTGTTGTACTTGTAAGCTGTTTAATTTTAGAGATATTTAAATTACAAAAAAATATAAAAGGAGATTTACAAATTATGGGAAACGATAGAATGACAATTTGTAGAAAAATTAAATTATTTCCAGTAGGAGATAAGGATGAAATCAATAGAGTATATGACTTTATTAGAAATGGTCAGTATGCTCAATATCAGGCTTGTAACCTGCTTATGGGACAGCTTATGAGTGAATATTACAAATATAATCGTGATATTAAGAATGAAGAATTTAAGGCAAGACAGAAAGAAATAATGACAAACTCTAATATCATATTAAAAGATATTGATTTTGCAACTGGTGTAGACACTCCATCAGCCGTTACTCAGAAAGTCAAGCAGGATTTCAGCACAGCTTTAAAGAATGGATTGGCTAAAGGTGAACGAACTGTAACAAATTATAAGAGAACCAATCCACTTATTACAAGAGGTAGAAACTTAACTTTTTATCACGAATATGAAACTTATCAGAATTTCTTAGATAAGATTAACGATTCTGATTTAGCAGTATATATTAAGTGGGTTAATAAAATTTTATTTAAGGTTGTGTTTGGCAATCCGCATAGGTCATTAGAATTAAGATCTGTTATACAGAATATCTTAGAAGAGAATTATAAAGTACAAGGAAGTAGTATTGAAATTGATGGTAAGTCAATCATTTTGAATCTTTCAATATCTATTCCAAAACAATTTAGAGAGTTAGATGAGAATACAGTAGTCGGTGTTGATTTGGGTATTGCTGTTCCTGCGATGTGTGCTTTGAATAATAATTTTTATGAGAGATTGGCGATTGGAAATGCAGATGACTTCCTAAGAATAAGAACTAAAATGCAAGCTCAAAGAAGAAGATTACAGAAGTCATTGAGAAATATTTCTGGCGGTCATGGTAGAGCAAAGAAACTAAAAGCATTGGAAAAATTGCAAAAAGCAGAAGCACATTTTGTTGAAACATATTGTCATATGATAAGTAAAAGAGTTGTTGATTTTGCTTTAAAACATAATGCTAAATACATAAATATTGAAAATTTAACAGGATGTGATACAAGCGATTTTATCCTGAGAAATTGGAGTTATTATAAACTTCAAGATTATATTACATATAAAGCAGCTAAGTATGGAATTGAAGTAAGAAAAATCAATCCTTGTTATACATCACAGATTTGCAGTGTATGTGGTAATTGGGAGTTTGGTCAGAGAAAGTCACAGTCAGTATTTGAATGTGCAAATGAGAATTGTGATAGTCATAAGAAATATGAGAAAATTGGATTCAATGCTGACTTTAATGCTGCCAGAAATATTGCAATGTCAACTCTTTGGATGGAAAGTGGACAAGTTACTGAAAAGAGTAAGCAGGAAGCAAGAGAGTATTATGATATCTCTAAAAAGTATGAACAGAGTAAGAGTGATTCAGAGAATAATAAAGTAGCTTAAATGCTACTTAATCAATCGAAAGATTGCAGGTGGTTTTGCACCTGAATAGTGAGGTTGTTAATTAACAGCACTCATTAGAATCTATGTTAATGGTATCTGTGTGATTTGAGGTTTTAGATATATTTTATTTAACATGGATACAAAACGTAAAAGGAAAGTGGTCTGATGCTGATCTTGTTTTAGATATGTTTAATTTAACATAGGTACAAAACACTGTAAAAACGACACTTTGTTCAGTAAGTCTTGAACAGAGTTATTTAACGTCTGGCAAGGACGGAGACTCTAAAGACGATGACAGCTTTTCAGCAAGTTCATCTGAAGGTAAGGCTATGCAGATAGATCTTACATTTACATATCAGTATAGTCCTGATAAGGTAGCTGATTTATTTACAAGATTCAGAGGTCAGTCTGGTAAGGAAGTAAGAGATAGTTTCATCAAACCAAACATTATTAGCTGGACTAAGGAAGTTGTTGCCAACTATAAGGTATCAGATATTCTTGGTTCTGAAAGAGCAAATGTAAATACTACATTAACTGATTATCTCAATAAGAAGTTCGAGCCTTATGGAATTACGATTAGCAATGTATCATTGATTAATATTTCCGTTGATACAAAGACACAGGAAGCTATTAATGCAAAGATTACAGCACAGCAGGCAGCCGAAACTCAGGAAATTAATAATCAGACAGCTATTAATAAGGCAAAGGCTGATGCAGAAGTAACTAAGGCAGAAGCACAAGCAAAGGCTGATGCACAGTTAATCGAAGCCAAAGCACAGGCAGAGGCGAATAATAAGTTAAGTTCTTCTATTACAGATGAGCTTATAAGAATGAAGGAAGCCGAAGCAAGAAATAAATTTGGTTGGGTTACTATTTCTGGAACTAACAATACAGTTGTAACAGATAAGTAATTATTAATATTAATTAAAAGGTGTGATATAACTCACACCTTACTAATGGGATGTGGTGAAGTGGTCAACACATCAGATTTTGATTCTGACATTCGTGGCTTCGAATCCCACCATCCTAGCTGTGTGCCATTAGCTCAGTTGGTAGAGCACCTGACTCTTAATCAAGATGTTACGAGTTCAAACCTCGTATGGCACATTATTTATTATATTAGGAGGTATTTTAAAATGAAAACAATAGACAATAAGTTTGAAATTGGGGAAGAATGTTATACATACGCAAGAGAAAATGTAGAAATTATTTGTCCAATATGTAAAGGAACAAAGAAGATTCTTTACAACGGATATGAAATTCCATGTAAACAGTGTAATACAACAGGGAAGATTGTATGTAAACAGACAGTGGTTGTACCTCATAAAGTTAAAATTAGAAAAATTGTGGCTAGTATTTGGAATGATGTAACCACAATTAAATATAAAGTTAATTCTGTTGGAGAATATGTAAATGTAAGAAATAGAGGAGAGACTTCTTTGTTTAAGACATTGGAAGAGTGTGATCAGAAGTGTAAAGAAATTAATCAGGGTGAGAGTGGTGCTGCATTTTAGGATTAAAATTCTCTTTCTTTGGATTGTGAGGTGAAAAGATGGAAACAAAAGAAATAGAAGTATCTAAAACAATAAAACAATACACCTTAACAGAGGACGAATACCATAATCTAATAAATAATAATATGGAATATGGCAGTAGGAAAACCAAAGAGTATATTATTTTTTGTTTAAAATATTACCAACTTAAATTAAATTTTGGCGGAACGGCAAAGTTCATTGAGGATATTATTGACTTTGCAACAGGAAATAGGAATTATATTCCAAATTTATATAACAAAACATTCTTTGAATGGTTAGATGAACATAGATAACAATAATAAGAAAGTTCGTTTCATATGATTGGAGGTGAAAAGATGCAAATAAATATTAGTTATACATTATATACAGATGGGGATTACAGTTTAAGGAATGCTGAAGAGCTTGGTTGCACTAATAGAGATGTAGTAGTTAATGATTTTGAATATTATGATTATATTGGCTCTATGGAATTTAAATATGAAGAAGAATGGCGTTGTAAAAGCGAAGCAAAAAATTTTCTTTGGAGATTTTTATGTGATGGAATTCATATATCTTATACACATCCTTGGTTACTTAAAGATTTTTATGACATTATGGAATCTTTAGAGAATATTATTAATGAATATCAAGAGGGAATATCTGTAGCCAAAAAGCATATAACAGGTAACTATGAGGGAACAGAAATTAAAATAGAAATATTGAAGTAAAGTTCTTTGGATTGCGAGGTGAAAATAATAATGAAGCTTGGAGATATTTACATAAATAGGGATAACAAGTCATTGATTCAGATTGACAGTTTTGCTTCACATATGGGTGATTTTTTGAAAGGACATATTATTATATTTCGTCAATTAGAAGAACATGGAGATTTAATTGGTAGTATACCTAGTTTTAATGGATATGGCTCTAAAGAAGAAATTGAATCTGAATATGAATTATTAGTTCAACAAGAGAAATTAAAAGAATATGATGATTGGAATGAAATATTTGAATTAGCAAAAACACATTAAATTGGAAGAGAGGTGAAAATAAATGCATAGTGAAAATAGGAAAAATAAAATACAGAATATGATTGCTGAAAGGTTAGCAGACAATGATACTATAAATTGCTTATTTCAGATACTTTTATTAAAAGAAGAATCAAAAGATGTCCTTGAAGATCTATTTAAAAGGAATGGGTATGAGACATATACAGTTGATACAATAGGTGGTTGTTGGAATCTAAATGATGATTGGTATGAGCTTGATAATGTGAAATCTATTGTTGAATTTTGTGGTGTATATCCTGTTGAATGGAATATTAATGATGTATTTTTACTAGAAGAACTTTATTATAACAGAGATATATACATTCAAGTATTCTGGAAAAAAGAAAACGAAGATGGAACGATTAAATATATTCCAAATAATTAACAAGAAAACTTCGTTTCCTTTGGATTATAAACGGAGAATATAACAGTAGAAACAATTAACAAAAACAAATATAAGAAAGAAGAGGTACAAAAATATGGATGGATTTATGATGTTTAAGAAGGCTTTACAGAAGCACTTCGATGAAATGCAGAAAGAGGCAACACATTTATTTGAGGTAAATGTAGATAAGGATGAATTATGGAATACATATCTTGATAGCTTCCCTGCTGGTACAAATGAGATTTTCAGAGAGCGTAGAGAACATGATTGTAGTTGTTGTAGACAGTTTATTAAGAATATTGGTTCTGCCGTTATAATCAAGGATAATCAGATTCATACAATTTGGGAGTTAGAACTTGGTGATACAACATATCAGCCAGTATGTGACGCACTTGATGCATTTGTAAAGGCTCATACAGTTACAGATATTTATACAACTCAGTTCCCCAAGATTGGTACAGATTTTAACTTTGAGGAAATCAATGGAAAATCTCATCAGTGGGATCATTTCTTCTTAGAGCTTCCAAATAAGTTTGTAAATAGAAGTAGTCGTTCTAATGAGGAAGTTAAAGGACAGTTCAGAGATACAAGAAACGTATTTAAGCGTTCTCTTGATGAAATTACTATGGATGCACTTGACACAATTCTTGAACTTATCAATTCAAATACACTTTACAAAGGTGAAGAGTGGAAAGGTGTACTAACAGAGTTCAAGAAGTATAAGAAGGAATATGATAAGTTGACTTCTGATACTGAAAAGGACTTATATGCTTGGGAGAAGTCGGCAACAGCAGGTATGGCTATCGGTAGAATTAGAAATCATTCTATTGGTACACTTCTTATCAATGTAAGTGAGGATATGGATCTTGATACAGCAGTTAAGAAGTATGAGCAGATTACAGCACCGAGCAACTATAAAAGACCAAAGGCTATTTTTACAAAGAAGATGCTTGAGGATGCAAAGAAGACTATTACAGAACTTGGATATATGGATTCATTACAGAGAAGATTTGCTAATCTGAATGATATTACTGTAAATAATGTACTGTTCTCAAATAAGAGTGCTGCAAGAAGAATGGTTGGTGCAGATGATATCTTTGGTCAGATGGAAAAAGATGTTGCTGTAAGTCCTAAGAAGTTTTCTAAGGTTGAGGAGATTTCAGCACAGGATTTCATTAATAAGGTACTTCCAACTGCAAAGGAGATTGAAGCTTTTGTAGAGAACAAGCATGAGAAGAACTTTGTTTCTATGATTGCACCTGTTAATCCAGACGCTAAGACAATGTTCAAGTGGAATAATGGATTGTCTTGGGCTTATTCAGGAAACATTACTGATTCTGATATGAAGCAGAATGTAAAAGCTGCTGGCGGTAATGTCGATGGTGTACTCAGATTTTCTATTCAGTGGAATGAAGATGGTCATGATAATTACGACCTTGATGCACATTGTATTGAGCCAGATAAGAATGAAATTTTCTTTAGTAATTGTAGAAAGCCAAGTGTTTCAAGAATGGGTGGTCAGTTAGATGTTGATATTATTAATCCAGATGGAAAGATTGCAGTGGAGAATATTACTTGGGAAGATTTATCAAGAATGAAGCCAGGTGTTTATAAGTTCTTTGTACATCAGTATTCAGGCAGTATAAGACATGGATTCAGAGCCGAGATTGAGTTTAATGGAGAAATTTACAAGTTTGATTACGATAAGTCAATGAGAACTGATGAAAAGGTTCAGGTTGCAGAAGTAACACTTGATGCGAATGGAAACTTCTCAATTAAGGAGAAATTAGCAGGTAATTCATCTATTTCAAGTCGTGAGATTTGGGGCGTAAATACAAATCAGTTTGTACCTGTATTAGTAATCAGCTATAGTCCAAACTATTTTGACGAGCAGGACGGAATTGGTCACAGACATTTATTCTTCTTCCTGAAGGATTGTATAAACAACGAAAGTCCTAATGGTTATTACAACGAGTTCTTAAAGAGTGACCTTGAAAAGCACAAGAGAGTATTTGAAGCATTAGGTGCTAAGTGCCATGTAGAGGATACAGATGACCAACTTTCAGGAATTGGTTTTTCTATGACAAAGAGAGCAGATTTAGTTGTTAAGGTTAAGGGTTCGACAGAGCGTGTAATGAAGATTAAGTTTTAAATTAGAAAAGGAGATTATTATTATGACAAACAATGAATTATTTATTAATGCAACGAGAAATAATTATCAGTTCCCATTCAGAGGGATGATTAATGTAATTGATTTGTGGGATTTATCTCTCACAAATCTGGACTCAGTATTTAAGACACTCAATGCGGAAGTAAAGAAGTCTGAGGTAGAGAGTCTTCTGAATACTAAGTCAAAGGAAGACGAGGAAATTTCTAACAAGATTGAAATTGTTAAGTATATTGTTGGCGTGAAGCTGGATGAGAAGAAGAAGAGAGAAGATGCTAAGAAAAATGCTGAGATGAGACAGAGATTGCTTGAAATCAAGGCTAAGAGACAGGATGTAGCACTTGAGAACATGTCTGACGAGGATCTGGATAAGGCACTTGCAGAGTTAAGTGAGTAATTGTTACAAATATACCATATATAGTATTGAAAATAAGTAATATATACTATATATGGTATATATTTTGTATTAGAAAGAAACGCACATTTCTTGAGAGATTTTGGAGGCTAAGACATGAAAAATAGAAATAGTTATGAACGATTAAAAAGTATTCAGGTATCGTTATCTGAATTGTCAAAGAGTCTTGACGAGCAGTATTACAAGATGCGTCAGGAATGTATGGATGAAATTATTGAGGATAGAAAAGAATTTGTGACAAAGAAAAATGAAATGTATTCACTGTATGAGAAAATTTCTGAAAGCGATTCTATGAGAATGACATGGATTAAGAATAAATTACCATGGTATATTACAAAATTTTGTAAGATTTCAAGTACAGAAATATCATTGAGAGATACAAGTATTTTAATTGGTGTAAATTTTGGAAAATCATATAGACCAAATTGTTATATTGAGATTACACCAAGAGATATTGGATGGATTTAAGGAGAATAAATACAATGTCAAATTTATATGTATATTTAATTCGTTCTCGAAATAAAGACAATAAGGATATTCCAAATTTCAAAGAACGAGCCGAAACAATTCTTGAATATAGAGAGAATGAAGACAAGGTAATTGAAGATTTTAAGAGTTTTGCAGCTGAAGGAGTTCCTGGTGAACAGACAAGGTTGTATAGGTCGGTTAATTCAAGAAACGAAGAGAAAATCAGAGAAGAGTTTGTTATTCGTCTGTTAAGAGATAAACCAAGTATGACTCGGTTAAATCGCACATTAGCATCTGTTGCACAACAGGTACAGAATCGTGATGAGAGTAAGTGGTTGTTTGATTTTGATGTGGATGATGATAGTTTAGTTTTAGAATTTATCTATGATATTACAAATTATGGAATCGTGTTTAATCAAATCAAATTGTATAAGACACCGAATGGGTTTGCCGTTATAGTTCCGCATGGATTTGATACAAGAGAGCTGATGGAAAAGTGGAAAGATTATGACATTACATTGAAAAAAGATGAGTTGTTGTTTTTGAATATGATAACGAATGGAGAATAGTATGTACGAAAAATTGAGAGAATATATAGAAGAATCAAATGATATTGTATTCTTTGGTGGAGCAGGTGTATCTACTGAAAGTGGTATTCCAGATTTTCGTTCCAAGGATGGATTATATAATCAGCATGATGTTCAGTTTGATAAATACGAGCCAGAGTATCTTTTGAGTAGAGAATGTTTATATAACAATCCAAAAGTATTTTATGAATTCTATCGTCAGAAGATGGATACAAGAAACATTGAGCCAAACATTACTCATAAGGTACTTGCTAAAATGGAAAAGATGGGTAAGCTGAAGGCTATTGTTACACAGAATATTGATGGACTTCATCAGAAGGCTGGCAGTAAAAATGTATTTGAGATTCATGGAACTACTCAGAAAAATTATTGTAGCAAATGCAAAATGGAATATCATCCTGATTTCTTATTCGATACTAAAGAAGCTATCCCAAAGTGTAAATGTGGTGGACTAATCAGACCTGATGTGACTTTATATGGAGAAAAATTGCCTGATGAAGCTGTAAATGGTGCTGTTGAAGCAATTAGTAAAGCCGATATGTTGATTATTGGTGGTACTTCATTACAGGTTTATCCAGCAGCAAATTACATCTCATATTTTAGTGGTAGACATTTGATTGTTATCAATAGAGAAAAAATCCATGTGCTATTGAACGGAGATACTGATTTGATGATTGTTGATTCGTTGGGTAATGTATTTACTGAGATTGAGAAATGGATGTGAGGTGAACTATGGCGGTATATGTGACAGGTGACATACATGGAACTCCTATAAGATTAAGTAAGGATAGTTTTTATGAACAGAAAGATTTTTCTGGTAATAAAGATGAAAATATCTTAATTATCCTTGGTGATTTTGGTCTTGTATGGAGCAGAGATGAAGAAAGCAAATAAGAAAAATATAAATCTTATTCATGATCAGTTAATACATATTCTTCAAATTGTTATAACATGGATTGTGTTTATAGCAATTCGATAGAGAATAATTATATATAGAAATTTCTATCTTGGCGATTCAGCCAAATTTTCCAAATAAAAGTAACAAGAAATATTTTTTCTTATGGTTTTTGCAGACGTGCAAATTCCATAGGATTTTACAACAAAATAATATTAAGAAGAAAGGAATTAAGCAGTAACTCCTAGGTAATTATGGTTACGTAACCTCTGTAAAATAATGTATTTTGACAGAGAATAATAAAAAAAATAATTCTCAAGGGCTACGAGTGTTAAGTTTATGTGGTGGTGTAGAAACAGGATTATATGCGTTACAACAACTTGGAATACCTATAAGAGAATATCATACATATGAAATTTTACCAGAAGCCATAGCAGTTTCTCAGTATCATTTTCCGCTTATGGTACATCATGGTGATTTATATGAAGCGGATTTTGAACAGTTCAAAGGATTTGATCTTCTATTGGCAGGTACGTGCTGTCAGTCTCTTTCAAGAGTACGAATTGAAAATAAAGAAGTCAACAATGGTCTCGATGGTAAGTCAGGAATTTTCTTTAAAGCGATTGAGTGTCTTAGGGTAATTCAACCCAAATGTTTCATGTTTGAAAATGTAATACCAAGCAGTGATGAAGATTTGAAAACAATGACAGAATGTATTGGTGTTGAACCTATTTTGATTGATTCTGGAATTTTTTCAGCTCAGAATCGTGAGAGATATTATTGGACAAACATACCGCTAGGTGAATTGCCTGAAGAATCTCCATTAGTTTTGAAAGATATTATGGAAAATAATGTAGGTGAGAAGTATTTCTACAAGAAGGACTTTGAGATTTTGGATATGAATAAGCGTGTATGTGCTGAACTAAAGGTCAACACAACAGAAATGTGTAAAAGAATTTATAATCCAGATTTCAAAATGTCAACATTAACATGCGTGTCAGGCGGTTATCAAGAGAAAAAAGTATTAGATAACGATAGACCACGAAAACTTACAGAAGTTGAATATGAAAGATTACAGGGATTACCTGATAATTTTACAAAAGTTCAGCTTAATGGTCGTTGGTTATCATACTCAAAAAGATGTAGTTTGATGGGCAATGGATGGAATGAACCTACTGTTGAATGGATTTTGAGCGGATTAAGAGAATAAAAGAAAGGAGTAAGAGGTTTGGTATACCGAAAACGCAGCGTTTACTCCTGATACATAATGATAATAAATAGAGTCTGGCAGATGCCAAATAGTAATACATTTTCAATTAAGCCAATTAAGGAATTAATTGAGAAATATGCAACTGGTAAGATTGTTGATCCGTTTGCTAATAGCAATAAATTGGCAACAGTGACAAATGACTTAGATACACAATATGATACTGATTACCATATGGATGCATTGGATTTCTTAAAGATGTTCGATGATAACTCAGTAGATACAGTGTTATATGATCCACCATACTCGCCACGACAGGTAAGCGAATGTTACAAAAATCTTGGACAGACAGTAAATATGCAGACAACACAAGCTTCATATTGGTCTAAACAGAAGGAGCAGATAGGAAGAATTGTAAAGAAAGATGGCATTGTAATTACCTGTAGCTGGAATAGTGGTGGTATTGGTAAGAAGTATGGCTTTGAAATTCAGGAAATTTTACTTGTTCCGCATGGCGGCTGGCACAATGATACAATTGTTGTGGTTGAGAAGAAGATCGAGTAGAGAATAACATAATATGAAGTTCGCAGGAAAGCGGAATTTCTTCTGAGTTTTCAGAGAATAAATACATATAAAAACAAAGAAAAGAGGATTAAATGTATGAGTAAAGCTATTTTAGTGTTAGATATGCCTGGAACTTGTTGTGATTGTAATTTTTGTAGAGAAATACAAGAAGGTATTGAAGCATGTTGTGAATTAATGGATGAGCCAAATGATAATACTCTTTGTAGAATAGTTGATAGTGAAAATGGATATTGTCAAGAAAAACCAAATTGGTGTCCATTAAAAGAATTGCCAGATGAGACACACAATGATGTATATATGGATGAATATTGCGATGGTTATGATGATGGTTGGAACTCATTAAGAAAGGAAATTTTAGGCGAAGATGAGGAGAATAAATAGATGACAGTTGGTGTAAAAATATGTGAAGCAAAAGATACAATTAAGAAATACGAAAACCTTGGGTATAGATTTGTTAGTGAAGAAAATGTGGGTGAAGGATATTTAAAACTTAACTTCAGAGATCCAATTGTTCCAGAAGAGAATAATACAACAGATATTCAATTTCATGAAGGTGATTATGTAGAAAATAGTGATGGCAAAGTTGGATATATTTCATCCATTTGTCATTGTGATGAGTGCAAGAGGCGTGGATTCTTTGAACCAACTATTAAATATTCCGATGGAACAACAGATTACATTAGCAATTATTCTGTTAAAACTGTTTCGTCTGATTATAAGCAGATTGGAACTCAGAAGTTTTCAACAGAAGATATATTGAAAAATAAAATAGCTGCACTTGAAAAAGAGAATAAAGAATTAACTGAAAAGGTAAATTATTTGACTGATAGAAATCATGAATTGCTCAGTCTATGCTGCTTTTATGATATGGAAAGGAACGGATGAGACAATGGTAGATATTCAATATAAAGACGGAAAATATATTATTGACGCAAGTATTCATAGTGAAGTTGATACAAATGATATTGCAAAAGTACAGGAAAGATTTACTTCTGATTGTGCTTATGAGTTTGCAGAAGCTATGAGAGAAGCAGTAAACGTTAGCCATTTGGTAATGAAAGAACAGAGAGGAGGCAAATTAGATGAATAATCCATTAAAAAAGATAAAATTTAAAATATTAAAAGATTATACAACTGATGATGTTTTTAGAGAAACACAAAAAAAGTATGATGAAAAGATTATAGAGTTATCAGATAGGATTAATCAATTATCAAGAATAATTGAACATACTTCTGGGAACACCGTGAACTTTTATCTTGATAGGAGTTGGGTAAATACATTTTATATGTTCCCAGATAAAAAAGTATACACATTATATATTTATAAAGGAACAAGTGAGTTTCCAATTATTCTAAAAGAATTATCCGATGAACATGTTGATGAAATCTCATGTATTTTCGCATTAGAAGATAATATCGCACGTTTTGAAGTAACAGTTAAACGTGTAAGTAAGGATGTAAAATATGTATTCTTAATTGATTATGAAAATAAAACATATATTGTTAAATCCAAAACTGAAATTGATCTTTCTAAGAGCAAGGAAAAAGAAGAGCAAGAATCATAGATTTCTTTTGAACTTTTAGGAGGTGAAATTATGGCTTATATAGAGAATATTGTAGTAGGAAATCCAATAGCCGATCCACAGCAGATGTTTGCACTAGATGAAAATGATTGGAACAGAATTGAGCAGGAAAAAACTTATTATACAAATGAGAGATTTCTTCCGAGAATTCTTGTGGAATTAGGCATTTATCCCTCAATCAGTGAAATTAGAAGAAATAAACCTAATCTTATGGTAAGTTTAGATAATGTTGATTTTATAGATAACTTGAAAGTTAGTAGAAAAAGAAGACTGTGGATTTTAGTAGGAGAATAACATAACAGGAGGTACAAATAATTGCAGAATATTAGTATCAAAGGGGTTTGCGATTGTGTAGACTTAGACAGAAATATCAAATTAACAAATGGTGCAGTTATAGTGCAGAAAGAAAATAACAATGTAATAGGTGTTTATTTGGTGATTTCGTTCAGAGATAATAAAAACAAATATGGTGGCGACAGTACATCAACATATTGTAGTTTGGTAAATCTCGACAATGGACAATTAGCTTTTGAAGAAAGATGTAGTCGTGCTACAACAGAGAGACGTGTTCTTAGACATTTAACAAGAGCAGGTTTTAGTTATCCTTATGATCCAAATTCTCATGAGCAGGATAGCAAGTTTTACAATATGAGAGTTCAGGTTTATAACAATGGAAATTACAAAATGAATCTTGAACTTGGTGATGAATACATTATGTATGGTAGATAGGAGGAATAAGCCATATGAGGAATAAAATTTTAGCAGTCGTATTAGGATTAACATTATGTTTTGGAATGACTGGATGTGGTAGTAGTATGACAAACAATGGTTATGCCAATTTCAAAAATGCGGATAATAAGTATATTGATATGGAATTAGTTTACCAAAATAATAGTGTATATGTTCTATATGACAAAAATACAAAAGTAATGTATTTATGTGTTGAAGGATATAACATGATGGGAATAACACCAATTTATAATTCAGATGGAACAGTTAAATTATATGACGGAGAATAATATAATAGACAACAAAATACGTCAGCAATATAGATAAGTCGTTGATGATTTAAAAATAGCATTTAAGAAGACTTGTTTGTATAGATTTTGCGAAGAAGTTGTGAAGAAATTGAGTAAGATTTTGAGATAAAAGTAAACCGAAGTTTCTCGATGATTTAGGAGGTAGAAATGGCAAACTTAAATTTAGAAGATTTCAGTGAAGAATATAGAAAAACAGCACCAATGGAGTGTTCTTTGTATTTAGTTTCTTGTTTAGACAAGGATACACAAGTTCAGTTAAAGAAAGATTGGAATGAAGCTGGTGGTGTGAAAGCAATTCCGTATTGGAAATGGTGCATGGAACATATTGATGTAACCTATCACAATTAAGAGAATAATACATTGAAAGGAGCATGAGATTTGCTGCAGCATTAAATCATGATTTGCTCTGAGTAAGAAATGTTAGAGATTAACAAAATATACAATGAAGATTGTCTTGAAGGTATGAAAAAGATTGATGATAAATCGGTTGATTTTATACTCACGGATCTTCCGTTTTCAACAACCCAGAATTCATGGGATGTGCTAATTCCATTCGAGTCGTTATGGGAACAATACGAGAGAATTATCAAAGACAATGGTTGTATTGCATTATGGGCGCAGTCACCATTTGATAAGAGACTCGCTTGTAGTAATGAAAAATTGTATCGCTATGAATGGATTATCGAAAAGACCAAAGCAACTGGTCATCTAAATGCTAAGAAAATGCCTATGAAGGCACACGAAAATGTTTTGATTTTCTATAAAAAACTCCCTACTTACAATCCACAAATGACAGAAGGACATACACCTGTTCATTCTTATACAAAACATACAACAGATGGCAACTGTTATGGTGCTACAAAGACTGGTATTTCAGGTGGTGGCAGTACACAAAGATATCCAAGAGATGTTCTGCAGTTCAAGTGGGATACTCAGAAAAGTAGCTTACATCAGTGCCAAAAGCCTGTTGAAGCATGTGAGTATTTTATTAAGACCTACACCAATCCAGGAGATTTAGTTCTTGATTCGTGTGCAGGAAGTTGTACAACTGCAGTTGCAGCTTTGAATATAGGTAGAAATTATATATGTTTTGAGAAGGACGAGGATATTTTTGAGGTTGGAAGTAAGAGAGTAGCTGAGTGCAAAGGAGAGAAAAATGACTGAGAAAGAAAAATTATTAGAATACATTAAGAAACCAGTATTGACCACAGCAAGAAATAGCATGGGTTGTGATGAAAATTGGTATAATTCATATTTTGCAATCAAAGAGACTTTTTCGATTGAAGAAATCAATTTTATGTCTGATAAGGAAGTAGCGAATCTCGTAAGACTTGGAGATTCAATGTCGGAAGCATTGTATTAAAAATAAGAATAATGAAAGGAGACGAGGTTCGTGTACACAAGAAGGAATTCCTTACTCCAAGTAATTTATGAAATACGTTGGTAGCAAAAATAGATTAAGCAAAGATTTAGCACCAATTATTCAATCATATATAACTAATGAGACGGAAGGATATTTAGAGCCTTTCGTTGGTGGTGCTAATATGATTGATAAAATTAAATGCGATAAAAAAATAGGTACAGACAATCACAAATATTTAATTGCTGTACTTAAAAAGTTATCTGAAGGTTGGACACCGCCAGAAGACATTACAGAAGAAAAATATAAGGATATTCAAAATAATAAAGAAGGATATCCAGATTATTTGGTTGGATATGTTGGGTTTCAGCTTTCATATGGTGGGAAATGGTTTGGTGGGTACAGAAGAGACAAGGTTGGAAAACGTAATTACTCATTAGAAGCATATAAAAATACTATCAAACAAATCCCAAATCTTAAAAATATTCAATTTGAAGTGTTCGACTTCAGAAATATTCCCTTAGAAAAAATTAAAAATTATGTTATTTATTGCGATATTCCGTATCGTGATACAACAAAGTATTCAACTGGAGGCTTCCCATATGAAGAATTTTACGAATGGGTTAAGAAGACAAGTGTAAATAATACTGTTTTAATTAGTGAATATAACATGCCTGATGAGTTTGAATGTATCTGGCAAAAAGAAACTAAAACGCTTTTGGATAGTAACAAAGAAAAAAGCGATGATAAGAATATTAGAATTGAGAAGTTGTTTACATATAACGGTAAATAAAAACTAACAAGAAATTTTGGTTTCTTGGCTTGTCACGAAACTAAGTAACAATGTAGATATAATTTTATAAGAAAGGAAAACGTTCACATGTGAGTAAAGCTGCGCAGCTACTATTGGTGAACAAATTTGAAAAATACATATATTAAATCGCCTCTAAATTATATCGGAGGCAAGTATAAGTTACTACCAATCATTGTACCAATGTTCCCAGATAAGATAAATACTTTTGTGGATTTATTTGGTGGAGGTTTTAATGTTGGTATTAATGTAAATGCTGAACATATTATCTATAATGATATATGCAAGCAGGTAGTTGGTTTTCTAAGATATTTACAAGGTTCAAATATTGAAGAAGTGTTACAGAAGATTGATTCATATATTGATAAGTATGAATTAACAAAAGAAAATAAAGAAGGATATTTACTGTTTAGAGAAGAATATAACACAGGTATCAAAGATCCAATTAAATTCTATACGCTTTTATGTTATGCGTTCAATAATCAAATCAGATTCAATTCCAAAGGTGAATATAACATGCCTTTTGGCAAAGATAGATCAAGTTTTAACCCCACTCTTAGACAAAAATTTATAGATTTTCATAAGCGACTGAATGAAATAGATTGTAGTTTCTTAAATATTCCATTTGAGAGATTTGATTTTTCTGATTTTATGGAAGGTGATTTTGTTTATGCAGATCCACCATATTTTAATTCTGTTGCTACATACAATGAAAACGGTGGTTGGACAGAAGAAATGGAGAATAAATTATTAGAGACTCTTGATACTTTAAATGATAAAGGTGTTAAGTTTGCATTGAGTAATAATCTCAAATATGACAATCCATTACTTGATAAATGGAAAGATAAATACATAGTTCATTATTTAAAGCATGATTATAGCAACTGCAATTATCAGAAAAAGGACAGGAGTGCCGATTGTGAGGTATTAATTACAAATTATTAAAATCTCAATCTCTGAAATGCCTTAAAATCAAGGCTTCAGAGGTTGGAAAAACACAGTAAAACCACGTTTCATTTGAGGAGGTGATTGAGTGGATACATCATGTGAAACTTGTAAATGTAATACCTGTAAGATGAATGAAAATGGTGGCATTTATGGTGGATGTTTCGATTGTGAAGATTGCAAAGAACAAGATTTATACTGTGAAGATTGTTCAATGTATGAATATGACAAAGATAGACTGAGTAATTAGGAGAATAATAGTATGAATAAGAGACAGAAAAAGAAATTCATTAAGAAGAATATGACTAAGCTAAGGAAGATACATCCAAGCGAAGGTGATATTATAGTTCTTCGGTGGAATCCAGATAGTGAATATATAGATTTTGACACCATTGTTGAGTTCTATAAAGCATGGGAGAATGCAGGAATCTTTGATAAATGCGGAGCTGCTATTGTTCCATGTAACTTTAAAATTTTCAACAAGGAAGAAGCTCAAATATATGTTGATAAGTTACAGAGTATTGTAGATCAGATGGGAGAATAAAAGTATGAGGTCAATTGAGTCAGAAAGCATAGATGTTGGTGAAAAGAAATATTATCTTGTAACTCCTGAAGGTCTAATATTCCATGAAATTCCATTTGAAGAAATACACAACTTAACAAGAGAAGTATGGGTATCAACCTGCCCTTGTTGTGGTGGAATTCAAGGATATTATTATTCAAAAAATGAAGCCAAACAAAATAGCAAATTTTGTGTTCAATGCAGTTGTACTCATTTGTTTTTAGTAAAGAGATACAAAGGGTATTATAAACAGAATGTGAATTTCAAACTTTTGACAAAAGGTTATAAGGAATATAGAGGAATTAAGTATCCTTATATGGATATTCATGGTTAGCAGGAAAGAAGCATTTCCTGTTAATTTTGTCTAAGAGCATTTCTACACACGGTTTTCCAAAATAAAAAAGAGAGAATAACTAAATATAAGGAGGTATAGAACTTGCATATAAGAATTGTTGGTTTTAGCGACAGATATGATGATTATAAACTTCTTGGATATACAGAAGTAGAGAATATATCAGAAGTTTTTAAGACGCTAGATTATATGAGAAGTTTTTAAGACGCTAGATTATATGAGAAAGAACGAAATTCCATTAATAATCAATACTAATGATGTCATTGATACAGACGGAGAAGAATATTACATAGATAGTATTACAATGGTATTCCCAAAAGTGAGTGGTGAGATTGGAAGTTGTATTACTGTTTATGTTGAAGATGTTTAGAAGGATAAAGATATGAAAATAGAATTGATTAGATTAAAATTTAATGGCACTCATTCGTACAAGTATAATCCATTTAAGCATTGCTGTGATGAAATTCAGAAGGATAAAACTATTGTATTTACAGGTGAAGATATAAATGATATTGGTGGAGAATATGAAGATGATGGCATCTATATTCCACAATTTTGTACTTCCTATACACAAACAGTTGGTTCTTGGGAGGACGAATGGGAGCAGACAGACAATTTTCCAATTAAATTCTGCCCTCATTGCGGTGAAAAGATTGAGATTTCAGTTGTAGATAAGATTGATGTATCTGATAAATATGAAGAATTAACTAAGCAGCGTGATGAATTATGGGAGAGGTGTCAGAGAACAGATAGTAAGAAGAAAGAATCTGAACTAAGAGAGCAGGTTGGAAAGCTTGATAAGCAGATTGACAGTTTCTATTGGTTGGATGAGTGGAAAGGAGAATATTATTATGGCAGTATTTAAAAATTTTAAAGATGATGAATTGATTGTAAGTTGTAAGTGTGGATGTGACGAAGGTATTCATTTTAAAATTCATGATTATGGAGATGGCGACTATGCTTTCTTATCATATACAAATGGTAACTTTTACACTCAGCAAAGACCATTCTTTGAAAAATTGAAGAAGATTTGGGCGATTATTATGAATAAGGATTTTTATTATTCAGATATTGTGCTTACAAAGGAAGATTTTAAAGAGTTTAAGGAATGGATTAATAGAAAGTAAAGGAGATTGCTATGAATAGAAATTTGGATGGATATTATTTTAGAGTTAAAAGAGATGGAAAATGGGACAATGTTTGTTGGTCTGATATGACAGATGAAGAAAGAGACGAGCAAATGACTAATCGTAGTGAAGAATGGTTAAAGTCGCTATGTAAGGGACTTGGTAATGTTATTCATAAGATTGGTGAAGATTTAGATATTGCGTGTGAATAAAAGTAAATTCAGGTTTCCTTTGATTACAAAGGAGAATATTAAAACAAGGAGGTAAGAAAAAAATGAAGAGGAAGATTCGTAGAGGTGTTTTCGAGACAAATTCAAGTAGTCAACATTCGCTTTGCATTATGAAAAATAACGAGCATTATACACCAGATGAGATTGCAAGAGACTTTTATCTTTGTAAAGATAGAGAAACTGGTGAAGAAGATTGTGTGTGGGATATATGGGATCATGATATGGAGTTTGGCAGAAGTCCATTTAGAGCTTTGGGTAACTTCCATGATAAATGGTTATATGCTTGTGCTTCATTGGTTCACGAATACAACGATGATTCTTATAAGGAATTAGTAGCACTTGCAATAAAATATGTTCCTAGCCTGAAGAAAATTAAAGTACCTATGATTCATGATTCTGTTGCAGATAAAAATCATCCTAAAAATAAAAATAGTGATTATGCTCAGGAGTATGGAAAGACGGAGGACGAGCTTAACGAGTGGCTTGAACAGAAAGAAAAAGATTGGGGAATTGATACAATCGAATATTGGGAAGGCGATAATGGATATTTTCATTTTAATAAGCCGTATACAGGATATGTTGATGAAGATATGCTTAGTGGATTCCTCAAAAAAGAGAATATATCATTAGAAGAATATCTGACAAATAAGAAGTATGTTGTTGTTCAGGATGGTGACGAATATTGTTATTGGTCAGATATGAAGAAAGCAGGATTAGTAAATATGGATGCTATTGATCATGAGTATCCAGAAGATGATGATGAAATGGAGGATTAAATTATGAAGAGACAGATTAGACGTGGAGTTTATGAAACAAATTCATCGAGTACACATTCGGTTAGTATTTATAACAATTCAAAGAGAAAATTTCAGGATATTCCTAGAAACTCAGAGGTAGTTCTTGATGATACATATGAGTATGGAATAGATATTTTCGATGAGCTTGGAAAGTTAAATTATGTAGTTACTATGCTTGCTAGTATTATTGAAAGAAGATGTGATTATGATGAGCTGAAAGTGGAATCTTTTGAAGACATGATAAATTTGAATTGGTTCAAATGGTTATCAGATGTTGTAAAGGAAGAAAGTAATACAGAAGTTATTTACAAGTGTCCTACATCTTATGATGGTAGAGATAAATCATATCAACCGTATTACGATACAACATATGATGAATACGATTCTATTGAAACTATTTTCGTTGGTGACGATGGCGACACATTAGATAATGAAGTTAAGTTTAAAAATAGAGTAAAAGATATTATTTATAATCCATCAGTTGTTATTGAAGACAAAGAAAACGAGTACTAGGAGGATTTTAAGAATGGAATTATTAGGAAAATACATAAATGGGAATACGAGAAATTATATCTACTCAGATGGTACTCGTGTATGTGAGACTGACGATGACGAGTTTAAGTTTGCGTATGCTAGAAATATGGATATAAAGTTATGCAACAGGTGTAATATGGGTTGTAAATATTGCCATGAAGGTTCTACACCAGATGCTAAACTTGGCGATATTATGAATGAGAAATTTATTGAAACTTTACATCCATATCAAGAAGTAGCTTTGGGCGGTGGTAACGTCCTCGAACATCCTGATTTAATTCCATTCTTAGAAAAACTCAGAGAGTTAAAGGTAATTACCAATATTACTTTGAATCAGATTCATTTTGAACAAAATATTGAATTGGTTGATATGTTGTTTAAGAAAAAACTGATTTATGGTCTTGGAGTATCACTTGTAAGTCCTACAAAAGAGTTTATTGAGAAGGTTAAAAAATATCCAAATGTAGTTATCCATGTTATCAATGGTGTATTAAGTCCAAAAGACGTATATGCTTTGGAGAATAATAATTTGAAGCTTTTAATTCTTGGATATAAGCATTTAAGACGAGGTAATGAGTATTATGAATCTGAAATGGCAGATATTAAGAGCAAACAACATTGGTTATATGGCAATCTGGAATTTATGTTAAAAGGGTTTAAGGTTATATCTTTTGACAACCTTGCTATTGAGCAACTAGATGTCAAAAGATTGTTATCAGATGAAGAGTGGGAAGAATTTTATCAAGGAAACGATGGATCAAGTACATACTACATCGATATGGTTGAGCGTAAATTTGCAAGAAGCTCAACAGCAGTATTTGATAAGAGATATGACTTATTGGACTCAGTAGATGACATGTTTCAAAAGATTTTATCTGAGTAACTTCACAGGAATGCAACATATCATTTGAAAAATAAAAATTATAAAGGAGAATATTAAACATGGAAACAATTTTAAGATTATTAGCAGAGAACCCAGAAAGTTTAGGAGAGGTAGTAAAGACATATATTACAAAGTACAAAGAGCCTGTATATGATGTTCTGAAGGAACTCATGATTATTGCAAAGGATTATTCTGAGAATACTGAATATCCTGCAATTCAGGCGAGAACCAAGAAGAATATGTTTGATGCATATGTAAGTGTTGGTTTTACAGAGGATCAGGCATTAGCACTTATGATTAACGATAATATTCAGCTTATGAAGAACATTCAGAAGTCAGTTAATAATACTTCCGTAAAGAAGAGTAAGTAATGGTTTCGCAGTAAACCAATCTTTCTTTGGAAAATTTTTAATCATATCTAAGCCATTCGGCTATGGGAATCCCAGTAAATAAGAGAATAAAATATCAGAAAGGAATGTAAAGTGTAGCTACTGTAAATCATATGAGCTTTCTGGTAAAACAAAATGGAGAAAAAAGTATTAGCAGGTGCTAAATTGGCTGGTGGTAATCCAGAAAATGAAAGAGTAAAAAATGATTATTATGCAACCAACCCCGAAGCGGTAAAGATGTTGCTTTCAAAATATGATTTTTTTGCACAGACAATATTAGAGCCTTGTGTTGGTGGTGGTCATATTGCTAATACAGTAAATGAATTTTATAAGAACAAAAGGGATATTACGGGACTTGATTTAGTGGATAGAGGTTATCCAAATACAATAGTTGCAGATTTTCTTACATATAAGACAGATCAAAAATATGAAGGAATAATCACAAATCCATCTTACTCATTGGCAAAAGAGTTTGTTGAAAAGGGAATGGATTTGCTAACAGATGATGGTCAGATGGCAATGTTTCTTAAAATTCAATTTCTTGAGGGTGTAAAAAGAAAAGAATTGTTCGAAAAATATCCACCTAAGTACATATATGTATTCAGGAATAGAATGGCAACTTGGAATAGTGGTTTAGAAAAAGATCCAAAAACAGGAAAGAAATGGGCAACTACAATGTGTCACGCATGGTTCGTGTGGGAGAAAGGTAGTACATCTGAGCCAATTGTTAGGTGGTTAGAACCAGATAATATGTAAAGAATGAAATTTTTCTTTCCTTTGGACAGATTGGAGGCGTGAATGAGAAACTTTTATAGCGGTATTAGTAATGATAAAAAACAATTTTTGATAAATATGAATTGGTACAAGGATAATGATGTAGAGACTTGTTTTAACCTTAGTAAAAATTTTCATGGATTGCCTAAAAAATGCAGTATTGAAAAAAATGATTTTGAATTAGTATATTTAAAATTTGAATGGATTGGTAATACATATTACCCACGAAAAAGTGATAAAAGCAAAGGACAACCAATTAGGGTATATAAAATCAAGATGTAAATAATAAATATATAATTCTGAATAGGAGAATAACATCATGAAAGGTAAATATAAAGGCTGTGATATAGAAGTAGGACTAGATAGTTCAGGTTTCTTAACCTTTGCAGTATTCGATGATGGATACGAAGTGATAAGTGGATTTTCTGAAAGCAATGATTCTGTAAGAGATTATTTTAGTTATATGAAAAGTGTAGTAGATGATTATAAAGAACATCCAGAAAATTACGAATAGGAGAATAACATTATGAAGCTGATTAACAAATATGCAAATTCAAAATATTCAAAAATGAATGAATATTATTGTGGGATTACAACAGAATTGGATAAACTTGCTGGACTTGATCCTAATGGACACTGGAAACATTATGTGCTTTGTGATTATGAGGATGGTTGTTTGCCTATCAGAATTCCAGGTGGAACACTTGGAAGTATTGAGTATGACGAAAATAAGATTATTACAAGAATTCATGTTTGCACTGATTATGTTGTGAAAACTTATCCTGATAATGTAAATGAACAGCTTCAGAAGTTCATTGGTCAGAAGATAGAAATTGGAGAATAATTATATGAGAACAGAGAATATAAAAGTAACATTTAAAATTCCAATTCCAGTTGATACACCTGATTTAAATGGTGTCATATATTCAAAAGAAGTAATTAGAAACGCTTATAAAAATGTAAAGGATATTCCAATTGAAATACCATGTAGTGAAGGTCAGTTTCTTCCTATTGGAGTAGCACAAGAAGTTGAATTGATTGAAGATGAAAATGGTATGTATATTACAGGCGTTGGTCTTGTTTGGCATGGTGGTACAGAAGAAAGTGTTGAGATGGTTAATGATAAGGTTACAAGTTTTCATGTGCATGGTATTGGAATTGCGAAAGAGTAGGAGAATAATATGGCAGATAGACAGACCAAAACTATACAGTGGACAATAAATCTTCCAATGAACTTTCCTTCGGATTGGGATGACGACATGATTGAATTTCATCTTAATGAATCAAATTGGTGTTGTAGCAATCTTATTAGTGAACTTGAAAAGTACGATGAGAAAAATGGCTGTATTTGTGGCATATGTGAAGCAAAAGTAGCAGATAAAATAGAGAGCTTGATAAGTGAAGAGAGAAATAAAACACTTGATGAAGTACTAAAGGCTTGTGACATTGAATGTGGATTGTACAGTGGTGATGTTAAGAATCTTACAAGGCATGTTTTGATGAGAGTGTTGGATAGATTGAGAGAATAAGTAATTGTAAACAATAATTTTATATCATAGGAGGAAATAAATATGATGAACAATTTTTTAAATGGTATGTTTGGCAAGGTAGGAAGTGGAATGTGTAGACTTTCTATGAATGGTGGTATTGCAGTTAAGACAAATGGTGGTTATAAGACATATAACATCAAGACTGGCAAGCTCACAAACTGTAGTAACTTTGTATTTGATATTGGTGAGGAATTCTTCTTTATTATTCCAACTAATAAGGTAGAGAAGGGTGACATTATTCTTGTAAATGGTAAGCCTAGATGTGTTATTGAAGCTGATAAAACAAAGATCACAGTAATCAATTATGAGGACTCAACAATCGAAACTGTACTTCCTGAAAGACATGTATTTATGGGTAATACATATTTTTATGGAAAGATTGTTTCAATGTTTGGTAGTGACATTATCAAGGGTAAGAAAGGCACAAACAATATCTTAAAGTATATGATGCTTTCTCAGATGATGAAAGGTGACAATGGATCTACTGGCATGATGAATGGAAATGGTGGAATGAGTTCTATGTTACCATTTATGATGATGGGTGGAAATATGGGTGACATGTTTGACGGAATGTTCGACTTTGATATGAGTGGCAATGATGACGATGATACAGAAGTAGACGAAGAGGAGGAAGCATAATATGGGATGCGGTTCATGGACAAGAGATAGTTATGTAAGTTATTCAACAACAAAGGGTATGAGTGTTTCAACGGATGGTATGATTAGCGGTTCTTATTCTAATCAAGATATGTTTAAGGCGAGAAATATTGATTCTGCACTTGATCCTAAGAATGTTATTAGAGAGTGTTGCGATACAGAGGAACATCCAAACACAATTCCAGTTATTCTTGCACTTGATGTAACTGGTTCTATGGGACAGGCTGCCGTTGAAGTGGCAAAGAAGTTAAATGTAATTATGACTAAGTTATATGAAAAGGTTACAGATGTTGAGTTCCTTATCATGGGTATTGGTGATTTAGCTTGTGATAGCTGTCCAATCCAAGCTTCACAGTTTGAGTCAGATATTCGTATTGCTGAACAGCTTGATAAGATTTATTTTGAGTTTGGTGGTGGTGGAAACAGTTATGAATCCTACACAGCAGCATGGTATTTCGGTTCTCGTCACACAAAGCTTGATTGTTTAAACCGTGGAAGAAAAGGAATTATTATTACAATGGGTGATGAGCAGTTAAATCCATATCTTCCATTAAAAGGTTATAGAAGTGGCTTAATTGAAGCAACAGGTGATAATCTTCAGGCAGATGTGGAGACAAAAGATTTATATAGTGAAGCTTCTCAGAAGTTTAACATCTATCATTTAGATGTTGCTCATCGTCATAGATGGGATGAGGATGAGATTGAAAAGTCTTATAAGAAGTATCTTGATGATACTCATTTTAGAAGAGTAAATATGGACAGTATTACAAATGAGATTGTAGATATTATTGTTAGTGAAGCAGAGAATAATGTTACAGATACAGTTACTACACCTTCTAACTCAGAAGGAATTACTTGGTAGGATAGGAGATTTAAGAGATGAAAGACATTAAGATTGTGATAGGTGCTAATTTTGGAGATTGTGGAAAAGGATTAATGACAGATTATTTCTCACAGAAACCTAATAGTATTGTTGTTTGTTCAAATGGTGGTGCTCAAAGAGGACATACCGTAACAACGCCTGATGGAATCAGACATGTCTTTCATCATTTTGGATCTGGAACATTCAATCATGCAAGTACATATTTATCTGAGGATTTTATTGTTAATCCAATTATTTTTAAGCAGGAATATGATGAATTGATGAAATTAGGATATATTCCGAATGTTTATATTAATCAAAACTGTATGTTGACTACACCTTTTGATATGATGGCAAATCAGATTATAGAAGAAAATCGTGGGAAAAATAAACATGGTAGTTGTGGCTTGGGAATTTTTGAAACTATCAAAAGATATAAAGCTGGCATAACTGATGTAGATAGTCATATCAGGGAATATTACTTAGAACAATTTGAAAGAGAGAATATTGTATTAACAGATGAATGGTCAAGAATATTCTTTGATAATGGTATATTTGAACACTTTTTAGATGATTGGGATTTTATGAATAATCACTCATTGGCTATATCAGATAATTATTTCTTAAATCAGTTTGATAATATTGTATTTGAAGCTGCACAAGGTTTATTGCTTGATCAGAACAACATAGAATATTTTCCACATCTAACACCGTCTAATACAGGTATTAAAAATCCCAAGAGAATAATTGAAAATGTTGAATGGAATAATGAGATAAATATTGAAACTTGTTATGTATCTCGTACTTATTTAACAAGACATGGTGCTGGTAAATTCCCATCTGAATGTAATAAGAGATTTATCAATGAGTATATGTTTGATAAAACAAATGTACCAAATCCATTCCAGGATACATTGAGATATGGAACACTTGATTTAGGAGAATTATATAGTAGATGCTCAAAAGATATAGAAAACTTTGGAGATAAAAAATCAATCGCCATTACACATTGTAACGAATATGATTGGGACAATGATAAGTTAATTGAGTTATTCAAGGATTGGAACATTTATTACTCAGATGGCGAAACACATAATGATGTGAACTGAGAACAGGAAAGATTCGTTTCTTTTGAAAATGTGAGGTGAAATAATGGAGAAATTTTATATTGTAACAAATGAGAAATTCCTAAAAGAGATTAATGATTATAGAAAACATGGCGAAGAGAGAAGAATAGTAACAAATAATTTTTTCAAGGATAAAGGTATTGCTGGGAATGAATATTATATCGGTGGAGATGGATTTGTAAATCGTCCATTTAAAGAATATGAGAAGCATAATATTAGATTATATATTACCGATTGCAATGAAAATAATCAGAAATTTGGTAAAGAGTTACTGAAACCAAATAAATTATTCAGCGATTCTGATACGTTAATGAGAAAATTCAGAGCTAACAGTAAGACTTTAAAAGAGTTTCAGGACTTATGTATTAAAAATAATATTGTTATTAACAACCATCCGATTCGAGAAGGAGACTATTTCAAAGAATTGCATTTAGGTGGGTATTCAGTTTCAAGATTTGAGTATAAGAATAAGTTATATTTGAATATTTCTACAACCAAATATGAAACTATTACACCAAATGATGATGCAGGTTTTACAGAAATTAAAGGTAGTGAATTTTATAAAGCACTTGAAGAATTTGAATCAAAGAAAGAGTAAATATCGGTTTCCTTGGGAGGTAAAATAATGGAGATTTTAGGAAATAAATTAAAAAGATTTTTTGACATTGTAGATAATCCACCAAATGATGCTGAAATTACATATGCTGGAAATAGATATGAGGTATGGGAAATATCTGGAAACCTATTTAATAAGATGTGTGATATGTCAGAAGATGAATTTGTTAAATTAGCAGGCGAAGATGCATGGTGGAGACAGTGTGATGGTAGTGTACTTGGAGTACCTGATACAAAATTCATTATTAGTGGTGAAGAAATGGTAGGTTGGAATACAAGAGGAGAATATGAAAATTTTCAGTATGCTAAATTGACTGATTATCTGTGCTATGGAATTGGAGCATCGCAACCTAAAAATGTATGTGCTTGTTGTGTGGATCTTGCAAAATACAATGATATGACAATGGCAGAATTATTTGAAAAGTATGGAGAATAACCTATTAGGGAGGTGCATGACATATCGAAAAATATCTAAGTATCAAAGATGCGTCAAATTACTTAGTTGAAGAAATGAAGAAGCATGACGAGTCTTATGGTGGTGAAGTAAAAGATGTTGAGCTTGACAAAGAGCAAGCAGATAAACAGACATTAGGATGGATAAAATTGGCTTTATCTAATTCTGGTTATCCAAGTAGAGAATGTAAAGAAAGATTAAAAAGAATATATGAAGGAGTTAAACACGATGGAGAATAACAAAGTAAGACAGTTTATAGATTTACTTGTCAATGAGGAAGTGACAATCGAAAATGCAGTTAAGACATCGGGTGTTGGCAATATGAAATTAGTTGATGTTTTAAAGTCTATTTCAGAGATGGAGTTTGAAAGTATTAAAGCCTTTTCAAGTGCTGTTTCTGGTATCA